GACTTAAAAAAGAACTACAAAATTTAGTAGAAGATTTACCTGAGATAAAAGAAGATAAAGCAAACCATTTTATTTATGGTTTGCTTATTTATTTTATAATAACTTTGTTCTTCGGAGATTTAATCGGAATGATTATTTGCTTTCTTTCGGCAATTCTAAAGGAAGTATATGACCATTACAGCCCAAATCACCGTTTCGATTGGTGGGATTTCATTTGGACTGTAATGGGTGGTTTAGTTGGATTATTAATCCATTTATCTTAGGACTTAGATAAGTATCTATCTACAAGGTGAATTAACAAACCTAAGATGAATGAGAAACCTAAACCAGATAATACTAATACTGGACTATCTTTAATAGCTCCTAATACACAAGCTGTTAAGAATGGTATAAAAATAACAAATCCAATAATAACAGCTGTCAATTTAGTATGAACTCTTTCGTTCCAAACTAAACGAGAAATTGCGTCTTGCATATCTTTACCATAAGCTGGTACAGTATGTCTTGTTCCATCTACTTCTTCAATCTCAACATTATATCTAAAGTAACCTGGGTTATCTTTTGATTCTCTCACCAACTCAGCTGAAATAGCTTTTCTTCTTGCTTTCATAATTTATATTTAATTTTAGTTATATATCTAATTTGAGATACAAAATTAGTAATAATTTTTAGTTATACAAACAATATTGATAATTTTTTATATCATGTGTATGGATAAGTCGTATATAAAAGATTTAGTTCAGAAAATACTGAATAAAGAGTTTTCAAATACAAATAAAAGAAGAGTTGTCGATTATCATGATCGATTAAACTTTGCTTGTCCGTATTGTGGTGACTCCAAGAATCAATATAAAAAAAGAGGTAATCTTTACTTTAATAGATTAATTTTTATTTGTTTTAACTGTGATAAGAAAGCTTCATTTGATAAAATGTGTAAACATTTTAATGAACAAGTTGATCCTGATAAAAAATTAGAAATGATTGAACACTTAAATAGTGTTATGACTTATTCTGATTATGAGTCAAATGTATCAGATGCTAAGTTTGAAAACTTAATAAACTTAGAAGATTTGGAAAAAGTATTTTCAATGGATCTAACACCTATATCAGATTTTAAACCTATACAGGTTAATAGTGGTGTTTATAAATACTTAGTTGGTCGTGGAATTGATCCATACTATCATAAAAACATTTATCAAGCCAAATGGTGGAAAAATGATGATGAAAGTGAGTGGATAATTGTTATGTTAAATCGAAGAGATGATAAGGTTCTTGGTATTCAATTAAGAAACTTAAAATCTGGTAAACGTAGGATGTTTAAAATTTTTAACTATGAAAATTTACTTGAGTGGGTTAATTTAATAAAAGAAGAACCTATTGAAATTGATATAAATGAGATGGTTATTTATAATAAGTTGTCTTATTATTTTAATATATTGAATATTGATTTTACTGAGAAAGTAACAGTATTTGAGGGATATTTAGATTCTCTATTCTATCCTAATTCTATTGGTTTGGTAGGTGTTAATACTGATTATAAATTAATTGAAAGTAGTGGAATGGAACTGCAATACTTTTTTGATAATGATGAGGCTGGATTTATAAAATCTGAACAAAAGATAAAAGATGGATTTCCGGTATTTCTTTGGAAAAAACTATTTGAAGATATTGTAGATAAAAAGAAATCTGATGACCCTTATAAGTTATTACATAGAATATCCAAAGTTAAAGATATTAATAAATTAGCTGAACTTGTTCCAAATCCATATAAAAAATTAGAGCTATTTAACTTTTTTAGTCACGATGAATTAGATATCAAATGGATACCTAAGAGAATTAAAAAGTTAAAATCTGAAGATGTTGATTATAATAAAAAATTCAATAACATAAAATATTTATGATTTTTCCATTTTATATATAAAAATAAAAACTAAATGGAAAAAAACAAAAAAATGTTCTTTGGTTGGAGTAATTTCAAATGGATTTTAACCGAATTATTGAACATCTATTCAACTAAAAACTCTTACTTTTCTAAGAAAAGAATTGAATCTGGTATAGCATTCATCATTGCTCAATGGGGAATGATATTCTTCCTTTTACAGAAATATGATAAATTAACTATGGGTGAGTTTATCTTATGGGCAGCTGCTGAGTTTGCAGTTTCTGGATATATCATAAATAAGATACAAAAAGAGAAAACATCTGTTAATGATCAAATTACGGATAGTGTAACTCAGTCAAATCCTGATAGTGAGGAAAGTAATTAATAAAAAAAACCACTCTTTTGAGTGGTTTTTTTTATTTAGAATTTATATCTAGTTTTTCTATATGATTTAGATTCTCTAAGTCCTGTTTTTTCAACATCAACTTTTTCACCTGCTAAAGCTTCAGCTTCTGGATCTTTACCAGTTTGTGTTTCAAACTCCATTTGATCTTTATCTGGGTCAAAAGGTGGTCTATTTACTTCATCTTCAACTTCATCATCAAAATGCTCATCTTCCATATCCTCTGATTGGAAATTTTCATATTGACCTTGTACTTGAGCCTGTCCTTGTCCTTGAGCTCGTTGAGCCTGTGCTTGAAGTCTTTTTGATTGAGCTCCTTGAGCCTCAGCTTGAGCTTCAGGATTTTCTAAATACTCAATTACATCTTCTGCTGATGAAGTAGGAACTAATTTATTTCCTTCTTTTTTAATTTTTCTAACACCATCAACTTCAAATTGATTTGTTTCAGAAGGTAATGTAATTTCATGTCCTTTATATTTAAGAATATTACCCATTAATTGAGAACCTTCTAAAGTATCGTGTAAATACTCTAAATTATCTTCAACACCTTCTTCGCCACTTGCTAATGGATCTGGATTTACAGAAGGAGCATCTCTTCTCCATCTTTCTCTTCTCGGATCTGGTGTTGTTGTTGGAGCTGGAGCTGGTTGAACTTCTGGTTTAACTTCTGGTTTAACAGGAGCTTCTAATTCTTCAGCTTCATTTACTTTTTTAATAAATTGATTATATCTTTTAATCATATTCTTTTTTATTTTTTAGTATATATTAATTTTTTATTCTTGATTTTCGATTTCCGAAACAACATAATCTATAAAAGAATCTAACTCATATTCAATTCCTTCACAAAAATCAAAAACTTCGTAAGTTTTACCACTTGATGTTTGATGATAAAACTCAGGTGATGTTACTCCACTTTCATGAAAATAACTTATATAACCGTGTAGTTCACCTTTTAGTACTTTACCATTTGGTAATTTTAAATCTGGTACATATAAAATTCCATGATATTGCCATTCTTCACCTAAATCATCACAAGAATCAAATTCAAATCTAAAAAAGCCTGCATCATCAACAAATACTGTTTCACTTTCTTTCTTTGCTAACTTTTTATGAACTTCTTCTTGATTGCCTAATTTATGTGCATCTAAAAACTCTTTCTCAAGTGTAGTTAAAGAATTAATACCATACTTTGAAATTTTATCAAGTAAGTCATCAACTCTTTGTTGAGTTGTATATCCCTCATATCTCATTAAGTGTTTCATAATTTTCATTATGTTATATATTAAAAGTTGATATACTTTTTATGCTAAACCCTTTAAATTCCAAGCTAATGGTTCATAATTGGACTTAAAAATTTTATCTTTTATAACTTTATAAGTTTCCATAACATAACCATTTGTATGGTATATACATATTGTATTTTTATCAATTGAATTTGGATCAAAGTCATTATTTACATCATCTAATAGTTTATTTAATTTCTGGTCTCTTTTCCATTTTTTTACTTCGTCATCCCAAGAATAAATAAAGAATATTAAAAAATCTCCAGAGGTATCTTTATGATCTCTAATCATATTAAAATCTATTCCATCATAAAAAAAGATATTATAATTATTATACTCTATTTTATCAATCAAGGTCATCGAATATATCATCAATTTTTTTATCTCTTGTGATTTTTATCATCTCTCCTTCAAAAAGTTCGTCTTTTTCTACTTTATTCTTAAACTGTTCAAAAGCTGATTGACTAATCTTTTTAAGAGCATAAGAACCTTTATTTAATTTACCATTTTTCAATTGTTCATCTAACCAAGATAAATACAATGGATATTTTACATCATTTTTCATAATTTTATATATCCGTTTTTTATATATACATTATGAAAATTTTTAAATATGGACAATTTGTAAATGAGGCCGATCTTTTTACCGGGAGTGGTATAGAAGGATATGATTCTAATAAAATTGGAATAGCAGCTAAAACTCAATTTTGTAGAAATGTTGCTAACCTAAAGTCATGGATTTATAAAAATGACGGTCTTGGATTCCAAAGTGCTGTTGAGGAAATATTATCTTCTATGTCTGAAGTTATTGATTTTAATAAAGATCCTAAGTATCAAATACCACTTAAATACCTGAAGGATACCGGTAGATTTGATAATAAAAGTGATTTTAAATTCATTGATAAATTACCAGACGGTACTTACTATGCTAAATCAATAAGTAACTTTAATCAAGTTTTAGATTCCAATGGTAATTATGATCCTGTTAATAAGTTAAATACTAACTACTCTGATTTAGCGGAGTTAATTTTTGATATTATCTCTAAAGAGGATACTTCGATTATATCGAAATCTCTTAAACTTGATGATAAATCTCTTAAAGTTGAGTTGTCTAATTTTTTTAGTGGGAAAAATTTAGTTGAACTAATTAATAAAAACGTAAGTGATATAAGATATTATGTGTCAAATAATAGAAGAATGTCATCAATAGGTGATAATGTGGAAGTTTTTGTTAAAAACAAATTTGAATCTATTGAAAAGAATGGTGAGAAGGTTTATAAGTGTGTATATCAAGGTGGTGATGGAGATCCAGTTGACATGGTTTATGGAGTTGATTTAATAATCGAGAAGTTAAGTTCCGATGAATTTAAATTAGTGCAGGTTAAATCTAGTCCGATGGTGGCTAAGTCATCATCAACAGAGTGGAGGTATTCTAATATTGATTTATTTTGTTCTAAAATTGGTGATAAAGTTATTATATACACAAAAAAGGATCAAGAAGGTAAAACATTTTAATAAAAAAAACCACTCATCAAGAGTGGTTTTTTTTATGGATATATTTTCCGGTTTTTTATTTTAATATATAAATAAAAAATATTATTATGAAAAAATGTACAAAATGTAAAAAAGAAAAAGAAATATCAGATTTTCATAAACATAAAAAAACAAAGGATGGTCTATGTTGTAGATGTAAAGAATGTTCTTTAGAAGATAAGAGAGAATATTATAAAAATAATAAAGATAAGGTAAAGGATGGTGTTAAAAAATATAGAGAAGAAAATATTGATAAAGTAAAAGAACGTGTTAAAAATCATTACGAAAAAAATAGAGATTCTTTATTGGAATATAAGAAAAAATACCACATTGATAATGATGAAAGAAGAAGAGATTTAAATTATAAGTGGCGAGAGAAAAATAAAGATAAGATTAGAGAATATGCTAAAGATTATATTTCAGAAAAGAGGAAGAATGATATACTTTTTAAGATAAAAGATAGTATATCTGGTTTAATACGTAGTTCGATTGTGAGTAAGGGATATAAAAAGTTGTATAGAACTGAATCTATATTAGGTTGTACAATAGATGAATTTAAAGATTATATACAAAGTAAATTCTTAGATGGTATGACCTGGGAAAATCATGGTGAGTGGCATTTGGATCATAAAACTCCGGTTTCATGGGCTATAAGTGAATCTGAAGTATATGAGTTAAACCATTATAAAAATTTTCAGCCTCTTTGGAAGACTGAAAATTTAATTAAGGGTAATAGATGGTCTGATTAGTATTTCATACCAAATCCTGAAAATATGTCTAATACAACTGATAATCTTTCTGTAATCTCTGGCATTCCTAATGGTTCAATAATTGAGTTTATAGGTGATAGAATTGCTTTATAAAATTGAGTTGTATAATCGACTTGCGGAGCGAACTCGATTGGATAAGAACCTCTAATATAAGCAAAGATATCACCGTTTGATTTATTCTTACAATAGTAATACTTAATCTTAGTACCTGACTTAATCATCTCATACTTATCAGCAAATTGCTTATTAGTGTGTAATAAGTAGTTGTAAAGAGCTGATGCTTTAACAGCAAAGTGAGCTCCTGTTACAAACTCTAATGGTAAAGCTTTATCATTAATAACTTTAGTATCATAGTTAGAACAAGAAGATTGCATTGCAATATCATCAATATCAGCTAACTCAAACTCTTTTCTTAAATCTTTAACTAATTTTAATAACTCTTTTATGTTAAATGTATTTGAGTTTTCAAATAAGTATTTAACGATGTTGATAATTTTCTCTCTTGCAAAAAGAGGTGTTGATGATCTAACTAACTCAACTCCTTTAGGGAATAAGTAAGTTAATCTATCATAAGGAATACCATCTTCAAATACAACGTGTTGAATATATTTCTTTTTAGCGATTGATATAATTGATTCTGAAACTCGTTCTAACTCAAAGTCTTCTTTATTTTCAACTCCAAAAGATCCGGCGTATTCTTCTAAACAAGTCTTGAAATAATCAGCATATCTAAAATGATCAATACCATGTATATAATCCAATTCGTTAGACCAATTCCAAATGGGTTCACAAGTAAGAGATCCAAAATTTATTAGTTTATTCAAATCTCTATTTTTAGCAAAATGTCCGTCAATGATTATCATTTCATAATCGGTTGATAATAAATTTTCAAAGTCATTATACTTATCTACATATCCTAAACAATTAGGGTTATTAAAATTGACATCTTCTTTAGATAATACAATAAACTTTTTGTCAATACTTTCAAGATTACTTTTATTAATAAAGATATTTTTCCATTCAGAGTGTTCAATTGCTGGTAAGAAAGAAACAAATAATGAGTCAGTATCTGCATAAATACTTACCGGTTCTGAATTAGGTATTTGAGTTACATTTCTAATTCCTAATTTATTATGTAGTTCAAAGTCTAAGTGCCATTGATTATACCAATAGTCTTCATTAACTCTATCCATTGTCTTTGTTAAATCTCTACCTTGTGCAGTGATGGTACCAGCCACATGATTGTTAAACAAGATAAAGTATGGTGTTGCGAATGCTCCGTAAGATCCATTCAAAACTAATTTTAGTCATCACCCCCTCAAAATAAATTTGAGGGGGTTAAAAAAGAGCGAGTTGAAGTGCGTTGTAGTAGTCTACCTCTTTCTTCAACTCGCTCGCTTTATTTTTTAATGACTCTAGTTCTTTAATTTTTTCTTCCCTAGTCATATTTTTTAATTTTTTTTCAATTTAGTCCTAATGGGGACTTATAGTTTTTATATATAATAAAAATTTATATAGTTTATATGATTAAAGAAGACAAAGTTTTAGTTAAAATAAATATTAGAAATAAATCTCACTATTCTGAGTTGGGATATTTAATTGATAATGAAATAATTGTTGATGTTGAACATTTACCAAGTGGATCTAAAACCAAAGTAACTGCTATATGTGATATATGTAAATCCGAAAGTTCAATATCATATTCAAAATATCTAATAAATATGAATAGGAATAACAAAGGATATTATTCTTGCTTTAATTGTAAAAATCATGTTAAAGAAAAGACATGTTTAGAGAAGTATGGTGTTAGATCATATTCGATGACAAGTGAATTTAAATCAACTGAAAGTGAAAAATGGAAAGGTATTAAAAAGGGATCCGAAAAAGGTAAAAAGACTATGATGGAAAGATATGGTGTTGATTCCTATTTTAAGACTGATATAATGCGTATTAAAAATCGAGAGTGGATGTCATCAGATGAATTTCGTAATAAGTCAAAGGAGACTTTAATTAGTAGATATGGAGTGGACTCTTATTCAAAAACAGATGAGTTTAAAAGATTATTATTTGATAATAAAGATATTATCTTAGATAAGATTAAGAGTACTTTTAAAGAAAAATATGGAAATGAATATTTATCAAAGACTGATTATTGGAAGTCAATATTTAATAATAAAAAGAGTGAGATGGTCGATAAAACAAAAAATACTTGTTTAGAGAAGTATGGTGTTGATAATGTCAGTAAGGTTGAGTCTATTAAAAGTAAAGTTAAATTAACTAAGGAATTAAATGGACTTATTATACCAGAAAGTGAATTAAGTGATTGGGTTACTTATAAAAAAGTAGTTAGAAACACAACAAAATTAAATAAAAAGTTTTTATACGAAAATTGGGATGGTTTTGACTACTATGATAATGAGTTTATAAAAGGATATGCTTCATATACACATACGCATAGATTTTACCCTACAATAGATCATAAAATTTCTGTTTATTATGGATATGTTAATAAAATAGATCCAATTACAATTGGATCTATTGATAATCTTTGTATTACGAAAAGATTTATTAATTCTATAAAAAATTCTTTAATTGAAGAAGAATTTATCTCAAAGTATCAACTATAACTGTTGGAGTTTTAGTTGTACTTGTATCTAATTTTTCTTTTGTTTTTGGTTTAAAGAACTTAACTTCTTTTTTTGGTTGAACAATAATAACTGGTTTTGTTAAACTATCATTCTCCTCTTTTAATTCTTTTATTCTACAAGTGTTATCACTAATTTCTTGTAAATTAGAAAGGTTTTCATCTTCTAAACCATTAATAGTTTCTCTTTGATAATTTAAAAAATAAAGTAAAACACCAATAACAATTATTAGTATTGTTATTACTCTATTCTTTTTATCAATAGCCGCATTTTTATTATAATATGGTCTTCGTTGGTATCTATTATTCATCTTCATTAAAATATTGTTTGTAATAAATATTAAACATCATCATCAGACCAGTCTTGTTCGAATGAAAGCATTAAGTTTGATTCCTCGTCTTTTATTAGCATAAATGTTTCAAATATGTGAAATGTTATTTCTTCTTTACTATCATTTATACAAGAAAGGAATTTTTTATTTAAGATAAAACTAGCATTTCTATCTTCAATTTCATCAATTTCTAGTTCCCAAGCTGATGTCTCAGTCATTTTAACTAAACCTTTAACTACGTTTATATTTAATAGTTTAGTACCGTTAATAGAAGATAACTTTTTAATATCTAAATAATCATTTCTTTTTATTGAGAAACTCCATTTTTTGTTTTTAAGATCTAAACCTTTAGATAAAGATGTTTTATTCATATCTCTAATCTCATAATGTTCACCAGCGATCAAATTAATCTTTAGTTTACCACCAACTAATTGAATAGCTCTTGCATCCATAACAGTATCATCATCATGATTTTGTTTATATGAGATTTCAAATGTAATTTTCTCATTACTTTGTAGAAACTCTAAGTTTTTAACAAACTTTTTACCTTCTAAAATAACGATATCAAATGTATTTTCTAATTCATCTTTCATTTCAAATAAATCAGATGTTTTAAACATATAGTTTTTGAATGCTAAAACAGCAGCTTTACCTAAAACAGAATAGATTAAGATATCATCATTATCAATTTTTAGTTTTATTGTAGGTGATATTTTAGTTAGGTCTTCTAGTTTCTTCAAGAAGTCACCAAACTTTTCTGTTTTTACTTTAAATTTTATTTTATCCATTTTACAGATTTAATTTCTACATGATATATTATCAAAAATGAGTTTTGTTTATTAATATATAAATCATGATTAAAAAGTGGTTAGAATTTATTAATGAGGAATTTATAGACAATTCTGAAAGCTTAGTTGATGTTAAAATGCAAGAGTTATATGATTTAATTCAAAGTATTTCTGATGAGAGTGGACAGAATTTAATTTATGAATGGGAAAATAAAAATGATCATCAATTGGTTGTAAATTTTAAAAAAGATGATTTACAATTAAGATGGGAGTTTGATATTGATGATCTACAAATAAAAAAGTTCGCTGGTGATAGTTTAGACTTCGAAAGTGAAGTTGAATCGGTTGACGAAGGTCTTGATATGATTGAGAAAGATATACAAATGATACTAAATATATCTGAACGTGTTAAGGCTCAGAGATATAAAGGTCGTAAAATACCGGGTAAATACTTAACTAAAAATCCAGGTAAGATGAAAAAAGAGATTGATACTTTTAGAGGTAAAAAAGAATATAAAAAAGATTGGGATGCTGACTATACATCTGGTAAAGGTGGAGTTGGAAAAAGAGTAAAAACTAAAAAGTCGGCTGCTACAAAAGCCTACCAAAGAATGTTTGGTGATAAATAAAAAATAAAAAATAAAGATTATGAAATACTTAAAATTATTTGAAAACTTTGATGAGTCACAAAATGACGAATATTATGATGATGATGCTAGAACAACTGATGAAGTTGCTGAGAAATGGTATAAATTATTAGATAATGATTTCTTTCATGAGTTCTTAGAAGCTTATCCTACAAATGATGAGTTTATTGATAGATTAAACAATTATAAAAATATGATGGATGAGTCAGAAGCTGAAATCTACATGTTAGAAACTGAGTTTCCTAATTCTTTTCCAGGTGAAGACGATTGGAATGAGTTCTGTGATGAATTATGTAACGCTGGTTGGTAATTAAAAAATAAAATAAAGATTAATGAAATATTTAAAATTATTTGAAAACTTTGAATCTGAAGAAGAATTTAGTGATAGAAAAACTATGTTTGGTACTCGAATCAATCCTGAAGGAGATGAGTATTTTGACGATGAAGAAGAATATGATCCTTATTCTTATGAAGGATGTGGATGTTGTCCAGTGTGTACCGGTGAAAAAGACTGTGAGTGTGGATGTCCTGAGTGTAATTATCCAGACGAGTTAGAGGAATTAGAAGAATCTAAAAAATCAGGAGTTACTGCTTCTTTGAAAAAGAAATCAAAAGCCTCTGGAATACCAATGGGTATTTTAAGAAAAGTTTTTGCTAAAGGAATGCAAGCTTGGAATGCTGGTCATAGACCAGGTGTTGCTCAACATCAATGGGGAATGGGTAGAGTAAACTCATTTATTACGGGTGCTGGTGGTGCTCGTAAAGCCGATGCTGCGTTATGGGCTAAAGCAAAGGCGGCTAAAGCTAGAAAAAAGAAAAGAAAATAATGAAGAAGTTAAGTTATTTAAAAGAATTTAAAAACTTTAATCCACATCCAGAAGATAAATTTCCTTATCTAGATGATGTTAAATCTAATAATGATGAATTGGATAGAGAGGAAATGGAAGAGCCACTAGAAGTTATATCTGGTTTTGAAGATGATGATTTGGAAGAAATGGATGATACTGAATTGGAAAGAATGTATGCTGCTCTTGAAAAGGATGTAGAAAAAAGAAATAAATAAAAAAACCTCTCAAATGAGAGGTTTTTCTTTTAATTAAGCATTGTATTTAAAATTATGATTTTCTTCAATGTTTAATAAAGTATGATAAATCAACTTAATAACATTTTTAACATCATCTTTGTGACAAGTTTCAACCGTTGTGTGCATGTATTTCAATGGCATTGAAATCAATACTGATGGTACACCACCATTTGAGAATGCGAAAGCATCTGTATCGGTACCAGTTGATCTTGAAGAAGCCGCTAATTGGAAAGGAATTTCTTTTTTAGTTGCTACATCCAATACTAACTTTCTTAATTTGTTATGTACAGCTGGGGCTCTTGTAATAACACCACCTTTACCAGCTACATTTTCACCTTCTTTAGATGCGTTGTAACAAGGTGCTGATGTTTCGTGACAAACATCGGTGATGATTGCTACGTTTGGTTTAATAGTTTCTGTAATCATAGAAGCTCCACATAAACCAACTTCTTCTTGAACAGAGTTCACGATATAAAGTTTGAATGGTAATTCTTTACCCTTCTCTTTTAATCTACGAGCAACTTCAGCAATCATAAACCCACCAATACGGTTGTCTAATGCTCTACCTGTATAGTAGTCTTTTCCTAACTTCATAAACCCATCAGTGAATGTTGCTACTGTACCAATATTAATACCCATATCTAAAACATCTTGTTTAGAAGATGCACCAACATCGATGAAGATAGAATCTAAATCTACTTCTTTTTTACGATAAGAAATATGAATTGCTGGGTGTCCAAAAATACCTTCAACTGGACCATTATCACCCCATAGGGTAACTCTCATTGATGGTGCTATTTGAGAATCTGAACCACCATTTCTGATTACTTTGATGTAACCTTTAGAATCAATGTGTTTAACAAACCAACTGATTTCGTCGCAATGGCTTTCAATTACAACTTTGAAATCAGAATCCAAATTACCAGTAATACCATAAGCAGTTCCGTAGTTATCAATCTCTACTTTATCAACATATTTTGAGATATACTCCATCCATAATTTTTGTGTAGTTTTTTCACAACCATCGAGTTCATACTCAAAGCCAACAGGACCATTTGAATTTAGATAATCTTTTAAAAAATCTTCGTTTATTTTCATGTTTATATTTTAATTTATTTAACAAATATATACAAAAATGTTTAAAAATATACAAAAAGAGTAAAAATATTTTAATATATACATTATGAAAGCTAAAGAAATAATGGAGAAATATAAAATTACTAGAAATACATTGAGTAATTGGGTTAAAAGAGGATGGATAGAAGTTGAGATTTTACCATCCGGTAGATATATCTATCATGAGGTAAAAATTATTAAAAATAATGAGTGTTAAATTCGATAATAATGATTTTATAAGAGAATCTATAAAAATACATGGTGATAAATATGACTATTCTTTAGTTAATTATACTAAATCATCTGAAAAGATTATTATTAATTGTATGATACATAGACCTTTTGAACAAAGAGCATCTAATCATCTCAGAGGGCGAGGTTGTTATTTTTGTAAAAAATCTAAAAAATATGATTCTGATAAATTTATAGAACTATCTAAGAAAGTACATGGTGATAAATATTTATACAAAAATACAATATATACTGGATCTCATAAAAATGTTGTAATAACTTGTAGAATACACGGTGATTTTAACCAATCACCAACTAATCATCTAAGTGGTAAAGGTTGTTCTTTTTGTGCCACTGAAAAAAATAGATTAAGTCAAGACTATTTTATCGAAAGATGTAATTTGGTGCATAACTATAAATATGATTATAGTTTGGTTCGGTATAAAAATTTAAGGTCAAAAATATTAATAATTTGCAAACATCATGATTCATTTGAACAAAGAGCTAAAAATCATTTATTTGGTCAAGGTTGTCCGGAATGTGGTGATAATTTTGGTGTAAAGGAAAATAAATGGTTAGATTCTCTAAATATATCAGAGAGACAAGTTAGAATAGGTGAGTATATAGTTGATGGATATGATCCTGAAACTAAAACTGTTTATGAATTCAATGGTGATTTTTGGCATGGCAATCCAGATGTTTTTAAACAAAATGATTATAATAATGTTTTGAAAAAGACATTTGGTGAATTATATAAAAAAACATTAAATAAAGAAAATAATCTAGTTAAGATGGGTTTTAATATTATCTCTATTTGGGAAAATGATTTTAATAAACTATTTTTGTGAAAAAAATATATAATCAGTATGAAATTTCGATTAAAAAAAGATTGGTTTATCAATGATTTTTTAGACAAAGTTAAAATCTATGATAAAGGTCACATCTTCACACCAGATGAGTCGGGTAATTATCATATAACTGGGGTTAATGGATCAGATCATTTTATGACTTTTGATAATATGTTAAACTTAAAATCTGATGATGAATTGTTATTCGAGCCGGTTAACGATCAAGAGTTGAATTTAGTTGTTGAGGAAATGCCTATTAATGTTGATGATGAGGTAAAGAAGTGGAGAATCCAATTAGATGTTAATACATCATTAAATAAATTAAAAGAAATTAAAAAATTTTTAGAAGAAAATATACCTGACTTATTATGAGAATAAACGAAGCAAATGTAACCTATTCATCAATCGTTAAAATTGGTGAAGATGTCCAAAAGTTAGAAAACGAATCTGGACTTAAATATCTAAAACTCCACAGAGGTGTGATGGATGTTACAAACATAGATATTGAATCTGTTAATTTAAATCTAAACCTAAATAATCCAAAATTACAACAATACTCTGGTAATGATGGTTATCCTGATTTAATTCAAAAAGTAAAGTCTAAATTTAATTTAGATAAACATGAGGTTATTATAACACCTGGTGGAATGGCAGCTCTTGATTTGATTATAAATTCATTAGCTGAAGAAAATGTTTATATACCAAATTTTCATTGGGGATCTTGGAACAAGATATTAAAAACACATAATAAAAATATATTAACTTTTGATGATTTTGATTTAGACAAATTTAATCAGACTAATGGTATTGTTATGTTGTGCTATCCTTCAAATCCAACTGGTTATACACCAGACTTAGATACAATTAAAAGATTTTTAAATTGGTCAAAATCTCAAAATGTTACTGTTATTTTAGATTTACCTTATTATTACTTATTTAATAATCCAAATAATGGATTATCCGATTCGTTACATGATAATATTGTTGTTGTTAGTTCATTTTCAAAATCTGTTGGATTATCAGGTTATAGAGTTGGTTATTTAGCAACTAAAAATGAGAATTTGTATAAAACTTTAAAAATAAAAGCTTTATATAAATGGAATTCAACATCTGTTTTACCTCAGTATATTATTTCTAAGTTATTAGATAATGATAAAATCATAAATGAGTATCAAGAAATTACTAAAGATAATATTAAGAAAAATATTGATTATTTAGTAGGTCATAATCTTTTATTTGATGATTATACTAAATGTCCTATTGGTCCATTCGCGGTTATTAATTTAGCATATGAAAGATTATTAAGAAATAGAATTTCAAGTGTTCCTCTTAATAACTTCTCTTTGATAAAAAATCGAGTTTATGATAATTGTAGTAGAATATCTGTTGCTGTAGATCATAAAATATTCAAAGAATATTTTGATAAAATGTTATTAAATGAAAAAACCACTATTTAAAATAGTGGTTTTTTTTATCTACCTAAATAATTTAATAATTCAGTCATATTTTTTATTGTAAATCCAAAAGCTTCTAAGTTTTTAACTGTATCTCGTAGAAAGGTTATATAACTTTCAATTAATTCTAAACAACGATCATTTTCAGCTAAGTGAGCATCTATCAAGATGGCTTTTTCGCCCATATTTGTTTTGACACCAAAATTTGTTGCGTAAAAGATAAATTTATCTTGTCTTATTTTCTTTATTTTTGTAGTTTCTCTACTTCTCTTATTTAAAAAGTAGTTAATATTTTCATTTATCATTTGTTTAAATGATAATGAAATCGCTTGAGCATCTAATATTTCTTTAAAGTTAGTTGGATTTGAAATATCAATATTCAAAACTTTAAAAAGTGGTTCAACATTCTTATTCCATTCTGCTCTTTTTTCGTTAAAAAACTCTTCTAATTTATCGTTTGTTTCTCTTACTTTTTGAATTCTATCTAATTCTTCTTGGTTATAAAGATTCATCTCTATCATCTAATATTTTTTTCATTTTCCATTCTCTTATAATATCTTTTTTATAACAACTAGAAAATGTATCATCTATAATACTATCTATTTCAGAATTGAATTTATCTTTTAAATATTTATCTAAAATATCAACCCATTTATTTAAAAGTTCTATATCTTCCACAATATAGTTATTTCTTCTTTGTACTATAATACACTCATTTCTTAAATCAAAGTGAATTGTTAGTCCGTTATAACCACCAAAACCAAAAACTCCTTTCATTGAAGAAAAAGGACTTTGAGTATTTAAGTTATTTGTATCTTCTGGTTCTTGATCTGGGTGAAACTTGATGTAAAAGTTTTTATGTCCATATTTTTTATCAATTGTTATCTCAACTCGTTCATCATCTTTTCTTTCAAAGAGAAATTCTATCAAATCACTAATCTTTTCCATCTTTTAATAATTTATTTAATTTAAAATCTCTAACATATTCTCTAAGATCTAAATCGGTTGGTGTTTTAAACTCAATTGAATTGAGTATTATATTCATAGACTCAGATATTTTATCAATTTCTTCCATTATATCATATTTAAATGATTCTGTTGATTTTGATAGCTCGTAAAATTGAATATATCTTTCTAAAAGATACTCAATATATATTTTTATTTCTTCAGTTTTATCCATAAGTATTTTATATGGATGTTTGTCAAATGTTTTTTGTGATAATAAAAAAACCCTCATTTCGAGGGTTTTTATTATTTAATATCTGTTGATTCGATTAGTGTGTATGAGAACTTATTCCCATGTATTTTAGACGCTTTTTTACAGATAGACATAAATACGTCAAAATCTTTAACTCTCTTAAATACTTGACATCCTTCTGACCAATTTTCTACCCAAGTTGAGTCTAATCCTGATTTGTGAATATTTATTCCGAAAATTCCTTCATCTACAACCTTTTCTTCAAAAATAAGATCTTTATTAGCATCTCTCCAAACTTTAACATTTCCATTTCTTTGACATAATGCATCATATTTACCTTGGTGTTTTGCAATTGACCAAACACTTCTATATTGATTAGGAATAAGTCTAGCAACACCTTTTTTATTATGAAATTGTTGAACTCCTTTTTTACCTGGATCTGTTGTTGCATTCCAAATGAAAAATTTCCAAACTCCATTTTCTTTGTATGAAATTGTAAGAAAATCATCAAATACATTTGTTACTTTATCAGCTACTGAAGGTGCGTTGTTTCTAACACCAACTATATTCACATCAAATCCTTTGTTTGAACTATCTTCAAACCAAACATATCCTTTTGCTTTTACAGCTGCTTCTATTTGTTCTCTTGTGTACATATTTTAAATTATTTTTTACATTGGTGGTTCACCTTGTGTAGTCCAATCACCTCTAAAATTTTTAGCCGTTCTATCATGAACTGTGTGTGATGATTCTGGTCCACCTAATAATGGTTTTTCCTCAGCAGATTTTGGTGACTCATGTCCAGCTAAAAAATTGAAAACTTCTTCAACATCATCTTTGGAAGTTGCGATGTGATCTAAAGCCCAGTTATGTTCAGAAAGAATTGCGTCTAATTCTGTTTCATCCATTTCTAACATCTCATCAACCAATCTTTTGATTGTTTGAAGATTTCCAAAGAACATATAGTTATTAGTTTCTTTATGTTCTTTAAGACTTCTTAAAGTTTTAGCTAATTCTAATCTTCTTTTTTTAGTAGCATCCTTTTTACCAAGTTGTGTACCTGGTTTTTCTTTATCTTTATCCTTAGCTTTAAGCTTTTTCAATTCTGAATCAATTTCAGATTTAGTCAATTTATCATCTTCTCCTTTACCTAAAGATTTTTTTAAAGCTCCTGGATTTTTAATCGCATCTTTAATCCATTTTTTCTCTTCGTTGAATGAATCAAAACTCTTAATATTACCCATATTTTATTTTATTTTTTTTATATATTAATTTTGATATTTAAAAAAATGTATTATATTTGTAAAACATCTTCTAAAAACAAAGTTATGAACGTATATAAAATCAACACCGGTTTAACACAAGATCAAATTGATAAATTAAATGATTCTTTAGATAGTTCTGATATGACATTAATTGAAACTTTGGAAGACCAAGTTTTAAACGTGGATGTTGTAGAAAATGGTTTAGTTTCATCTTACATGATTTGTAGTGAAAGAGTTTTGGAGGCAGTTTGTTCTTTGTTTTATAAATATGAAGTGAAATTTAAAGTACAAGATATTACAAAGTTGTTTTTATATGGTCAAGTTAGTATTGAAGATGATGATTTTCAAAAATACTTAACAGAAAATTTAGATATCGATACTATCCTAGATAAAATTAATGAAGTTGGAATTAACTCTTTATCTTCTTTAGATAAAGAAATTTTATCAAAATAAAAAAGAGATACAATTTGTATCTCTTTTTTAATGTTTTTTCAGTTTCTAGCTTCCAGAACCAAATGTGTGTCCGCTCATCCCAGCAGAACCCCATTTAATTGAACTTTCTGGTCTATAAGCTAAATCAGCTGGAAATTTTCTTGAAGATAAACCAGGTAATCCTTTATATCCATCAGCTTTAGCATCAGCCCAAAATTTATCTAAAACTTCTGGTGTTGGTTTATTAACAGCGCCTTTTCTTGACCATGCTTTTAACATTTTATCTAACTCACCTTGAAGTTTAGCTTTTTTAGATTCTTCTCTTTCTCCTTTTGAAAGTCCAAAAATCTCTTCGTTCACTGAATAATTTTCAAATGTTTTTAAATGTTTCATTTTTATTATTAGTTTTTTTTTTATTATTTATATATTAATATAAAAAAATCATTTTTATAACTTTTTATCAAATAAATAAAGATCATAAATTGAATTTCCTTTTACGTTTTTAATACTTTTTAAAACTTGTCCTGTTATAGAGTCCATTACTTTAAAATTACCTAACTCTTCACCTTTATCAGTTTTAACTTTAACAGTGTTTCCTGGTTGACCCATAGCACCTAAAACAGCAATAAACTTATTCCCATAGATACTTTTTAGGAACGATAATCTAAGAGTTGATTGATCTTTTGTATTCTTGATATATTCATTTTCCATTGCTTTAGTTAAATCTAATTGAGTATCTGTATTCTTTACTATAATAGACGCAAAAGTTCTTTCTGGTGTACCCAAGCTCACTTCCTCTCTGTTTACAATTTTGTTTTGGTTAACAAGATTTTGTTGGTTTCTTCTAATTTCATTAAAGTCAGCTCTTGCTATAATACCACCTCTCATTCCTTTATCGTACATATTATAACCAGCTGGTGCTAATCTATAAAATGAACCTGTAAAAGTCATTGACAAAATTCTATCTGTTCTAAAAAGTCTCCAAATTTTATTTATATGTCTATTATTTGAAACAGACCATCCATTTAAATGCCATGCTCTTAATAATGTTTTTCCTTTTGACGAACGACCTAAAACCATTCCATATATAACTCTCTCATGGCCGGCGAAATGTGTATCTTCTTCACCTTTATAGTTTATTAAAAATATCATACCATATTTAATAGCTTTTATCATAACATCATCTGAGTATTTAATAGGCTCATTAATAGGTATATTAGCTATATCTTTAACATTCTTTAGTGAAAATCTAGGAATGAATTCATTATCCTCAATAAGATTGTAATTTTCCCTAACTACAAATTCTACTGGTTTCAAGTTGAAGAAGTCTCTAGTTTGTTTTAAATTCATAATATTTATATATTTTATTATCGGTGTTATTTATATACTTCATTAAATTTGTTATTCTGATTTTTTTTTCTTTTAATACGTGTAATAGATTTTTGTAAATTATACCGTCTATATTTATTTTTTTATTCAAAAGTTTTAAATATTCTCCAAAATTATCTTCTATCTTTTTTGTATATTCATTTATGTTAGTATGATTTTTATATCTATAAAGAAATCCACCTGTATGAAATCTATCTCCCATGCAAACTGAGTTTATCCTAGATAGTGTGGTTTTATTGTCAATTGCAGCATCTGTAACCGATTTATATTCTTTCATATTATTGTTATAATCTATTCTTATAACTGGGTATTCCTTCTTATCTCTTTTTCTCTTTTCAAAAGCATCTCCTTTATATAAAAAAATAAAATTACTTTTATGTAACTTTATTCTACCTGAACATATTTGACTAATTGTTTGTGGTTGTATATTATTTCTTTCACCAGCTTCACCAACTGATTTATATTCTTCAATATAATTACCATCTAAATCATATTTAACAACTGGTTTATATAATTTTTCTAAATAGTCTTCTTGATGTTTATAACCAATATATGTTTCACCACCAGGTGAATAATTTGTTAGAGGTCCTTCATTTTTACAAAGCCTACCTATTAATTTTATTAATTCCTTTTCTATTTTTAAAGACTCTTCATTACTTATATTATCTATTATTTTAAGTAATATAGGATCATGTCCAGATGTTCTAATACTTTTAATCTTATTTAATTTTATAGGGTTTCTATTTTCATTTTTAAGGTGTCTAAGTATTCTTGATTTTGTTCCCTTTCCTATGTAAAATGGCTCATGATCAAATTTATAATCATCATATTCATATTTTCCTGGTTTTCTTGGATCTAAATAAGCATATACATAATAAACATTCATAATGTATATATTAAATAATGATTTTATATTTTAATATATATAACAAAAAATAGCCTATAATTATGTCTATAAATAATAGAGAAGATGCTAATAAATATTATCAACAAATAAATGAGTTGATTGATGATTACATGGATAAGTGGAAGATAAGACCTTCTAACTTAAAAAGATATTTACAACCCGGTTCAGAAAGATTTACAAAATTTCTACACAGAAATAACTTAAAAGAAGTAAATGGTATTGATAGAGTTTTATCAGATGTTATTGAAGATCGAGTAAATATGGAATCAGATGGTGTTTTAACATTTGAAAGTTTCAAATATTTTGAATCTAATGAGTTTAAAACAGCTAGTTTAAAGGAATGCTTATACAAGGGTATTGAGAAGGCTGATATCAACTTAGAAAAGACTTTAGCTGATGTTTTTGATACAAATTTGGGTTCAATTGATGTTGTTGATTCTGATAAACATATTTTCAAAATAAATGATTGGAATAATAGTGATGTGAATGTTCTTATTTACTCAAAAGAAGATTTAGATATCATTAAAAATAATATGGTTGATTTCTTATTTGAAGAACTTAAAACTAAAAATATTTTATTAGGTGGACTTGTTGAACTTTCTTTGAGTAGTATTACTAGTGATGTTGGTTATATAAGATTTGAAATCGGTAAGCAATTAAAATTAGTAGAAGCTATTGATTTTCTATTAGAAATGGAACATTATGAATCATTTAATGGATATGAAATCTGGATTGAGAAAAAGGCAACTTTAGAAGATTATCAATAAAAACATGTAACATCATGATATATAATAACTATAATTTGGTTTTTTACTTGAATATATAAGAAAATTAATTAATTATTATGTTACTTAAATTAGGTTCAAATGGTGAAGATGTTAAAAAACTTCAAACAAAATTAGGTTTAAAACCTGATGGAGACTTTGGTAAAAATACCGAAACTGCTGTTAAGAAATGGCAAAAAGATAATGGTCTTAAAGATGATGGTGTTGTAGGTGATGTAACTTGGAGTAAATTATTTCCAACTACTCAAACTTCCACTGTTACTCATCCTGTATTAAAGTTAGAAAAATTAAAAGGTATTATTCCTGATAATGTAATTTCTCAGATACCAGATACTGCTGCTAGATTTAATATAACTACAAATTTAAGATTAGCTCATTTTCTTTCACAATGTGCTCATGAGAGTGGTAATTTTAAATGGGTTGTGGAGTTTGCTTCAGGGAAGGCATATGAAGGAAGAAAAGATTTGGGTAATACTCAACCAGGTGATGGTGTTAAATTTAAAGGAAGAGGATATATACAATTAACGGGTAGAGCAAATTATGATAAGTTTTCTAAGTTTGTTAATGAAGATTGTGTTTCTAATCCTGATTTAGTATCTACTAAATATCCTATGCTTTCAGCAGCTTATTTCTTTGATAAAAATAATCTATGGAAAATATGTGATTTAGGTTCAACTGATGATGTTGTTGAAAAGGTTAGTAGAAGAGTTAACGGAGGTCTGAATGGTTATATTGATAGGTTAGAAAAGTTCATTAATATTTGGAATGTCTTGAAGTAGTCTATCTAAAAGTCCAAAAAAAGGTTATTCACATTTAATATATAATATATGGATAAAAGAAGTGAACAGTTGGAAAAAATAATTGATATTTTTAGATTGAAGGGTTTTAGTAAAAGTGATTTTAATGACTATGAAAATACAAAATCTTATATATCTTTCATTTGTGATAATGGACATGAGTGTTTAACACAAGCTAGAAATATACTATATAGTAATGTTGGTTGTAAAACATGTCAATATGAAAAAAGAAAATCTATTTTAAATATAGATCTAAAAGATACTGAATTTAAAATATGTAATTCTTGTTTTGAAAATAAAAGTAGATCTTGTTATGGTAAATTAAAAAGTAGCGAGGATGGTCTAAGAAATACTTGTAAATTATGTAGAAGAAAAAAAACACTATCAGAAGATATAGATGTAAAAAAAGTAAGAGAAGAGAGATCACTAAAATATTTTAGAGAAAAACCATTTCGTGTTTTAATTAGTAGATGTAAAAGTAATCATAATAAAAAAGGAATGATTGATTTTAATATAACTGAAGATTATTTAAAGGATTTATATTATAAACAGAATTGTGAATGTTATTGGTCTGGTATAAAATTACCAATTGATAATATTGGATTAGGTGATTTGAATTCAATTTCAATTGATAGGTTGGATTGTAACTTAGGGTATATTATAGGTAATGTAGTAATATCTAGTAAATTTTATAACATTGGTAGAGGTAATATGGGAGCTGATGAATTTAAAAAATTTTTAATAGATAATGATATAAAAATATCACATAAATTAAAATAAAAAAAACCCTACTTTAGAGTAGGGTTTTTAGTTTGGTTAAAACTACATAATCTTTGTAGTCATTTCCTTTAGTTATGAAAAATCTGAAAGAGTTAAAAAACATCCATTTTGTGTTTCATTTCTCTTATACAAATATACAAATAATATTTATATTACCAAAAAAATTAATCAATTATTTTATTTATTTTCCAATCTCTTAAAAATGAGGTATAACAACTTAGAAAATCCTCACTATTTCTAATCATAGAGATTAACTGTATTTGATAATCTAATGGATCTGAATTAAAGTTATATTTTACTTTTTTATCACCATATTCGAATATAACACATCTTTCTTCTATTTTTATGTGATTATATAAAAATGATGTTTTCTTCAGCATTTCTATCTCTTCTTTATTGTTGAAATTTTCATCCCAATCACCATTCATTATTTTATTGAGATTTTCTTTTATGTATATGTCGGTATCGTTTAGTATCATGATAGTATATCATTGATTTTTTTATCTCTTATAAGTTCTTTATATTTATTTTCATCTATAACCTTTTTAAAAAATGTATAAATACCTTCTTTTGAAAAGATACCATTATATGTGTGATTATAAAATTCTTTATGACAACTTATATTTATAATAAGATTTGGTTTAATTCTTAAAATTATATTAATATCTTGATCTTTTAAATGAAATGATTGTTCAAACTCTGGTCCTAAGTTTGAGAAACCTGGTTCAAATCCTAAATCTTTAAAGAAACTTAAAACTCTATCATAACGATTATATCTACCTACTGTTTTTGTTTCTGTGTCATAGTAAGCAAATCTTGATGGCATTTCATTATATTCATTCTCAGAACCTATATAAAATTTATCACCATCATCTAGTATATCATCAAGTGTTATGTCTCTTTTTTCCTCAGTTGATAGATTTGATTTGTTTTTATCTATAACATTTTTTATATGTTTATCGAAGATAAAATATACTATACCATTTTCTTCTGATAGTTTTTCACATTCATCAATTAGACTTTGTGGTATTTCAGATCTTTCATATTTAAAAGTAGATAAATCTTCAACATGACCTGTTGGTTTTGAACCGTCGTTTATTTCAATACCTGTTGTTCCATCGGGTAATGTAACAGTGTTTATTTGTATTTGATTACTCATTTAGATAAATAATTTTTTTCATGATCAAATCTTTTGGAATTATATTCTTTTAAGAATTGACATTTCTCATACTCTTCTCTTAATAGAAAGTATTCTATCATTTCTTTTATGAAATCTTGAGTATAAGGTTGGAAATTTTCATCAAAATGTTTACCTTCAAAAATTCGTTTATAACTATTGTTAATTAAATAGTCAAAACTTTTTAATACTAAGCTCATGATTATTTATTTAAATTATCAAGGAAATCTTTTTCTTCTTTTGTTATGGAATTTATTCCATGTTTAGAAATTTTATCTAAGATTGAATCAACATCAAACTTTTTATTATTTTCTTCAACTATATCATTTATAGTATTTTTATTTAAATCAAGATCTATATTTAGAGAGTTAGGATCGGATTTAAGTATATCTTGAATATCCTGCATTCTCTTATTAAACTCTTCTTTTGAAATTGTCATACCCATGATATTTACAACATCATTTATTTGGTTACTAAACTCTCTATTAATTTCAATAAGTAAGTCTGATTTTATATTATTATCTAAACTATCAGATGTATAAATACAGTTATTATCTTTGAATATACAAACAATTTGTTTATCCATCAAATAGACTATGTTTACAACATCTAAATTTTGAATTTTGGTGTCAAACATAACTGTATGGTTAACTCTACTAACAAATACAGTTTTTTTGTTTTTAATATTACTTAATACCTCTTTAAATTTAGAGTTTATCTCATTGATGATTTTTTTATTTTTAGCTTTTTCTTTCACTTGTAAAGCTATGTGATAAGTAACAAATCCCCAAATAATTCCTAAAATAAACGTAGTTGTTGCCATATTTTATATATTATAAATATTTTTTCTAATTTTTACTAATAGTTCATTTACAAATGTTTTATCAACTTTATCGGGTAAAGTTGAGTTTTTGAATAGTTCATCAATCTCTTTAATCTCATTCTCAACATCATCAATTAAAGTTTGAAGATCAACTTTACCTCTTCTGATATTGAGTAATTCTTCAGCATCTGGTCTTCTAACAATAATACCAAGACCTTCAGCAATCTCTCTACTCATTTGAGTTAGACGCTTACAATGCATCATGTTTTTACCATCAATTTTTTGACCATGAGATTCAACATCTACCCATCTTTGAGTATTTCTATTCTCTAACCATTCTTCATATTCTTTGTATTCTCTACAATGTTGTGAATAACCATCTTTATTATAAATAATGTTACAGATCGGTGTTTCGCCTTTAGGAATTGAAGAAAGTCTAAGTTGATTTGACTCTGATAAATTATCACCTTCACCAACTTTAATAAGACCTTTATATCCTAAAGCAAGTGGTTTTGATTTTAATTCACCATTTTCATCTTTATAAAGTCTGGATTCGAACATATAACTTCTCATTCTACTTGTTAGTTTAGTTGAGAAAAGAGATCGAGCTTCATCATCATAATAAACTGCGTAAACATCTCTGGCGTTCGGTACATTACATACACCACAGAATTTTTCTTCATATCCTTTAGTTTCATTCCAAACTTTCCAAGGAATAGATTTCTCACCTTCGATTACATAAACAAAGTCAAGTACATCTTTACGAGTAACTCTATCTCTTTCCCAGTTTTGTTTTTTATTTTGACCTTTTGCTTTTTGAATTTGTTGAACTGCGTATCCACCAAAAGATTTAGCACATATTTTAGTAATAAACTTATCTTTATTATTTAATATTTCATCAAAGATGGGATCTTTATAAACAATACAATCTTCTGGTGTATTAAGTAGTTCTAATACAGTTGGATTATTACTTTCTAATAGTTGAAGAAATCTTCTAATTTCATAGATAACAATATCATTTTTATCATCATTGATTTGTTCAACGTAATTAAAACCTAAAATATCTTCCATGGATTGTATAAAGACACCTGAGAAATCGGTATCCGAAGTTTCAATATTTGTTCCATATGCGTGAGATCCTCTAATAACTAAGAGTAAAGGTTTAGCACCTGGTGATTTTTCTTGTATTAAATTTAATAGTTCTTGTTTCATAATTCTTAATTATCTACAAATATAGATAAAGTTTTTAAAAAAATCAAAATAAAGTATTAAGAAATTAATATATAACAAAAAAGAATAATTATATGGCAGGAACTTCAAGTTATGTAAATCCTCCTATTTCAGCTGATTATAGGTTCACAGTAGAAGAATTACTAACTGTGTTACCTGATAACGCTGCTAATTTAATTGACGCTAAAGATGTTAGAGATTCTGTTTGGACTCTTTGGAATAGAATTGATGATATTGAAATAACAGCTTCTCAATCATTAACAACAAATACAGATTATATTAGAGCTACTCCAACTCAAATAGCTGTTGGTGGTGCTTCTATTGGAAGTACATTTTCAGGTACAATTCAAGATGCTTTGGATAAAATTTTATATCCTTATGTTGCTCAAACTCATGTTTTTTCAGCTTCGAGTGCGTCAAGACAATTTGGATCATCTACTTCTGTTACTTTAAGTTGGACAGTTATTAAAAATAGTAACTCAATTACGTCAATAACTGTTGATGGTACAAGTGTTTCACCAACCGGTGCTAGTCAATCTGGTACAAAAGCTACTACAGCTACACACAGTTCATCACCAAGTGGAGTTAGTCAAGTTCAATTGTTTACTTTCTCTACATCTGATGGTACCACAACATTGAGTACTACTGCTTCAGTTACTTGGTCTAATAAGAGATATTGGGGATTTATTGATTTAACTTCTTGTGTACCATCAAATCCAGATTTAACACTTACTCCTGGTTCAAGTGCTGCTGTTGGTTCATTTATCACAGATGCTAAAGTTAAAGGTCTTACTGGTGCTGGTGTTGGTAGTGGTAGTGAATTAGCTACAAGTTTATCAAGAACTTTTACTAATATGGATGGTTCGGGATATTATTTATGTTTTGCATGGCCTACTTTATTTGGTACTCCAACATTTGTTGTTGGTGGTTTTACCAATACAGCATTTACAAAAGTTAGATCTAATAGTACATTTTCAAATGATTATGGGTTTAGTGGAACGAATTATGATGTTTGGATAAGTAATACTGCTTATAATTCATCTACAACAATAGTTATAAGTTAAAATTAAGAAAATAATATGAGTAAAAATACAGGTACATTAGTAGGAGCGGCAATTAGACCGATAGATTCAAACGACTTAATTTCTACTGCGTATGAAAATGAGATTAGAGGTGGTCATCATGGTTATGAGACTTTATCAGAAAGAAATTCAATTATTATACAAAGAAGAAGTTGGGGTATGTTATGTACTGTTTATAATGATGGTTCTAATAATGGTACTTACCAATTAAAATATGGTTATAGTAGTACTACAATAACTGATAATAGTAATTGGATTTTATTTAGTGGTGGTTCAGGTGCGGCTGGTAGTGAGTATTGGTTAGATCCTGTTATATCAGTATCTACATCTGAGCCAGGTTCTCCGTCAAATGGAGATAGATATATTGCTGGTTTAGATAATACGGCTACTTTGAGTGGTTCTAATTGGTCATCATATACTGGTGGTTATATTGTTACTTGGAATAATACTTTATCTGATTGGGATAAAACATCTCCAAAAAATGGATATACATTAAGAGTTCAGAATGAAGATGACTCTCTTTATAGATATGAAGGTACTTATTCAAGTGGTAAGTGGGTTAAAGAGTATGTTAATCAAGTAATGAGTTTAACAGCTAGTACATCAAATGGATACACATATACTTCAACATCTTTGCCTAATTTATTCTCATATAATACAAATCAAGTATATCTAACTAGGTTTTCAGCTACTAACTCTGGTACATCATCTGTTACTTTAAATATAAATAGTTTAGGTGCCAAATCTATTAAAAAACAAACATCTAATGGATTGGATGATTTATTAGTTAGTGAGTTAAATCCTAATATAACATATACATTGATGTATGATGGTACTTACTTTAGATTAAATAAACCTTTTAGTAATGCTCCATTTGATATAAAATGGAGAATTAGAAGTAATGAGATTGTTCAAGTTCCTGATTATAATGAATATTTAATTTATGGTGATTTAACTGTTGAAGGTAGATTGGATATTGATACTTATGGTAAAGTTGTTATATTGGATGGTGGATTGATATTAAATGGTGGTACTGTATCAAATTCTGGTAATGTTCAATTGGTTGATTTGGCTTTAGGTCCTAATAGTGGTGGTGGAACAAGTTCTATTACTAAGTTTACAACACTTCAATCTATGAGTGCCGGTGTTACATATTCCATAACACATGGTTTATCTACACCTGCTATTATAGTTAATACTTGGGATGAAACAACTGGTGAGCAGTTAAATTTAAGTGTTGCTAAAACATCAAATGATGCTATAGATATTAATTCTGTTAACACGATATCTTCAGTTAGAATTGTAGTTATGGGATAAAAATAAAAATCCTCTATGAAAATAGAGGATTTTTTTTATTTTGATAATATTCTTTCTATATTTTTTAATGAAAAAGAAGGATTTGGTATTGGTTTTCCACCATCCTTTAGATAATTATTATATAGTTCATTATAGTCATCCTCTGTGTAGAATTTACTATCTAAATCACAAAAAATTACATTTGTATCACTTGATGATATTGTTTTATTTTGTAGTCTGGTTTCTCCATAAGCTGGTCCAACCGGTCCAACTAATTCTGTTCCTGACACTTCTTCTTTAATAAATTCTTTAAATCTTTTAATCATTATCATCTTCTATTTTTTCAAAATATTCATCTTGTTCTTGTAAAGAATATTCATCCTTCTTAGTGTTATATATTAAATTATAAAGATATTTATCTTCTAATGTAAATGTTTCATCACCTTTTAGAAATAAAACACACTCATCATCTTCAAAATCATTTTCTACGTTTATAATTCTAAGACCAATTTTACCATCTCTATCATGTAGATCACAGATTACTTTTTTATTTTTATCTAAGAGATCTTTTATTCTACTATATGTTGAATTTTTAGAAAGAAACATAAAGTCTTTCATGTCTTCCTCTCTCGTATCTTGGTATAGATTTAGGAAACTAATCTCTTTATCAGATAGTTTTTTTTTACTATTGATTTTATCCAAAATCCTATTAAGTTCTATTTCTTTAATAGACTCACCTAATAAGTAATACTTAATCAGTTTTTTAATTTTCATATTCTTTGCCTCCATTATTATATATTAAAGACGAGTTTTAATTTTATATATAGTATAAGTAAAATTTATATAAAATAATGGATCAAAAGTTATGTAAAAAGTGCGATACTAAGAAGCCTTTGAACTTTTTCAATAAGGATAAATCAAAAAAAGATGGTTATAGGAATTCTTGTAAAGAGTGTCAAAAAGATTATAGTAGAAACTTTTATATTAAAAATAAAGAAAGTATATGTGAGTCTAGTAATGAATATTATAAAAGTATTTGCAATAATATTAATTATAAAACTAATAGAAGTGAATATATGAATATTTATAAAATTGAAAATAGTGAAAAAATAAAAAAATATAATAGAGAGTATAATTTATTGAATAAAGAGGAAATCTCTATTTCCAAACGAATATATCGAGAGAATAATAAAGAGAAAATAAAAAAATATAAATCTGATAATAGAGATATGATAAATAGTAGAGCTATCAATTATTATCATAATAGGATTAAGAAAGATGAAGTTTATCATCTTTCGTATAGAATTAGAAGTTTAGTGAGTATATCTATTAAAAAAAGAGGGTATTCTAAAAAATCAAAAACAAATGAGATATTAGGATGTTCTTTTGAAGAGTTCAAGACTTACTTAGAATCTAAATTTGAAGATTGGATGACTTGGGATAACAAGGGATTGTATAATGGTGAATTAAATTATGGATGGGATATTGATCATATTATACCAATCTCAAGTGCTGAGACGGAAGAGGATGTTATTAAATTAAATCATTATACAAATTTACAACCACTTTGTTCTTTTGTTAATAGGGTTATAAAAAGAGATAATATGTCATGGATCAACGTTTATTAGACGCACTGAATAATTTATCATTCGCCTTAGAAGAAATATCTGATGCTCTTAAAGATAAGAAAGGATCAAAATCCGATACAACTGCTGCTTTGCAGTCTGGTAATTTTTCTAAAACAATTAATGAAATTAATGTTGGTATTAAATCTATTAAAAAGGATACTGAAAAGATATTAAAACAACAAAAAACTATTTTAGAGTTATCTAAAAAGAAGCAAGCTGATAAAAAGATGGATGCTTTTGATGGTGATGATGATAAAAAACAAGGTTCTATTAAAAAAGGTGTAACTTCTATTTTATTAATCGCTGCTGGTGTTTTAGCGATAGGATTGGCATTTAAATTAGTTGGTAAAGTTGACTTTTTCTCTGTTATTGCATTAGGTATTGGTATTTATGCTGTTTCTGTCGCATTTGATAAGATTGGTAGGCTAAAAGATTTAAGTTATAGAAAAGTATTTATGATATCATCTGTTATGCCTTTAATGGGTATGGGTATTTGGTTGGCATCTAAATTTTTAGCAAGAGTTTCTCCGATGAGTATTGGTCAGATTGTAACATCAATTGGTGTTGCTACTGCATTTTATTTTATAGCACCTGTTATAACATCTATGATGGATGCGATGATGAATACAAAAGAAGTAACATTACCTGGTGGTAAGAAAATTAAAACTTCTAAGTTTGATTTCGGAAGACTTAAAGCAACAATTGTCGCTCTACCTATTTTAATGGTTGCTATGGCTCTGGGTATCACTGCTTCATCTTGGATATTATCTAAAGTTAAACCAATGGGTCTTGGCCAGATTATAACAGCTATTGCTATATCTGGTATGTTTGCTATTGCTGCTATGGGTATTAAAGGATTAATACAAGCGTTGACTGAGGAAAATGAGGTTAAGGGTAAGAATGGCTTTAAGACTAAATCCATGGATATGAGTAAATTATCAAAGATTGCTGTATTCTTACCTATTGTAATGTTAGCTATTGCAGTTGGTATTACTTTATCATCATATGTTTTGCAATTGATTAAACCTATAACTTTAGGAAAAGCAATAACCGCTATTTTAATAGCTGGTATGTTTGCTGTTGTATCTTGGGGTATTGGTACTATGTTGACTGCTTTATCTAAAATAAAGGGTGCTGATATTGCCAAATCAGCTATGTTGTTACCTCTTCTTTTGCCAGCAATGGCTTTAGCTATCGCTGCTTCATCTTGGGTATTAGCACTGGTCAACCCTATTAGTCTAGCTCAATTTTTAACATCACTTGCAATTTCAATTTTATTTATAGCATTTAGTGTTACTTTATTAGTTTTAGCAAAAGCTAATGTTTTTGGAAAAATTGGTTTAAAAGATATAGTTAAAATTCCAGCGATGTTTGTCGCTTTATCTTTAGCTATAATGTTATCATCTTGGATATTATCAGCTTCTGCTGAAATAACATTTGGTAGATCTCTTGAGATACTAGCTTTTTCTGTTGTTTTATGTATTGCGGTTATAGTGGTTGCGTTAACAGCCTTATTAGTTACTAAAATAGGTGATGTTAAAATGTATGCTAAAGCTGGTATATCAATATCAATATTAGCAGCAACTATTATGTTGGCTTCTTTACTTATAGATAAGGGTACATATAAAAAATATCCTGGTTGGAAGTGGTCTTTATCGGTTGGATTATCACTTGTTATTTTTGGTGGTGTTTCATGGGCTCTTATGAAAATTGGTAGTGTTACAACTTATATAAAAGGAGCGGTTGCTATTTTAGTTGTCGCTGCTACAATTATGGCGACTTCACATATATTAAATCTTGGTAAATATACAAAGTATCCAAGTGTTAAGTGGGCTATTGGTGTTGGTCTCTCATTAGCTATATTTGGAGCTGGCGCGGTTTTATTGGGAACTCAAGTATTGAATCCATTTTTCTATGGTGGTCTTGGTGCTGTTTTATTGGTTGCTGGTGTTGTGGTTGCTGCTTCACATCTTTTAGCGTTGGGTAATTATAAAAAATATCCAACTGTTGCTTGGGGTGCTGGTGTTGGACTGGCTTTGGGAGCTTTTGGAGCTGGTGCGGTTTTATTGGGAACTCAGGTATTGAATCCATTCTTCTATGCTGGATTAGGTGAAATATTACTAGTTGCTGGTACAATAGTGACTGCTTCACATATTTTAAATAAAGGAAATTATAAAAAATATCCAACTGTTGCTTGGTCTGGTGGTGTTGGACTTGCATTAGCTGGATTTGGTCTTGGTGCGGTTCTATTAGGTTTTAATGTATTAAATCCTTTCTTCGGTAGTGGTCTTAAAATGATTAAGAAAGTTGCACAAACAATAGTTGATGTTTCTCATATTCTTACTAAAGGTGCTTGGAATAAATATCCTGATATTAAATGGGCTATGGGTATATCAAATTTATTCAAACATATGGATCCTGCTTTTGATATTATATCTAAATATGATGGATTCATGAGTAGTTTTGATGATGTTATTAAGAATATGATGAAGATTGGTAAAGGTATGGTCAAATTGGCTGGATTATTTGCTAATTCTGCTTCTTGGAAATACCCACCATTATCTTGGTCTGAAGGAGTTGCCAAAAATATTGTTGGTTTTGTTAATTTATCAAATTATATTTCTAATAAGCTTGATTTCTTCGCAGAAGATAATATTAGAGATTTAGTTATTGAAATGGCTATTACTGCGAAAATTATCAAAAATAACAAATCTAATTTCTCAGCAGTTATACCTGCTAATTTTATGAAAAATGTTGCTTCTAATATTTTATCATACGCTTTGTTATCAAGACAATTAGATGCAATTTTAACAATTGATGAAAAGAAATCTATTGGAAATGGAGTATTGGGTAGTTTTGAATATAAAACTAAGAGAGCTGTTGATTTATCAAATATTAATAGAATTGCTCATCAAATGGCTATTACTGCGAGAATTATATCATCATCTTCTAAATATATGAAGGATACTATAAATCCTAATTATATGAAGAGTGTTTCTTCTAATATATTATATTATGCTGCTTTATCAAGAAAGTTAAGTAAAGAACAATCACTTGGTGGACTAATTAAAAATGCTGTGTTTGGTGATCCTATATCTAATGTAGCAAATGGTATGGTTAAATTGGCTAAAGCTTATGATAAATTATCTGTTTCTATTAAAAAGTTAGGCGGTGCTATGAAGACATTAGATTCTAAAAAGTTAAAAGAGTTTAATAACCTAACCGCTAATGTTGCTGTTTTATCAGCTTTAAATAGTAGTATGTTTGATAACATGTTACAAGTTCTTGAATCAAGATCTAGTGTATTTTCTAAATTATTGAAAGAGCAATCTGGTGTTAAAGGTGTTGAGTCTTCAAGAAGACCTCAGGTTGGAGCAGGTAAAAGTGTTGATAAGTCAAAAGAGAAAAAGGGTAAACATGGTGATTTGAACAGACAAATGGATATACTTATTGAGTTAATGGCTGGTCTTATCAAAACTGTTGGTGATGGATCTACTTTAGATAATGTTCTAAAAAGATCACTTTCTTCTAAAGGTAAGAAAAAAGAGAAAGAATAAAAACTTTTAAATATTATAAGATATAAAAAACATGAAAAAGATATCATTTTTTAAACGCTATCAATTATTTAGAGCCTTCAAAAAGGCTATTAAAGAGAATAGAAATGAATTAGAACAAAAATTTGGTGTTAGAGTTGATAGAGCTTATAGATTATACACTATTTTAAATATTCCAGAGGAATTGATTGGGGAAGCCTTCACACTTAGAAAATCTGATATTGATAGGATTTCCGAACCTTTGATTAGAGAATACACCTCTGAGTTATCTAACTATTTAAACTCTATTGGATTGAGTGAGATTTATGACTTCTATGAGTTGAGAAAAGAAGAAAAGTTAGCTTGGAAAATAGTTATTGGTTATAAATTTTTTAGATCAAATGAATGGTATGATACTTTATATTTTAGAGTTTTACCTATATCTCTATTATTTTCTTTAATTATCTCTTTAATAATCATTTTTTCTTAAACTTTTACATATTTTATTTTTATAAATAAAAACATAAAATTTTAAAATATGGCAAAAGAAGTTAAGGAAACCTATTATGAAGTAGATTCTTCAACTGAAGAATTATTCTTAGAAATCTTTAATAAGAAATCATTTCCTGTGAATGTTAGATTTCTTTTTCAAGGAAATTCAAAACAAAAACAATTAATCAAAGTTTCAAAAATTCCAGATCAGTATGCTTTTTCTTTAGGAAAAGAGTTATTGATTTCTATTAATGAAGATCTATTAAATGTTTTTGATGACGAATCAATTACTATCTTAATTGAACAAGAGATTGATAAAATCAATATCAATTTCGAAAGTGGTAAAATTAAATTAGTTGGTACTGATTTAAATACATTTTCATCTATTGTTAATAAATACGGTGTTGAAAAAGTTGCAAGAGCAAATAAAGTAGAAGAGTTATATCACGAGCAAAAAGCTGATGCTAAAAGTGACGAAGAATTTATTATTTAATTATGAGAAGAAACGAAAAGTATATTAAAGCACTTAAACTGAGATATGAATCTCAAATGGCTGAAGCTGAAGCTAATTTAGAATTATATTTAAGTGAAAATAATTTAGCCGCTATCGGTGAACACTCTGATTTGTTGGAAGAACAAGATAAATGGATAACTAAATATTCAGAGGCTAAAGACAAATTAGAAAACTTAAATGCTATAATTGAATATCCAAAACCACATATAAAAAGCTAACAGATATAATCTGTAAAAAAATAAAAATAAACAATGAATATCGAAACTAATGTTGTAAAACCTGAAATTTCATTTTTTGAAAATGAAACAGAAAACTTATTAATCACTCCTTTTTATGAGGCTGAATTAGATTCAAAAATTCAGAACATTGAAAGTTTTATTTCTAATAATAACGGTTCTGGTTTAACTGAAGATGAAAAAGACTCACTTTATAAAGGAGCTCAAGAATTATGGATGGCTTATGCTAACTCTTTAAGAGATGCTAAATATAACTTCCATTTAAATAGACCACAGTGGAAATTCGTTACTGATTTAGTTCTTTCTAAATTAGAATATGATGTAAATACTGTATTCTTTGCAATTGAATTAACAGAACTTTTAGGTTCTATGAGAGATGCTAAATTTGCTGATGATAATCAATTAGTTGCTTTTCCAGTTAATGCTACTGAGATTACTTATATCTATCACTTAATTGCTAAACATAAAGTTAAAGGTCTTACTAAAGAAGCTTATATGTTTGCTGAAGTTTTAAAAAGAATTGGATCTATTTCTAAAGTATTTAACTATTATGATACTTATGGTAAAAATTTATCAACTGATATCCAAAATTGGGTAACTACTTTTGAAGAAGGTGTTTCTTTTGAAAATAGAGTTAACGAAACTTCTAGTGAAGAAATTTCTGAATAAGAAAATCACAAAAATAAAAAAACCTCTTAATTTTAAGAGGTTTTTTTGTTTTTAATATATTGGTGTGATTGGACTAAAAGGTCCTATTGTTTCAATGTATTTAATCGAATCTGATAAATCTTTAAGAGTTCTTATCTCATAATTTTTCTTATCTCTATATACAGCGCCATATCCGTTATCAGATGTTACTTCTATAACAACAAATGGATCTATATTAGCATCTATCGTAAAATTAAATGGTAATAAATTATCACCTTTTCTAAATTCATCCAAAACTTGTACAGGTTCAAAATCTATCATTTTCCATTCGGTTACATTCACCCAATTTGCATTATCACCTTGGTCTATTAATGGTGGGTTAGTTGATTGTGTTGATCCTAAACCACTATATGAATAATATTCTCTATTATATTCAATTATAGTTGCTACTTCATATTCATCATTTGCGCTCCAAGATATAACATCTTCATATTTTCTAGGATTAAAAACTTTGTTATTATCTATAAATGATTCGTATATTTTTCCATAATAGATAACTTTATCTCCTTTAGAGTATGTTGTAAATGGTTGCCATTCTTTATAAGTTTTATAAGTTCTGACTTTCACATTGAAATAATCAGGAGTTTGTAGTAAGTTTATATATTCGTTATTAGGTTTTGGTGGTACTGATAATCCAAATGGATTTTTATCAGCTCCCAATCCCTCTATTATTGAATAGAAATCAATCACGCAGTTATAGACAGTCGATCCACTATTAACTGGCATTAGATATGCTTCATTTAATTTGAATGTAACTGGTGTCATATTTTGTTTCATGTTAAATATAATCATATCGTTTACTTTATGAGTAATTTGATTACCACCTGTAAAATATGCTTTACCTGTTATATCTAAGATTTTGTGTGTTAATGGAATTATGTTTCTTTTTAACCAGTGTTTTAAGCCTTGTAGTTTTATTGTTATCTCGTCTAAGCTATAGTTTAATACATTATTCCCATCTTTATCTGTTATTGAAAAAGTTAAATTGAATAAGTTTGTATATTCATATTTATCATTTGGAAGAGTATGTTTTATAAAATCATTTTCATTCCAACCTTCTACTGTGTTGTCAAATATATCTGGAATCTCAACCTTAAATAACTTTAAAAAGTTAGCTGATGTTTGATCAATATTCCTATAATATTCATTTAATGTTAACTCATTATAACCAAAGAAATTTATAGCGTTTATTATTGATTTATAAGCTCCTATATATGGAAATATAACATTTTTAGTTAGAAGTAACTCTTTTCTTTTCCTATTTAAAAATCCCCAATCTATACCACCCTCTAATATATCATAGTCTTTAAAAATAAATATTTCATTTGGTCCAATATTTTTACCTATATTAGAAAGTTCAGTTTTATAACGGATATCCTCAATCTCTGTTTGTGCATAAGTTGTTAATCTAGCTATTTCTCTATCAACAACTTGAAAAGTCGCTTTTAGATATGTTGTGTTACCCACCTTAGGATAATCACTTATAACTGTTGATTCGTTTACTATAAAGTCATTTTCTATATCTATGAAGTCTAATATAAGTGTCTTACTAAAAACTTGTCTTATTTTAAATAAACTACCATTGTTGTAAGATATATACTGATTTTTAGTATTTGATGTATCTTTTAGATAGATAGCAATTCTCTGACCAGGTGATAATTCTTTATCATTGAAATACTCACCTGATTCTGTGTTTAGTGTTATTACTGCTCTTTTATCTGTATCAAATTGAGATGCAGTTCCTAACATTTGAAACGTGACAACATTATTATTAGTTGATGTACTGGTTATACTAAACTCTATTTCTTCTTGTTTATATAGTTGTAAAACAGATCTTAATGGTCCTTCTTCTTCCGATTTATATCCTAAGAATAGTTCTAAAGATCTTGGTTTTGTTGATATTGATACCTCGTCATCTATATATTCTAATGTATATTCAACTCTATCAAAAACAGTTTGTTGATGTTGTGGTGAATTTACCTTTGTTATATCTCTATTTGGTTTTTTATTTATAGGAGCTTCAAGAAGTGGTTTTGGTCCTGTATAAGCATATGATCCGGTTTTTTCTAATTGTTCTCCTGATATATCATACATAAAAAATTCAGGTGCGTTATCAGATAACCACTCATAATAGTAAACAACTGGAGTTTGACCAGTGAATTTTTCTCTTGGTCTTCTAACATACTCTCTTGTCTTTAACCAAAGATTATCTCTTTTTATATAGTTTGGATCTAAAGTACCATACATATTTTCGGTGAAAGCTTCATTCGTTTCTGATGAGTAGTTTATTTCACTTAAAACGGTTGGTAAAATTTCCACTAAAGAGTTTATAGATGGTTGAATAGCCCAAACTGACTTTCTTTCCGGGTTATAAATTATTTTAGTTGTTCTCGTTCCAACTGGTTGGTTGTGTATAACTTGTCCATTTATTGGATCTATAACAAAAATAGAGTTTAATACTTGTGATGATACATAAAGACTAGCATCAAATTGATTTAATGCTAAATATCCATATGATCCAATATCAATGTTTGTTGTTAATGTATCCGTTGATAAATCTAATGATAAAAATCTCTTACTAGGATCTGTTAAATTCATCTCACCTGTTAGATTATTGTATAATATATCAGTAAATGAACTATTTGTAACTGATGTTATTGAATAAGTAACTCCATTATCAATTTTGTATAAATTCTCACCATATACATAAATCGACTCTCTTACAGGTTCGTAAAATATTGAATGTGTTAATCCTGGTACTGTGTATGATGTTTGATATGTTCTTGTTGTTCCATCAATTCTCAATACTAAGTTAGCATCGGTTGTGACATACATATCCTTTTCAAAGTCGTTAAATACCATTTTACCCGTCATAGTATCTAATGTAGATGGTGTTGTTATTGTTTTTACGAAAGTATTTAAATAATCATATATGTCTATTGTAGCACTATTTGAGTAAGTTATATAAATATCTCCATTATATGGATTGATAGCCATATCTTTAGCATTATATGTTAAAGTTATAGATTTGACAATGCTATTTAATAGAGGATCGATAATCCATATTTTATTTTGTGATAAACAATATAGATAATTATTATATGTGTTAAAATCCATTTTAATTGGATTTGCATTACCTGATAGTGTTATTGTTTTTACATGCATATATAGATAAGCATCCATTACAATCACGTTATCACCAAATAAATAAACATAATTAGATAATTGAATATATTTCAAATCTACTAAATTAGTAGCTCCTAAATCAGTTCCTAGTAAAAGAGAATTTGAATCATATGTTGTTGGATTGTAAGATAATCCAAACATTACTTGATCAAATTGACTAGAATTAAAAGGTCCTCCGCTACCTGTTACACCTGGTATGTAACATGCTGTTGCTCCAAATCCTAAATCAAATGCCAAAGTTACATAAGCTGATGAGTTACAAATAGAACTTGTTAATCCCCAGAATGGTCCTTGGTAACTTAAATTCATTACTTGTGGATCTAAAAACTCTATATTATATTCTTGATTATTATAAGGGAAATTTGTATTATGTACCGCTACAACCATCCCGGTAGCAAACCCAAGTTCTTCAAAAGAAGCTGTTGCTGTTGATGGTAATGCTATTTCATTTGATGAAATTAAAGATCCTCGATTACCTTTCATTTTTTTGGTTATAGTGTAATCTTCAGATCCAGGTATTTCTACTTTACCCGTGCTTATAGAGTATTGAAAAATTCTATCTAATCTATTAAGATCGAATTTGAGTAGGTTGTTTATATTTGTTACAATTATACCCATTTCTAAAAGGTTTTCCGAGTGAGTATCTACCCATTCACTTAACGTAGATGGTATATCAACCGGTTTATATGTTGATTGTGTTGCTGAATATGTCGCATATATAGTTTCTTGGTCATATTTCTTATTATTTATATCAATAGATAAATAAGGACCAAAAGAGGCTGATGATCCAAATAAAACTCTTGAATGTTCTATAAAGAAATTAGCGGTTGTTCCAACCTCAACTCTTTCCAAATCAAATGGTACGTTTGGATAGAAACTTTTTAAAACAATTCCATTGTAAAATGGTGATGTGAAGCTTCCTAAGTATGCTAATTCAGCTACAATACCTAATGTGTATAATTTGACATAGTTTCTTGTTAACCATGCTCTTAAAGTTCTATCAATAGTTCTTTCCATATCAGGTGATCCACCTGAATATACCCAAGCAACTTCTTCTTCGTAAGTTTGTTTGTTGATTATTAATTTAATTCCATATTCATCAATGTCAGTAAAAACGACATTATATTTATAGTTTTCTGAATAATCATAATTTAACTCATAGTTTAGTTTTTCTTTTACTTCGACTAATCTTTCGTTTGTTTGTGTCTCATTACCTATTGAGTAAGTGGCACCTAATTTGGTGTGATAGAAGTTTACTATTGCATATTTACTTGGATATATAAGATCCGCCTTTAAATAACCATTTTTATAATATAGATCTATATTAAAAGCTTTTAAATCATCTTTAAATTTCTGAGCAGCTGATGCAAAAGTTGTTTTGGTACTTTGTGTCCATCCATACTCAAAATAATTTCGATCAGTTGTTAAATAAAGTTGACAAAGAGGTAGTTGTTCTGTTGTAGTTGAACTATCAACCTTTATATAAGTTTGTTTCCCCCAATTTGGTGAATTATCTGGTGCTATAAAGTTTAACGAACCTGCAAAACTCTGAGTATATCCAATTAAGCATTCATATACTTTATTATTATAAATAACCTGTGATTGTGTTGCGTAATAAGTCATTTGTGAATTTCCAACAAATGTTGGTATTGTCGCAACTCTTAAAAAGTTTGTATTCTCAACAGATCCTTCAATTTTAAATTCTCTTCCTGGTTTTAATATTTTTGGTATTTCTTTATCATCATCAAAATACAATCTACTTTGATTATCGATTAACAGACCACCTTGATATATTATTTGTAAATCAGTTCTTGATATAACTTCTATTATTAACTTTGAACTATCTGGTATTTCTGATGTTGAGTACTCAAAATGAATAGCATCTGTTAAATTATCTTGTAATACAGTTATTACACCATCATTTTTTTCAGTACCTACTATATTTAACTTTTTACCTGGATAGTATCTGTCATAAAAATTCGGTTCAGACCAATCAGATATATTATTATTGAATTTTGAATCTATATAATTATAAACACCAACCGTATTTATACCTCTTATAGTAACATCTTGATAAGATGAGGTTGCTGAGTAAATAGAGTAATAATCATTTTCAAATGTAGCGTTATCAACAGATGATAAAATCATTATAGCATTTTTCTTTGAACCAACAACTACATAAGTTTTTTTCTTATCAGTAAATTCCAAAAAGTTAGAATTAAATACTATAAATGTTCCTATTGGATATAAATTATCAAAATTATCACCATAAATCCATTTTGAATAGAAGTTATAATCATTATTTATTGGTTCTATTGCAGTTATAGATTGTGTTGATCCATTGGTTCCATAAAAATGTAAACCATATTCGTTAAATAATTGAAATTTATTTAAAGTTAATTCACCTGGTAATTCATATTCAAATGATGGAACTCTCTCCATCATATACAACCCGTATGTTTTGTATATATCTGATGAACTTTGGTGAAATAGAATATCACCTTCAAATCTATCTGTTGTTTCGTTATACTGAAAATTTAAACTTCCACCCTCTTTATCGAAGAATATTAGATTCTTATGATTAGACATTTATATTTAATACTTTTTGGTATATATTAAAAAATCATTTCTTTGATAATCAATTTTAATATATACAATTATAAAATTAATTTATTATATATGAAAATATTGAAATATAACGAACATAACCATAGTGATTTAGAAGTTGGTGGTTTAAAGTGTGATAATCCTAATTGTGATTATTCTGATATGACAGTTCCATTTGAAGATTATGAAAGTTCTGTTAATAAGCCTTGTCCAAAATGTGGTGAGAATCTTTTAACACAAGAAGATTATGATCAAATAGTTCAACTTAGAAATGCTGTTGATATTTTAAACAGTTTTTCTCCGGAAGAATTGGAAAAAATCAGTGCGAACCTTTCTCCGGAAGAAATAGATTCAGCTTTAGATATGATGAATTTACTTAAAGTTAAAAGTAAAGGTCAAGATGAAGAAGGTAATCATGTTTGGAGTCTTGGTGAATCTAAAAAAGAAAAGGATTCGGAAGAAGTTAAGTTTGATGTTAAATCTTTTGAACCTAAAAAAGATGACTTAGTTGGATTTAAATCTGAGTTTGAGGAAACTCCGGAAAAAGAAGTTAAGAAAACTAAAAAAGAAATTCAAAATGATGGTAACACACCTGGTTTGAAAAAAGCTATTAAAAAGTTTGAAGATTTTAGAATTTCAATTTCTGTTGATGAAGTAGAACCAGAGGAAGATTTTTTTGATACTAATGATGTTTGTTCGGATTGTGAATGTGAACCTTGTGAATGTGAAGAAAATCCTACTCAAGAATTACAATATCACTTAATGAATTCATTACCTGTTACTGAGAATGTTTTTAGACCTGGTTCTAAAAAGTTTTTTGCTTTGTTAAAAGAAGCTAGAAATCTTTATGATTCTGGACTTTTAGAATTAAAAGGTATTGATAAAGAATTATATGAATCAACTGAGATTGGAAAATTTGCTATGTTTAAAGGTGAGATGGTGGCTTTGGATATTCCGATGGAGATAATTGAGGATTTAAATGAGGCTGAATATCATGGGAAAGAAGTTAAGTTAAACTACCCAATGAGAGGTGGAACTAAAAAGTATTATGTATATGTTAAAAATCCTAAAACTGGTAAAGTTAAAAAGATTGCTTTTGGTGATGTTCATGGTGGTTTAACTGCTAAAGTTAGTAACCCTGAGGCTAGAAAATCTTTTGCTGCTCGTCATAAATGTTCAACTAAGAAAGATAAAACTAAGGCAGGCTACTGGGCATGTAGAATAAATCGATATGGTCATTTGTGGAACAATATGACCTATCCCGGCTTCTGGTAATCTAATGGAGGGTAAAACATATAATATATAATGGTAAATAAAATTATCATTATGCAAATATATAAAATTACCAATCTAATAAATAATAAAATTTATATAGGTAAAGATACTACATCAGATCCAAATTATTTTGGATCTGGTTTACTTATTAAACGTGCCATAAGTAAATATGGAATCAACAATTTTATCAAAGAGGTTATTGATGAGACTGATGATTATCTGGAATTGTCTAAAAAAGAAATTTATTGGATATCTGAGTATGATTCAACTAAAAGAGATATAGGATATAATATTTCTCCTGGTGGAGATGGTGGTGATACACTTTCAAATCATCCAGATTTGGATTTAATAAAAGAGAAGATATCCAAAAGTAGTAAAACTAAAGGAAGAACATATGAAGAGTCTTTTGGTGAAGTAAGAGCTACTGAATATAAAGAAAAACTCAAAGTAAATATTAATAAGAATATTTTATCAATTAATTCTATATTAAAAAATAAACAGAGGTGGGAGGAATTTAATGATAAATTCAAAGAAAGGTGTGAATTTATTAAGAATGAAATAAATCAAGGTAGGTTTGATGAATATGTGAATGAAATTAAATTGATTAAAAAAAGAGTTTATAATAATTTTCTTAAAAACACTGATGGATTCTATGATTTTTTTGGACATGAATTAAAATATTTTTTTGGAAAATATAAAATTAGAGAAGATTTGGAATTTGATAAGATTGATAAGTTAATTTTTGAAAAAAATATAGATGGTCTAATTTCTTATCTCGATTGTGTTCCAAATAGGTTTTTCAAAAGAAGATATAAATTCTATGAATATCTTGGTCAAGATTTAAAATTAAAAATAAAGATTAGACTTAATGAAAAAAGAAAACGATTTGACCAAGAAACTAAAATAAAAATAATAATAGATGGCGTTGAATATGATTCAATTTCAGATGCTGTGAGTAAAATAGATATTGATAGGTCATTAATTCGATTTAGACTTAGATCACCACGCTTTAAAAACTATCTTTTTGTTGATAATGATTTGAATATAAAGTATAATAAATTTGTTGAAGTTGATCCTCATTTATCAAAAAAAGAGAGAGTGTCAATAGACGGTGTTGAATATGGTTCTATAACCGATGCTACAAAGATTCTTAATAAAGAATATGATTATATAAGTTGGAGACTTAATTCTAAATCATATCCAGAATGGTTTTACTTAGATAAAGTAGTTGAACTAAAGGAAACTGGTGTACCGAAGTTAAAACCAGTTTCTATAAATGGTGTTGAATATGAATCTATATCAATGGCTGTTGAGAAGAGTGGTATTGATAGACAAATAATGAGATATAGATTAAAATCAAATAATTATCCTGAATATTTTTATATATAGAATATGAAACTACCATTCAAAGAAATAGAGCTAGAAGAAAACATTTTTATTAGAGAGTTTAAACAAGATACTGACTCTGGTGAATTTACTTGGCATAGAGACCGAGAAGATCGTATTATAGAGTCATTAGAAGAGACTGATTGGTTGATACAATTGGATGATGAGTTACCTAAAAAAATTGAAGGTAAAGTATTTATACCAATGGGTGTTTATCATCGTGTTATAAAAGGTACTGGTGATTTAAAAATAAAACTAATAAAAAACCCATCTTAAAGATGGGTTTTGTTTTTAATCTATATTTGATTTATAATTTTCTCCGTATATTTTGATGATTTCGTCGTATTCATTTAACATACCACTTTTGAAATCTTCATTCTCATACTTTTGTTTAAGAATATATTCTTTTATATAACTCTCATATTCTAACTTAATAGAGATATCCATAGTTTCTTCGTTTATTTCAACTGCTTCTGATATTTCTTCACCATCTTCATTTTTTTGAACAATATCATCAATATATTCAACTGAAGCAAAGTTACCTCTTTCTAACATCACTTCTAACTTTCTACGAAGCTTTCTGTTGTTGATTAGGAGGTTATTTGATATAGATATATCAATATAGTCTTTAGTGTCTCTTAAATCATCTAATCTATCAATATCCTCTTCTGTGATAACTCTAAACTTTCTAAAGATAGGTGAATAGTTATTTGGGTAAAATTCAACTTCTCCAGTCTCTAAATCAAGAGATGTTATCCCTTTTTGGTCACCGGTGTCATTTCTATCCATTTGCCATAAACTACCAATAAATCTAAAATTCTTATTACGTTGACAAATATGCACGTGTCCGCTAAATACTTCTTTATATCCAACAAACTCTTCAACATCTATTTTATCAACATTTCTGTGAGCTACGGAGTTTAGATGCATTACACATCCATTTAAATCTGAATGGCAGAATAGGTAATCACCTTGGTTATCCTTAATCACCTTTATTAAATCAATTCTTTTTTCCACCCATGGTATTAAGACTAAATTCTTATTCATTACTTTTATATTTGTTGGTTCCTCATATACGGTTATATTATCATTTATATAACTATATAACCTAACCGAGTTTATTGAATTGGATCCTTTGTTGAATAAATCATGATTACCAACCATTATATGCATCGGTATTATATTCGATATATCTTTTAATATTTTTTCAACTTTATTTAAAACGTTAATTGGTATTGATGTTCTATTATCAAATAAATCTCCTAAATGTATGAGTATATCACCATCTTTCACATTTTTTTTTAAAAATGGTATTAAAAAATTATAGATAGTATTTTCCATCATATTTAACCATTTATCTAAGTTGTTTAAATAGATACCAAAATGAGTATCAGTTATCATATAAACCTTCATAATAAATTTTATTTTTTTTTTTTACAAATATGTATAGGGACATAACACTTTTGTATATATAATTATATGGAATATGTGAATATAGTTTATAATAAATATTTTATCTATTTTTTGGGATTTTTATGGTCTGATGGATTTATAGAAAGAAAAAGAGTTGGTGTAGAAATATTAGAAAATGATGCAATTGAAATATTAGAAGATATTAAAAAAATAGATTTTTTAAAGATATGTACTATGAATAGACATCGTGAGAATAGAAGACCACAGATGACTATTTACTTCTGTGATGTTAAATTTTATGATTTTTTTATATCTAAATATTTTTTAAATAAAAGTACTAAATCACCATTGGATTTAATAAATGATATACCAAATGATTTGGTTAGATATTTCTATCTTGGGTTGATTGATGGTGATGGTTGTTTTTATTTTAATTTGAAAAATAAAAATAGGCAATTTTATGTAACATCATCATATGAACAAGATTGGACTCATATTGAGAGTTTATTTAAATCATTAAATATATCTCAATATGAAATAAGAAGAGTTATTAGTAATAATGGTAATAAGTCATCTTATATAAGAATTAAGAAGTATAGTGAAATAGAATCTTTATATAATTATTTATATCCGTGTGGATATGAGATGGGTTTAAAAAGAAAGTATAATAAGTGTTTAGAGATTATTAATAACCCACCTATACGTAGTTCCAATAAAGCCAAAATTGATTTAAATGAATTAATTCTTAAAATTAATGAGAATTTAAATATTGTTGAATTATCTAAAATATATGATTGTAATTGGAGAAAAATATACAATTTATGTAAAAAAAATGATGTCTCTTATCCAAAAGGATTCTTCTCCGGTATTGTGTGAAAATGGAAAAAAATTAGTTTTTATAATTAATATATACTAAGAAAAGTATAGAAAAAACAAGAGAAAAAAAAATAAAAATATATACTTTATAATTGGATACAATTAGAAAAAATAATTAAAAAATATGCCACTTCCTCATTACACACAAATCTCGAATGTTGGTTCACCAGGGGGGCCAGGTACTCTTCCTGATGAGATTGTTTACTTAAATTTGTTTGAGATAACATTTGTATTACCAAACATCTTAACAGCACAAGGTAGAAATACTCTACTTTTATTAGAGAATGCTACTAATATTGATATGAACTTAACACAATTTGATGTTGGTCAAAAAGAACAAAGATTTAAGTATTCAACAAGAGTATTTAATACAACTCCTACTAAGACTAGTGGTGACTTTAACATTAAATTTCAAGTTAATGTTAATCAAGCTGGTTCAATGGAGACTTGGAATACACTTAAAGCTTGGTATGATTTAGTATTTAACTCTCAAAATGGTTCTATGCACTATAAATCAGATTGTATTGGTACTGTTATTGTTAACCAACATGATAAAAAAGGTGTTGTTTTAAGACGTGTAACTTTCCAAAACGTTCAAATTAAACAAATAGCTGGTTACTCTTTAGATTGGAATGGTAACAACACAATTGAAACAGTTCAAGCTGACTTTATTTATGATTACTTTGTTGATGAGTACATTGATCAAAACTTCTCAATTACTCCTCCACTTATCACTGGATATTAATACTTATGATAATAAAAAAAAACCACTCAAAAGAGTGGTTTTTTTTTATTTTAGAATTTTGGCATATTACTTGTCATATTTCTCATTATTGATCCTGTATCTGGAAGGTTCGCATTTTGTCCACCCTCTTGATCTTTTCTTTGTTTTTCTTCATCTTCAATAATTTCATTGACTAATTTAATATTTTCTTCAAACATCCAGAAGGGCCAATTATCCATAGCCCACTCTTGTGTGTGAAAGTGCTTTTGAAGTAATAACTTATTCTTTAATATATGCTTCAAAGGCATCATGAATAACGAAAATACCTGAGGCTCCGTTGGGAAACTGCATATCTGTGTGGACCTCCTCACCACACGAACAAGTCTTTTTTAATTCTTTAATTCCGAAAGTCATTTTACCAACAGCTGCGTTTAAGAATTGGAATGAAATATCATCCATACCTTCAAACTCTGTTAATTTTGATTTAATTCCTTCGTATGTAATATGACTTCTACCATTTAACATGAATGGGATGATTTTTAAGAAAGCTAAATTAGGACTTCTTTTTTCGTTATTTTCTTTGAGTATATAATCACTGAAAGCTTTTTGTAAACCAATATTTGGTGGTGTTAAATCAAAATGTTTACCGTGTATAGTTGAGAAATTATAAGATCCAGTTCCTTTGTTATAAAACTTCATTAATTTTTCATCGATATCATAGTAAACAAAGTTACCTCTTTTTAATTCAATTGAATTCTCTTGACCACATGAACATCTAACATTATTTACAGATAAACCATTTCCTTGTTGGAAAGTTAATTCTCTGATTAAAAATATTAAGAACAATCTATCTTGGTCTTTGATATCTAAATATGATGCAATTTTACCATCTGGATATTTAATTCTAACACAAGCTTGTAACATATCGTTCATTTTTTCTACAATATCATAGAAGTTTTGATCGTCCACCATAGAGTATGCTTGTATTTCTTTTACTTGAGCTGGTCTAACCATAAAAAGAGTTCCTGCTGGATAGAATTGCCCACAAGGTAATTCTCTAATATCAAAGTTAAAGTATTGTAAATCTGATACTCTAGCATTATCAACTGCTTGAAATGGTATATCACTATTCATTTGTTTTTGTTCAACTACTTTTTTACCTTCATCTAAATCTTGAAGATGTCTTTTTAAGTAGTCTTCTTCACTCATTCCTTCGTTTTGTGACATATAAATTAATTATTTTTTGATATATATTTGAGAATTTATCTCCTCTATTATATAATTTGATAATAATTAAGTTTATACGTTATAAAATAAAAAAACCTCAGATTTCTCTGAGGTTTTTTTAAGTTTTTATTTTTATAGGAAACCACCTGCGTCAATTGCTCCAGTTCTAAGAATTGTAACATTGTTAACAATGATACCCATACCTTTGATTGGTTCAACATATGTATCAAGAACACCAATTTGGTTGTCAATGATTTCAGGAGTGTTGTTTTCCTCATCCATTTTATTGAAGTAGTTGTATAAACCATTTCTACTAACATAAGTTTCACAGATTAAGTCAGCTCTAAGTTTAATCTCAGCTCTGATATCTGGAGTGTTAAACTGCCATTGGAAGTCTAATAACATTCTAGATAATTCTCTTTCTAACTCAATTAATACCTCTCTAACGTGAATGTAAGAAAGAGCTGATCTATAAAGAGTTTGAGCTGTATTCTCAGTCTCGATGATATTACCTCTATTTCTCTTAAATACGATAGGGTTCATTTGAGCTTGGTTTAAGAATTCGATATCTTCAAGTGTGAAATCTTGTTCTAATCCAGCGATGTTAGTAATTCTACCATTTGTAACACCAGCAGCGATAGTCCAAGGAGTTATTCCACCTAAGTTAGAGATATGTTTTCTCATATAAGTAGTAGCTACGTGAGATGCTGGTGGCATATCTAATGGTCTACCATTATCATTTACTGTTAAGTAAGGTAAGAAATAACCTACACAAGTTGTTCCTGCTCCGTCACCGAATGAGTAAAGGAATGCTGGTCCACTTTCAGGATCACCACCTTTAGCGATGAATTCTGTTTGTAAAACACCTTCAGAGTTAACGAATGTTGGAGATGATGAGTTTTTAAATGACTTCATTGAAGGCATATTTAAGAAACCAAATGCGTCTTTTCTATCTCCACAGATATCAACATATTGTTGTTTAGATCTTTCTGTTAATCCTAATCCAAATGAGTCAATTAAGTATCTAAAATCTAATGCCTCTTTGTTAGTTAACGCTTTGAATAAAGGAGTTCCTCTACCAACTAAGTTAAGAATAGCATTTTGTCTAGTTTCAGTTCCATCAGGAAGTGAAGCTTCTCTTACTCTAAATCCTTTTAACGAGATTGCTTTATAAGTTGAAGCGTAAACATCAACAGATTTATATCTTGTTGTTTGGTAGTCACCTTCGAAGTTTACTTTCTTGATAGCTGCATCACAAGTAATTTCTACTAAAGAAGTATCACCAGCGTAAGCTCTTTTACTTAAAACTCTTGTAAGTTTTCTTGGATATTCACCGATCTTTAATAAAGAAGAGTCATATTCAGCTTCTAAGAAGTCACCAATCATAACTTCGGTATATCTTTCACCTTTAACAAGTATTTTGTTAGGTACTGGTGTATAACCATTAGCACTTTCAATTTCTAAAGTTTGTTTATAGTTAGAATCTTGACTATTTACATAGAAAGTAGATGCTACTCTAAAGTCTTCTGATGGAGTTGAGTTATTATATAAATGTAGTCTCTCATCAGATGTTAGAGAAGAATCTTTAAAGTCAACAGTAAGATTAGAACCAGTTAAATACATTTTTAAGTAATGTACGTAATCGGAGTGGTCGTTTATAAATGTAACATTGTTAACTACTTCATAAGAAGTTTCTTCAACAACTCTATATACATAATAGTTATCTGGTAAATTACTTCCACTTGATAATTTAAAATCACCAGTTCCATTTCCAGTGTTAGGAGCTCCTAAGTTATCAGAATCAATTGTAAATGTTCCTGTGTTTGTCTCAGCTCCTCTGATTGATATAACTTTACCAATTTCTAATCCTAAATCTTGATTACTTCCTAAAGATGTAGATATAGCTGATGTATCAATTAAGATATAATCATATCCAGCGAATGATGAAGTTACACCAGTGTTAAATCCAGTGATAGATGATAAAGTTTCACCGTCGAAGAAAGTAACACTCACTGTACCACCCGCAACAAGAATATCTTCAGTCATTCTGTTGTTATAGAAATAATCAGATGTATTGATATTACCATTAAAGTATTGAGTATAGAATTTGGTGTAAGGTGATACAATACCAAATGATTGAGTTGCTGAAGTCATTCTTGTATTGAAACCTTCTGTTCCTAAGATAAACTCATTATCTACTGTATAAAAACATAAGAAACCATTTAATACATATGATAAATCAGCTGTAGTTAAACCAGTGTTTAAAACGAATGATTTGTTTTGAGTTGAACTAGTTACAATATCAGTAATAGTCATTCCTGATAAACTATATTTATCATTTCCAACACCGGTTACTGGATCTATTGATATACTTGATGGTTTTAAAACCATAACAACTTTATCTTTATTAGCACTATCTAATATAGAAACCAATTTATTAAATAATTTAATTCTTCTATAAACCTCGTAGTTTGATGTACTTGGTGAAGAATTAGTATTATTAAAGCTTACTTTTATTGATCCTGATCCTAAATCTGAGATGTAGTAATCTTTTCCAGATGCTGTTCCGTGTACTAAATCTAAGTATGAATCATCACCACCAGCTCCGGTGTTATTTAATGTAACATTTGATTGTGTATAACCACTTGTTAAAATAGAACCATATCTTGTTTTAAAGAAAACGTATGAAAGAACTGTATCAGTAGCAGCAACTGTTGGTTTAGTATTTTGAGCAGTTGTTTTGTAAACTTTAAAAGCTCCTGATGAATCTAGTACATAAGTTGCGTAGTAAGAAGCTGTTACTGTTGAATATGTGTAATCAGTAGAATTAACAACAAGTGATCCAGTAGCAGTAACCGGTACGTAGTTATTACCAACAACTAAATATGAACTATCGGTAATACTATAAGTAATTGATATAGAAGATGTTCCAACTGAAGCAGTTCCTGTTGACATAACATCATAAACATATCCTTCTGAGAACCATGCGGTTCTATTATTGAATCCTGTATTACTTCTACCACCTTGAACTCCACTTGGTTCAACTGGAAAAGTTGATACATTATCATATGAACTAACACCACCAAAGAAGTGAGTACCATTTGAATAAGTACCCATTAAAGCAGTTACGTTACCTGGTAAATCAAGTGGAGTTGCTACAAATTCAACTTCTTCTGCTATTGTTTCGTTATAGGATAAGAAGTTAATAGTTGTTTCATTCTTACCTGCTATTGTGTGACCAATTAAGTCGATTTTACCATTAAAGAAATCAGCTTCTGCTAAATCAGCATTAAAAGAACAGAATATACCAGTTCTATCAGTATCTCTATTTAATGTAGTTTCAATAAATATATTTCTACCATTAGCATCTCTAAAATATGGAATTAAAGAAAGACCTTCATAGTAACCTAATAAGGTAACATTTCTATCATTGGCAAAGTTTCTAATTTGAGATTTTCTAAGACCACTTGCGTTGAAGTAAGCACTCCATCTAGAGTCTACCGCTAATGTTTTGTAATCAGACCAATCACCTGCTACTACTACCACATCAACCATGTAGTCTGATGCCCAATCGTTAGAATTCACATAAGCAGGTATTTTATCAATAGATCCATACCATTCTACTAATGTTCTATCAAATCCAGTTAAAGAAGATTTGAATATGAAAACGGTTGCGAATCTATCAGATAAGTTAGTTATGTTTAATAATCTATCAGCATAACCAGTATTTGATTTTGTTAAATTAATAAAAGACTCTGTATCTCTTTTCCAGAAACCAGTTGTGTCAAAAAATCTTCTATATGCTCCTTCTCTTTCGATATCATTTGCATAATCAGATGATACTGATAAAGATTGATATTCAATTTTATCTAAATTATCATCAGTTAATAACAAATTCATTGCGAAAACTGGAGCAGTTTCCAACATTTTTGCAACAGTTCTGTGGAAGAAAGATCCTTTTCTTTCTAGACTTCTGTCTAATGTACCAAAAATATTTTCGAAATCCGTAACATTAGTTATTCTAATAGGAGTATTAACTGGTCCTTTTTTGGACACACCCATAACCATATTAGTTATTCCCTCCACTAAAGGAGTGGCGATAACCGAGTTATCAAATTCTTCTAAAAAGATTCCTGGTCTTTTGTATTTTCCAATTTGAATTGCCATATTTTTATTTTAATTTTTTATACTTAGTGTATATATAAAATGTAAAAAACGATATTTTTCTATTTTTTTTCTTTAATTTCAATTTTCTTGATAAATTCCATTAAATCTTTTTCTCTTTTACTCATCTCTTTTTGAATTTGAGTTATTTGTAGATTAATATCCTTTTCGTTATTTTTTATTTTTTCTTTTGACGTATTTATCTTTTTTTGAATAGATGGTATAACGTCTTTTGTATATCTGTTTTTTATTTCATTATCAGTTGTTGCTGTTAAAATATCTTTAGATCTTATTAAATCAGCATTGCTTGATGCTATATTATTTGTGTTGTTTTCAATCTCTCTTCTTTTTTTAGCTATATTTAGATATCTAACTAAAAATTCATTTCTATCTGGTCCATTTTTTACATCGGTATTACCAAAGAGAGCTTTTTCCATATCATCAATTTTTTTCTGATCATTAGTTTTATAAGCAGCATCAATAGTTTTGTACTTATTATTGAACTCATCAATCTGACTTCTAAGAGTGTTTAATTTCTCTTTAGCCTTCTTAATATCCGATGTGTCAGTAACATTTACTTCAAAGTCTTCAAGATATAAAGACCAATTCTTTAAATATTTCATTATTTAGTATATCTTTTTACTATTGCACTATTATCAATATTTGGCATCCAAGTAGAACCTCTATCAAATGATTGTTGAGCTCTTGTTAAACTATCCCCTTCTAAATTAAAAGGTTTCTTTTTACCATCAACTGTTTTAGATAACCAATAAATACTACTTATTTTTATGTTATCTTTTTTCAATGTGTTATAATTAGGACTTACTACATGATTTAAAGAAATTTGTGAATCTTTTTTGAACAAATTAACAAAATCTTCTTTTTTAATTTTTGTGTAGTGTTTCAATAGCTTGTTTCCGTTATTAGATGCTATATAAACATTAAGTCCTTGGAAGTCACCTTTAATATTTGTTCTTTTGATATTACCAGCATTTTGGAACATTGGGAAAAGACCACCAATACTACTAAAATAAAGTAATCTTATATAACCATCTTTTACTCCAGTTACAATGAAAGTATATTGTGTACTGTTATCAGAAGCTTCTTCATTTATTGTTTCGGATGTTATCGTGAATACATAACCAACTCCTGGTGTTAAAATACGCATATTATCTCTTGACATTGAAACTTCAACAGCTGCATCGTTTATATCACTTTGCATTGCCGCTGCTTCACCAGCACCGTCTTCACCTTCGTTGATTTCGGTTACCGAATTTTTAGCTTTATCATCAACTTCACCAAAATATTCTTCTAAAAATTTAGATTGAATACCTGTACTTGTTCCACCATCTTCTCTACCATATAGTTTACTACCATCTAGAAGATCAAATATAAATCTTCTTAAAGCAACTCCTTTTTCTGGTCTAATTTCATCACCAACACGAAGACCAGTTTTCTTATCAAATATCTCTTGATATTCTCTATTTCCTAAAATATCAAAAACAGCATCTTCCCAAATATTAAATGTTTTTATGTGTCTGTATGGTTCTCCACCACCATTACCTAGTGGCATATATTCCATCGCTGTTCCAGCACTTGGACCAGAGGTACCTCCCGTCACTTTTTGACTTCTTTTTGATATTATTCTAGTTGTGTAGATTTTATAAGCTCTGTTGAATATTCTTATTATTTCAATAATTGGATCAAATCCATCAATAACAAAATCAGTTGATTTAACCTTATCAAATTCAACTCTTAGTCTTTTTGCCTCAGCTTCTTCAATTGTGAACGAAATAACACCTTTACAATTTTTATTAAACCATTCTCTTACTCTTTGTGATACACCAGATCCTCCTTCATTTTGATTAGATTGACTTTCTACTTCGTTATCATCATCTTGGTTATCATCATTATCACCATCAGCTTCTTTTAATAACGTTGTAAACGTATCATATTTAAATAATCTATTTTCTTCAATTTTAATTTTAGATTTTAATATTTCATCTAATGATGATATGAAGTCTTTAAGAGGAACTTTTAAATCACCTAAACCACCTTCAAGATTGGTTCCTTTGAACTGTAAAGCTCTCTTAGCAAATCTAGCAATTTTTTCAGCAATAATAACTCTTTCTTTTGGAACAGAAATATTTAAACTTTCTTTATAAAGAGCATCTTTGTCTTGTAGAGTTCCTTTTTTGTCTCCGACTAAATATCTTTTAATCTCTGAGTATAAAGATTTTATATTATTTTTAGTCTTGGAATCATTAGCATTTTTCAATAAATCACTAAGTGAATTATAATCAACTCCTATACCTTTTTCTTTGGCTGAAATTAAAACTTCTATATCCTTTTTAAGTTTGTTATAAGCTTGTGTTAAGTGATCTTCTCCTGATTTAATAACACCTCTTTCAACACCAGATCCATCACCAATAGTATTTTCAAACAAAAAGTTTTCCATTACTAATTGTAATCCAGGTTGTAACTCTTGATTATCTTTTGGATATTTTTGAGATATTTTTAGATTTCTACTTCTTAAAGTTTTTATATCCAATTTTCTTTTATTTACTTGTGGATTAGATTGTATTTTTTGAAAAGTGTCACCTTTTTGTGTTGTATATGCTTCTTTACTTTTAAAAGTAACTTTTTTATAATTTAATAAAATTAAAGATAGAGATTTTAAGTTTTTGACCATAGTTCCATAAGAAGCTTCGGATTCGGAACCTTCACCTTCTTCTTGACCTTCTTCTTGACCTTCTCTTTTATCAGTACTTCCTTCTTTATCACCAAATTGTTCTAAGAATTTCAAGAATTCTTCTAATTCATTCATTAAATCATCTTTTTTTTCAAAATCTTCAGTTGATTTTAAAGCAGACATAGCTGATTTTGTAAGTTTTTTTAGAACTACTATATTTTCACCATCATTAACCCCTTGTATTAATTCATGAAAGAAGGCATAAACTTGAAGTTTTATTATTTGTAAACGATCTTCGTTACTCATAGCGGATACTCTACCTCTACTTATTATTTCATCAAAAGTAGATTTTAACTGTCTTATAAGACCTTTTAATCTCATTTTACCAATTGCGATCTTAGCTTTTCTTACTAAATGATTAATAAATCTACCTAATAGTGAATCATTCCATCCGATATCATTTACAAATGGACCTGCATTTTCATTTTCATATAATTTAAATTCTTCACCAGAATATGGAGTTTTTTCGTATTTTTGTAAACCAGTAAATTTTGATTCCTTTAAAAATTGATCTCTGTTACTAAGGTATCTCATTATAAAATAATATTTTTTGAATATATATTAAATAATAATTTTGTAAAAAAGAAAAACTTTATTATATTTGTATAAATAACTAATGATATGAACATAAAAGATTTAAATATTAAATTGATTGATTTGAGAATGTATAATGATCAACAATTATCAGTTGTAACTGAGAAGTTAAATCTAGTTGATGGTTGTCTTCAAAAGTTAAAAAAAGATGGATTTGCTAAATTGTGGTTAGATGATGTAAATGGTATTGATGTTGGTTATATGCTTAAATCTGATATGGGAGTTAATAATGCGTTTACTTATAAAGGATTGGTCATCAATGATGGTATTATTCTTTCTAAAAAAGAAAAGGATAGTTTGTTGAAAATGAAACCAACTGTTTTCGATACTAAGAAACCAAAAAATAGATCAGATGTTAAAGTAACTGATAAAGTAGTAGAATCTAAAGAATCTAAAGATGAAACATTTGATGTTGATTCACTTATCAAAGAAAAACAATTATTAGATTCTAAAATATCTAAACTGTTAAAACAAATGGAATCTGAATTGATTTTATGTTTAGAAAATGAAGATTATGAAAAAGCTGCCATTTTAAGAGATAAAATAAATAAATTGAAATAAAAAAGACCTCAAATGAGGTCTTTTTTATTAAACAAGTTCTTCAGCGTCTGCTGGGAGAGTAATTCTCACTAATTGTCTTTCAATATCTTCTTCGATTGGAAGAGACTCGTGAATGAAAGTACTGTTACCCCAATATAAAGTATTTGGTTTAAGATTGTAACTTTCTAATTTAGAAAGATCAATATGTGAGCAATCACCACCTTGGTTTGGTTCACCTTCAAACTCACCATTCCAAGCTTTACAAGCTTCATAAGAAGAAATGATTAACATACCTCCTTTATCAGAACAATATTGTTGTATGTGTTTTTCTCTTGGTAAAACTCTACCATCTTCACCAGTTAACCAGCCGCCTCCGCCACCCCAACCAAATAGGTAGTTACCATCAACGTGTGCACCACCTCTTCTATGAGATTCACCAGCTTTAACTAATTTTTCATCAATAGTGATATAAGCTTTACCAGTTTTCTTAGGTGAGTGAGCTACAATATTTTTTAATGTTTCGTTCCATCTTTCGTATCCTGCTGGCATTTTAGGATCTTCAATAAGGAATTCATGCATATAAACTCTATCTCCTTTATATTCTGGTAATTTAATTTTAGCAATTTCTTTAGATTTACTTATCATAATTTTAATTTATTTTAATAGTTATCATGGAAGTATTTTTTCAAATCTTTCTCAGAAAAATCATTTCTCAATTCTTTATACATCTCGTAAGATGATTTGTTTTTCTTATTCTTCTCGATATAAGATTCAATTTTCTCAACTTTGTCTTCCTTCTTAGCTTCGTTGATTTCACTAAATTTCTTAATGTTCATAGTTATAGTTTATTTTTATTTTGGATTTATGATCCAATTTTTTTAATTTCTTCAGCAATTGCTTCCATCGTAATACCTGTATCACCAGATACAACAGGTATTACAACTTCTTCGAATAACTCATAGAAATATTCATAATCTGTATATCCAGACGGATAATTTAATGTTGGGTTATTGAATAAGTCAATTATTAATTTCTTAACTCTTTTTGAAGAAGGAGCATCAGCAATTTTAAATACAGAATCACCATAATCAAAGAATTCTATTTTTTCAAATTTATATGTTCCAGACTCAATAGAAAATTTAATATTTAAAATTGATGCCCAAAAGAACCCATTTCCAAAATCATCAAATTCATCCATAAACTTATCTTTAGTAGATTCATCAACTGGTATTAAACCAATAAAGAAACCAATATTAAGTTCTGAACCTTCTGTATCTTCATATTGATCTAAAGTGGCATCTCTATCAAATGTTAGGTTTAGATAAAAATCTCCAACTTTACCATTTATATTAGCTTTTATTTTACCATATTTTTTAAACTCCTCAATATTTTTATGCCATTTTACGATAGTTTCATCATCTTCTCTTTTAGAAGCCCAATTTCTTAGTTCTTCAGCACTTGCTTTAGCAGTTTCCATATCATAAAAAGGATCCTTTTCAGCTCTTTTTATGATTTTAGCAGCTGCTCTTCTATAAGTCATTGGATCTAACTCTTCATTAAATTTTTTTAAATATTTCATATTATAATATATTTTTTTTATATATTAAATTCTTGCTTTAAAATTTAAACTTTTTAATCATTAAAAATAGAACTATTGTTATTCGCGATGACCGTTTGACATTAATCGTTAAAGTGTCTGGTTTATTACCACCATGAGAGTAAATAATGTTATATAAAAAATTTATGAAAAAATTTAAATTAAAATTCCACTCAATTGTGGAAATTCCTAGTAATTCTACAAAGGGTAGAAGTTATTCAGCTGTTGTTCAATTAAAACAATTAGTGGATACACATAAAATGTTTAATGGTCAGATTTATGATGTTAATGTAAGAGGACTATTAACAAATTCTAAAAATTCTAAAAAAAATAAAGTACATGTTGGTATAAATGATACTTTAGTTAGTATTTCAAATGGTTCATTAGATTCTATAAACTTCTATAATAGAAATGGTGGTGGTTTGTTAATATGTGGGTCTATAAATGAAATTCAAAATAATGAGTATGAGATTATTTTATCTGAAAGATATCATGGATTTGGGAATGGTCAACAAACAATATCAATTTCAAGTTTTGTTGATAACAAATTTCCTATTAGTGATGATGTTTACATACAATTACAGATAATGGTTGGTTATGATGAAGATGATTCTTATAACTCTTGTAGTTCTCATAACACTTCTAATAAAATCGGTAACAAAGATACAATTTCAAATGATTGGAATGACATGAAAGATGAATTGGATAAACTAGGTTATATTTTAAATAATAAAAAGGATATCACTATAGCTGGTGATAATGTTATAAATTTATGGTCGCAAAACTATTATAATATTATTAATGCTTATTTTAATGAAACTCCTTGGGTAACTGCAAGTGAGGCAATTGAAAACTTTGAAGGTAATGTTATTGACTTTATTTCACCAAGTGATATGATATCAGTGTTTGAGTTATCTAAAGAAATTGATAACTGGTTTGATATTAATTATAAGTCTTATCATGATAATAATTTTTATGATACTGGAAGACCTGGTTATGCTAAGAATGTTTTAGTATTAGCTTATAAAAGATACTATAATCAATATAAAGATATTACAAATGATTCATCATATGGATTCTTTAAATTATTTATGGATAATGTTTGGAAAATTGCTAAATCTGGTGATAAAAAGTTAGACTCTCAATATTATGGATCTAAGTCAAATTGTAATACTATATTCTCAAATATAGAGAATGAATTAAACTCAATGAACAGTCACAAAAAAGATATGGAATTAAAAAGATTGAAAGAAATTCTCGAAAAGAATTCCATTATGGTTTAGTAAGTTATTGAAAATGAATATAAAAGAGAGACTTTTTTAAGTCTCTCTTTTTTTATTTAAAAAATTTTTTTTAAGACTTGAAAAAACTATGGATTTTTTAAGACTTGAAAAATTGATGGAAAAAAATCTAAATATATATGTTAAAATAATATCTTAGATATGAGATATAGTGAATTGAAATATGATAATAAGACTTATACAACAGAGTCTCAAATAATCAAAATACTCAAAGATAATAAATTTTATTGGCTTTTAGATTCTGAAATAGAAAATGCTGAAATAGAAATTAAAAAAGATACTCTTATTTGGAAAAATGGTGAGTATATTTCTGGAAATTGGCATTATGGAATATTCAAAAATGGTAAATTCTACGGTGTGTGGGAAAATGGAATTTTTGAAAATGGTATGTTCTATGGTAAATGGTTAAGTGGTATTAATTTACTTACTTATCAATCATAAAAAATAAGAAACAATTATGAAAAAGAGAAAAGTTGGTTTAAAGCCAATTGGAAAAAACATCTACAATAAAGGAATTGTTAGTGTTTCCAAAGAGGAAAAAGAATACTTCTTTGAAATTGGTAAAGAGTTAACAAGTGATGTGGCAGAAGCTGTGGCTATTTTAATGAGAAATGTGGATTCTAATGAGGCAATTTGGGACTTGGAAATTAATGATATAGTTTATGAAAACTTATCACCTGGTAAATCACTTTTTTGGTTAACTGGTGGATACTTAGAATGGAGAACATTGGAAAATTATAATAAACCTTGGTCTGAGTTATATTTAGATTTTCAAGAGGAGTTTGGTTATCTAATTTTAAATATAGTTAAAAAGTCTAAAACCTTAAACGATATAAAAGAAAATTTTTTAAAGTATTTAAATCTTCCTATTTTGTATGATTTTGCTTTAAGTAAGAATATGATAAAATAAAATTAAACCCATCACAAGATGGGTTTTTTATTTTAATATATAAAATATGGAAACAAAATATGAGATATGTCAAAGTCCTTGGTGTAAAGCCAGATTTGAATATAAAGAACATGAAATGGTTAAAAATGAAAACGGTGATTTAGTTCCACCTAAAAATTGTTCTAAGTGTAGAAGTTTTGAGAATGAACTAAGTGGTGGTATCGAATGGAAGGATAAAGAATATGAAGGTTCTAGATTTGATGGTATGCCACATGAAATAAAATATAAAATTAATAAATATTATTAATGAAAGCACATTTTTTTGATTTAGATACAATAGTTAATATTGATAATAAAGTTTGGATTATTGATAAAAATAATCCAAATAATCCTATAATAAAGATTTCACAATCAGACTTTAATCTAATTAGAAATGGTGTTTATAGAAGTCAAAATCAAAGATTATCTTTAAACGGAACCAATTATTGGTTTCCAGAAGATTTGATGAATCAAATAAAAATAAAAAGTAAGAGAATAAAATTCGATTTGAGTAATTTGGGATTTTCTATGCAGGAATTTTCAAACTCTGAAATAATAAAAGAATTGGATTATGAGATAAATATGGATTTATTTCATAATATAAAAAATACAACAGATCATATTTATATTATTTGTTCTAAAAACAATAAAAAGAACTATGAAATAATAATTGATAAAATAGAAGATAAACTTTATAAATTAGGTTTAGAAATTAAAGATTATTATTTTATATCAGAGACATTTTATAATAGAGATTTAGATGAAATTTTATATAAAAAGATTAGAATTATATTACAACACTTAGTTGGTTATAAAACAGAAGGTGATAAATTCATAGATAATGAGATTGAAAGATATGATGAGGTTCACTATTATGATACTGATTTGCAGAATACTAATATAAAAGTTAATGATTTTCTAAAAACTATTCTGGATAATACAGAGGATTTTCTTAAAAAGACAATCATATCTGAAATAAATTCAATTCAAAAATTTGTTTATATAAACTGGGTTAGTCCAAATAAAGTTAATCGAATTCAAAGTAAAAAGACCTTATTAGAATACTCTAAACTTATAAGAACATTTGAAAGTTTTAAATATTATAGAAAGTAATTAACCTTTTTTCTTTTTATCATCCATATTCAACATGGCATTTTTGATTAAATCATTTAAATCTCTACTGCTAGTAATCATTCCATCATTTGTAGTTGGTTCTTCATCAGTTCCAATTTCTTCAATTTTTGGAGTTGAATTGTCAATTTCTTCATAACCTAAATCTTTTCTAAGAGTTTTATAGAATTTTTCAAGTTCTGTTCTTTGTCCACTTAGAAACTTAGCATTTTCTCTAATTTGACCAATTGTTTGATTGACAACTTCATGCATTCTAGCTGAGTTATCACCATTATCAACCTGTCTTAATTGATTTAAGAAATTTTTTCTAGTCATTTTTGATAAAAAGATAGCTTCTGCGTAAACAGTAGCATCTTCTTTCATTTTGTTGGCGATATAAGGATGTTCCTTTAACTTAGGAACATCTCCTAAATAAAGATCTACTAATGATTCTAATACATCCATTGATTGTTGAGAAGCCACCGTTAGATCTGAATCATAGTCATATATTTCAATTTCACCTAAATCTGGTAAATCTTCTGGTCTTGCTAAATGTGTTGATATATCAAAATCTATTGACTCTGATTGTATTTGTTCAAACTCATCTTTTATTCTATTTCTTTCTTTATCAGCTTTAGACATCTTATTCTACTTTACTTTTTTGTTTTTTTAGAAAATCTTTCAATATCTTATCCATTAGTTTTGACTTGTTTATAAAATTATCTTCACAATACTTTTCAAACTCTTGATAAGTATCTATATCAACTGAAAATCCAACTTTCAATTTACTAATACCTGATTTTCTTCCCATAATGTATATATTATTTCAAAAAAGTGTAAAATTTCCACTTTTTCTACTTTATATATAAAAAAATTATCACTATAAAAAATAATTAAAAATATGGCAAAAAAACACGTAGAAGAAGAAAGACAGATGGTCTTTACCACTAGACTTGTTGATGATGCTACTGATAAAATAAACGACGGTATAGTCCTTAAAAGGTATCAAAACCCTTGGCTAAAAGGTGAAGTTGGTATTAAACGATCAGGTGTTTCTTTTAGAATGACTCCTGAGGAACAACAAGAATATATTAGATGTGCTTTAGATATACATTACTTTACAGAGCAATATTGTAAAACCAAAAGAGAAGATGGTAGTATTGGTTCTATAAAACTTAGAGATTATCAGGAAGAGATATTGGATAATTTTGTTAGTAATAGATTCAATATTCTAATGGCTTCTCGTCAGGTTGGTAAAACTGTATCATCAGCTATTTTTATTTTACACACTATTCTCTTTAATAATGATAAAAACGTAATGATTGTAGCGAACAAAGGTGATACTGCGGTTGAGATTGTTGATAAAGTAAAATCTATTTATACTCTATTACCATTCTATCTAAAGCCTGGGGTTAAAACTTGGAACCAAAAATCATTAACATTTGAGAATGGTTGTAGAATTAAAACATCGGCAAGAACAAAGACACCAGCAATTGGTTTTACCATTGACTTACTTTACTTAGATGAGTTCGCTCATATCCCATCAAATATCATTGAACCTTACTATACAGCGGCTTTTCCAACTGTATCAGCCGTGCAAAACTCAAAGATTATCATCACATCAACTCCTAATGGTATGAATTTATTCCATAAGTTATTAACTGATGCTGAAAGACCAGATGGTGATCCACAGAAAAATAACTATAAACCATTTAGAGTTTATTGGTATCAAGTACCTGGTCGTTTTGTTACTTATATACGATTAAATCCACATAAGATGTATGAGTATGGTGTTACTGCTGATGATATACATAATTTGTGTAAAGAAACTTGGGGTGATTTAACAAAGGTTGAAATGAACTTTAATATTGATCTTCAAAAGGATGTGATACACATATTTAATAATGATAAGTGTACTGATGAAATGGTTAAATCATTGAGTTTTGTTGATAAAAATGGATTGGATACCTCAATTTTAGCAATTTCTGAAATAACAACTTGGAAAGATGAAGCTGTTAAGGATATTGGTGGTGAAGATGCTTTCAACCAAGAGTATGGACTAAGATTTATTAATGGTAGTAAATCACTTTTAAATGAGGCTATCATAGAAGATTTATTAAGAGGTAAAAAACATTTCGCTTTTACTGAATTAGATGAACTTAGAAGATTGAGATTTAGTTATACTGATTTAAAATGGATAGAAGATGATGATACTTTTATACCAATACGAAGAAAGGAATATAAAATTGTACTATCGGTAGATATATCAGAAGGTTTAGGACAAGACTATTCTGTTATTAACATATTTAAAGTTGGTGAGAAATCAACTGATTTAATAGAAGAACAAAAATTTAAGTATAAATCAATTGTTGATTTTTTCCGATTAGAACAAATAGGTATTTATAGAAATAATTTCATTTCAGTTAAGCAATTGGCTGAACTTTTATATCTCATTGCTTTTGAATATTTTAATCCGGAGAATGTTAAAATAGTATTGGAGCTAAATAACTATGGTAATACATTATTGGCGGAGATGCCACATGTTTTTGATGGTAATAATCAATATGGATCTTCAATTTTTGTTAGATATAAACATAGAGTTGATTCAACAGAAGAGAAAGTTGGATTAAAAGTTGGTGATAATAAAAATATGATGGTTAAAGATTATCAAGAATTAATGCAGAATAAAGGATTGGTTATTACCAATGAAGATAATATTAGAGAGATAACAACTTTTGTTAAACATACAACAACTTCTGGTAATGTTAGATATGCGGCTGATGTTGGTCATGATGATACCGTTATGACTTTGGTTAACATGAGTTCTATCTTTAATAAAAATGAATTCAAAGAGATGGTTGAAGAGTGGGGTAATAAAACCAATAAACAATTCATGACTTACATTGAAAAATGTATGAATGAAGGAGATTATATGGAAGGACTTGATTATGGTCAAGTTCTTAAAGCTAGAAGACAGTTTATAAATAGAAGATCGAACTATTCACAAGGTAGTAATTGGTTTGGTAGAAACTAAAAAAAGTCACTCAATTTGAGTGACTTTTTTATTAATTAGCTTCCATTGTTACTGATAAACCAGCATTTTGTAGTTTATCTTTCATATCAGAGATAGTCTCATAGTCTCCATATTTAACATCACAAACACCATTATGATGAACTATAAAAGCACATTGGTTAGCTTGTTCATATTCATGTTTACATACTTTCATTAGGCAAGTGATTACCCAATCAAAAGAATTAAAATCGTCATTGTGAAGATCTAAACGATATGGTTTGGATAAAATCTCTTCTACTTTTGACTCTACTTGTTCTTTAGTTTTTGCCATAGTTTAAAAATTATTTTTGCATTATATATTTATATTAATTATCTTTCAAATGTTTTTTCGGTTTTATTAATAACATCAACAACAGTTATTTTAACACCATTTTCTTTGGAAAATTCAGTTGCCCAATCTTCAAAATGTGGTAGGTGTTCATGTCTATCATCAAACATAATAAACTCTTTTACTTTATGTTCTTTTAACTTTTGTTCAAATAGTTTCAATTTAAATCGTAGAGTATCTCCGCCCCAATTTAAATGAACTTCATCAAATTCTAAATTGTTTTCTTCAAACAATTTATTTATGTTATCAAGCATTCCATTTACTTTAGCTAAACGACCAGTGGCAACAATTACTTTAGTACCGTCTTCGGAACGGTGTTCTTGGTATTTCCTCAAAACCCATTGATTCATAGGTATGTGAAATATATTACTATCAATAGTTTCGGATTTACCCCACCAACCATTATATGGCCACATAGTACCAGTTTTTTCTTCCCATATAGATTTACCTATATCAGCCTTAGGTGTATGGAATAAAGTATCGTCAAAGTCAAAGCAGACAAGTTTCATAATAAATATTTTTTACAAAGATAATATATTTTTTATATATACTGCTAAAAATTATAAAGTTTATGAAAGATTTTAAAATGATTTCTATTTATGTTCTAACAACTTTGTTTTTATTTTCTCTGTTCTTAAATATAAGAAGTTGTACAAAAATAGACGATACTAAGTATGATAAACTACATCAGGATAATATTAATTTACAAAAAATTAGAGATTCTTTAGTGAAAGCTAATTCCAAACTAAAATCGGAATACAAAACTATACAAGATAGAATTGATGAAAGAGAAAAAACTATTGATAAATTAAAAAATGATTTAGATATTTCGAAAGAAAAAGTTAAACAAGCAACTGATAAAGCTAATAGATTAGCTAAAGAGAAATTAGAAGCTGATAGAAAAATAGATGAATTACTCAAAAATCCAATTAGAAGAAATGATGATGATTTGATAGAATCACTAAAAAATAAATTAAAACCATGAGTAAAATATTATTATTATTTATAATGTTGATATCTTTTTGTTCGTTCTCACAAGATTATCCAAAAATTGAATTGAATGAAAAGGGTGAGAAGATTGTTATTTTTACACTAGAGCAAGCACAAAATATAGACAATAAACTAGAAGTATTGGAGTTGATGAAAGTTGCAAGAATAAAATGTGATAGTTTAAATATATCTTATATAAAGATAATAGATGAGCAAAGTAAACAAATAGTTAAACTGGAGAAGTTAAATAGTGAATTGAATAATCAAATAACCGATAAAGATAAACAAATTGAGAATTTAAATCAACAAAATAAAAATTTAACAACCGATGTAAATCTTTGTGAAAAACAAAATACAAATAAAAATACAGAAATTGAAGGTTTAAAAAAAGATATTAAAAAAGTTAAGTGGTTGTCACTCGGTGGTGGTTTTTTAGCTGGTGTGGTAGTTACATTGTTAACAGTTATCGCTTTATAAAGTGAAAAAAATGAGTTTTTATTATTAATATATAACCTATAAAAAATTATGCTAAAATATGAAACATATTAGAACTTTTGAATCTTATAAAACAGAAAAGGTTAAATTAAAATCAATTAATAAATCTGCTTTTGTAGAAGCTATTAAAGAATCAGTTTTACAAGTTGGTGATATTTATAAAGTTAGATCTATGGTTGATATTCCACAATCTTTGATTAACTCTTACGTTAAGAAGGTTAAAGATTCTACTGGTAAAAATCTTCGTCAATTTTTTGGAGATGTTGAAATCGCTGAAGAATTATTAAAATATATTACTATTAGTGGTTTAGATTTGGAAAAAATTCCAGGAAACGCTTTGATGGGTGGTGCTCAAGGACAGACTCAAGGTCAAGGACAAGGACAGGCTCAGGGTCAAGGACAAGGACAGGCTCAGGGTCAAGGACAAGGACAGGTACAAGTAGATACTCAAGCCGAAGGTCAAGGACAAACTCAAGGACAAGGACAAGATCAAGGACAATTTGAAGAACCTCAAGGACAAGCTCAGGGTCAAGGACAAGGACAAGCTCAGGGTCAAGGACAAGGACAAGCTCAGGGTCAGGGTCAAGGACAAACTCAGGGTCAAGGACAAGCTCAAGAAGAAGGAGAAGAAGGAGAAGAAGAACTTCCATTATAAAAAAAAGAGACTTTTAAGTCTCTTTTTTATTTAATAAGAATTTTTACCAGATCCAGTTATATATTTAACTGAGTTACCTAATTGTGCAAACATTGGCTTTCCCGTTTGTAAACAAATTGAAATATCTCTTGTATTTACTTTTAATTTTATTACGGGTATTCTAAACTCGTCTATAATAGTTAATTCTAAATTTGTCAAATCAACATCCTCATCGATGGTAACTAAGACACATTGTTCTGTTTCAGCTACTACATCCCACTTACTTAATAACATAATGTATATATATTTAAGCAAATATAACACTTTTGTTTTTAATATATAAATAATGATAATAAAATTATTTGAAAATTTCAAAAGTCAGTCTGAATTAGAACAGATTATTAATAAATATTGGTTTTTAGATCCATATGAGTTTAAAGATGTTATTTTATCATCCTGTGATTCTGCTAAAATTTTAACACCAATAGATATAAATTTTTCAGTTTTATATCCATATCCGGATAGTAATATGGATCATTGTACTATGATAAGTTTTGATGGTGATCAACTCAAAGTAGGACCTTGGTTTGATAATTTAGAAGGTATAATAGAAAGTGAAAGATATGAACTATTAATTGAATTGTGGGTTGATAGATGGGAACATATAAATGGTAATGATATTGAGGAACTTTACTTGGGGATAAATCAGTTTCTTAAAAGATGTGAAATTCCTTATTATTCAGCTTATCCTGATTTCATGGATACTCATATTTATTTTGAATATAGATATACTTGGGAAAAATAATTTACAGAAATGAAGATTTGTTGTACTTGTAAACAAGAAAAAAGCTTTGAACTATTTGGGAAATTAAGCTCGAGTAAAGATGGATATAGACATGATTGTAAAGATTGTAGAAAAGTTTACTCTGAGAAAAATAAAAATAAAAATAAAGAGTATAAAAAAGAATATTATATTTCAAATAAACAAAAATGTAATGATAAAAGCAAAAAGTGGTATATAGATAATTTAGAATTTAAAAAGGAATATGATAGAAATTATGCTATTTTGAATAAAGATAAAAAAAGTGAAAATTATAAAAAATGGAGATCTGATAATCTTGAAAAGATAAAAGAGTATAAAAAGAATTATTATCACAATGTTGTTATGAAAGATCCTAATAAAATCATCAAAAATTCCGCAAGGTCTATGGTTAAAAGGTTTTTAAAAGTTAAGAAAACTAAAACAAGTGAAATAGTTGGATGTTCATTTGAAGAATTAAAATTACATTTAGAGTCGAAATTTGAATATTGGATGGATTGGAATAACTATGGTTTATATAATGGTGAATTAAATTATGGTTGGGATATTGATCATATAATACCACTATCTTCTGCTAAAACAGATGAAGAATTAATGAGTTTAAATCACTATACTAATTTACAACCTCTTTGTAGTAGAGTCAATAGAGATATTAAAAGAGATAAATTAGATTTTAATTTTTAATATATATATTATGAGATATTTGAAAAGGTTTGAAAAATACAATATTGATAATAATGATATTCTTATAATAGTTGATGTTCAAAAATCATTTAAAAAATTTTTCACAGAAAACTATTTAAGTGAGTTAAAAAAATATTGTAAGAATTTCAATAGAGTTTATCAAATATGGGATAATCATCATCTAGGTAAAAATGTTGATAAAGATTATTTATATGATAAAGATCCTGAAATTCCAGTTCACAAAGACCTTTATCACTTTCCAAATCAGAAGGATTTAATTGAGAAAAGGTATAATTATGACGTTAACGCTGACTTTTTCAAACCAGTTTTGGATACGGATGTTTATGAAGATGTTAAGGAAAAAGAAGATAAAAATGAATTAGTTAAAGGTGATAGTTTTCCAACTAAAGAAGGTACTATGATTATTTATATTGGTAATAATCATAAATGGTATCACTTACCTAAAAAACTACATGATTTATTTATTCAAATAACAGAGGCTCAAAGTGTTAATGAAGAATTAGGTGAAGTTAGAGATGTTATTCTAGTTGGTGGTGCTGATAGAGAATGTTTAGAAGATGTTGAAGAGGCTGCTAGAGTTATGGGTGTTAAGTTAAAAAGAAATGAAAACTTCATTTATTCAGCAACTTTTTGTCCAATAAAATAAAATATTAAATTATGCCATCGAAAAGTAAACAACAGTTTAGATATATTTGGGCGATGCGTCGTAAATATAAGTCTAAAAAGAAGGCTCCGAAAAATATGAAGTGGGTTTTTAATAAAGATTGGACTGATAATATAAAATTTAAAGATTTACCTAAAAAAATAAAAGAAAATTATATTCATGATTTTTTAAGATTTATAAATGAACATTATAGATTTTAAGCAACTACCAAGAATACATCCAAATCTCTTATTTGAAAATATACTTCCATGAACTCCTGATACCTTTCTGGATCTTCAAAAAAGCTGACTTCTAATGTATATGGAATTCCATTTATTTCTGGTATATAAGCTGATATTTGAGCATTTAACTCATCTTTAATTGTTTCTGCTGAAAGTCTAGTTTCATATAAATAGTAATTTAAATTACCACCAAAATCCGGCTGAGCAAAAACCTCACCTTTATTAGTGAATAATATCATTTCCCACTTTTGAACAATTACTCTTATAACATCATCTTCTATTAGAGTTAAATCTTTAAATCTTGGATGTTCTGGGTATCCTAAATAAAAGTCAGTGAAATTATAGTTTGCCATAAACTATATATTAATTTAGTAATTCCTTTAATTTTCCAATTATTGTCATTCCTAATATTAATGGATCGGTTGTATTTGAATCTAATTTCGATGAATAGTCTGTTATGATATAATTACATTCAAATAATTTATCAACTTTATCTGGATAGTTATTAACAACATAATCAACTAATGGTCTACCTAATATCTTGATCATTTGATCTATTTTTTCAGCTCCAAATGTACCCATTAAAAAGTGATAAATTTTATCATAATTAGTATCGGTATTGAATAAAACATCATACAGTTCTTGTTTAACCTTATTTGATATATTTCCGCTAATACTACTTGTACCAGTTTCTAAATAATCTTGTAATTCAACTAATGTATTTCTGAAATCTGGAAACCTTTTTGTCACTATTCTTATTAATTCTTCTTTCGGAACATCTTTTCCCTCGGCTGGTAGAATAACACTTTTAATTCTGTTAAAAAATTCTTTTTTGAGATATCTTTCTTCTTCTACACTTTCGCAATCAAAGTTTAACATTTTTATTCTTGATTTTAATCCACCTCCAATCTTTTCTATGTGATTTGTTGTTAGAATAAAAATAACACCTTTATCGTTATACTTTTCAATAAAAGCTTTAAACGCATCTTGAAATTGAGCTGATACTCTTTCAAACTCATCTAAAAAAACATATTTAACATCGGAATCACTAAACATTGGTTTTGTTCTACAAAATGTTGATATTTCTTCTCTTAAAAAGTCAATGGATGTTTCTTCTGAGCAGTTAACTTCCATGAATGGAGTTTCTTTTGAGTATTTTCCGATTAATATTCTAGATAAACTGGTTTTACCAGTACCCCAGTGACCATAAAATATGTAGTGTTGATTAACACCATTTTCGAAATGTTTTCTAATTCTTGGTAAAAGAATTAAATCCTCAATTTTTTTTGGTCTCCATTTTTCCCATAATAATAAGTTAACTGCCATAATATTCCTCAATTTTAGTATTCAATATATGTGATAATAGAAAGAAAGTTTATTTAATATATATCATTATGATTGGTGAAAGATTTAATTTTGAAGATGTTTTTTTCAGAGATTTAACTGTTTGTGTACTTGATACTTTAGAAGGACAAATTAAATGGTTAAATAGATTTACATCGGGTGATGTTTTTGTACAAGTTCCTATTTATTATTCATTGACTGGTGATGAAAGATTTCTTTTAGATTCATTTTCGGATGATATTGTTTCTGAGAATAGATATGTTGAACTTAATACTGATATTATACCAAGAGGACATCTAACACTAACAGGATTTAATATAAAGTCTGATGAATTTGCTAACCCAAATGTTTGGTTGAGAATGGTTGTTGAGAATGAGGTTGAAATTAGAAAAACGTTAGCTAAGGTTAGAGCTGTTCCAATTTCTGTTAACTATGACTTAGAAATACTACTATCATCTGAGATTGATACATTCAAATGTAGTCAATCTATAATGAATACCCTTTGGATATACAAATTTATGTACTTTGAACATAATTTTATGAACATTGATGCGGTATTGACTATGCCGGATAGTAATACAGTTCAGATGTCTAGAGAGAAAAACCTAACATCTGATAATAAAATATCTTTGAAAGTTTCTTTTACGGTTGAAACATATTATCCAGCATTTAGAGCGGATAGAATAAATGATGTTGGTTACCCAAGATCTTATGGTAGTGGTGAATCAGATTTAAATGGTTATGATATAAATAGTAAGGTTAGAGATTATGTTTCTCCACCTCTTCCTAATTCATTGACGGGTCAACCTGTTAGTACGGATCCATATTCTATACCTGGTGTTAATATAAATGCTAGAGTTCCAGATGTTGCATATGGGGTAACTGGTAGTTTTTACAATACTTACGGATCTGTTGGTGGTTCTGATTTTTATGGATCGTATGCCAACGCAGACTTTAGATCTATTCAACCAAAAAGAACAAGATGGTTCGATACAATATTACGAGCTAGAGAAAGAGCTAGTGGTAATTACAATGATCCAAATAGAGGTAATCCGGGTCAATAAAAAATGGAAAAAAATGATTTTTTTGACTTAATATATACTCTATAAATTAAAAAAATATTACACAAATATGAAGAATCTAAAACTTGAATTATTTAACTTTAAGAAGAATTTAAGTCTTGAACAAGACGAGATATCTGTAATAGTTGAAGGTCACATGAATGCTTGTAACGAAGCTTCTGAGAAAACTATTATTCTTTCTTTAAATGAAAGACTTAAGCCATATACTTATGATAAAAGTGTAAAGTCTCTATTAGAGAATTTAAATGATGATATGAAAAATTTTGAATTATTATATGAATTGAAAAATTTATATAATGTTCTTAATTCGAAAAATCAAGGTGAACTTTACAGACAACCAATTAATGTACTTTTACAAACTATTAACTTAGAGAGTGATAATGATAGAATGTCTAAAGTTCTTAATGAGTTATCTGTTTATGACTGGGTTCCTGAAGTTAAATTATTTGTACATAACTTAACTAAATCACCTGAACAAAAAACTAACTTATTGAGTGGTGGTAAAGGAGAATCTATTTTTACTATTGTTGAATCTGTTGAAGATGGACATATTGCTTTAGTTAAAGATTCTTGGTTCCTTTTAACTGATAACAATGTTGAGAAAACTCTTTTAGAAAACAATGTTAAAAACGAAGAGGATTTAAAAACATTGAGAATGTTAGAAACGGCTATGAAATATGCTACTATTACAGAAGATAGAGTTAATTTTAGAATTTCTGAATATTTAAATATTGGTTTATCAGTTGCTAAAAAAGGTAAGGTATTTGTTAATGATGATGAAATGAATGAAGAAACTACATTAGAAAGTTTATTTAATTCTCCAATTATTCCTATTGTAAATAAAAACTTTTATCCAATTTTATTAGAAACTTCTAAAAACTTAGATAAATTTGTTGAATTAGATGTTGTTAAAAGAGTTAATAACTTAATTAACCCTTATTTAGAGTGTTTCGCATTCAACTATAAAAACGCAACTTTCTTATACAGATGTGATGAAAGATATGGTAATTCATTCTTTAAATACGAATCAGCTATAGAATTGGTTAATGAAGTTAGAAATGAATTAAACTATGATCTAACTTATTTCTTCGAAAATAAATTAGGTAAAGAGTTAATAGTTAAAAGAAAACTTGAAGATAAAGAAAGAGAAATTACCTTAAAATTAGAAGATGTTAACTTTAACATTGATAAACTTAAAGGTTCTATCAAGATGATTGGTGAATCTGAGGTTTTAACTACAGCTTTAAATAATCTAAATAAAAGAAAAGAAAATTTAGATGCTGAGTTAAAAGGTGTTAAAGAATTACAATATAAAGAAAGAATTAAATTCTAATTAAATATAAATATTTTAAAAACCCTCTTATTCAAGAGGGTTTTTTCATTTAAACTTTTTTTTATAATTAATATATAACATGAAGGACATCGAAAATCATAAGCTTATGATGTTATAAGCTTAAAAAATAAATGATTATGGATGTATTTAAATAACAGAGAATTATATATTGAATTAGTAGTAAGTAAAGCACAAGGAAGATTAACAAGAAATGCTCAAAAAATGTTAGAGCTTCTTGCTAAGAAAACAATAAAAAAAATGAGATATTGGTCTAATGATGATAAATTAGATTGTTATCAAAGTGGATTACTTTATGTATTCCAAAACTGGTATAACTTTAATGAAGAAAAATCAGTAAATGCTTTTGCATATTTCACTGAGATCTTTAAAAGAGGAATAGCAAAAGGATATAATGACCTTTATAAAAAGAAAGGTGATAATGAACACCAAATTAGATTGATCTCTATCGAAGGTTCTAACGAAGGTATGGGATTACACTCTTTATAGAATATGAAAAATAAAGACATAAAAGATTGGGATAAAGTGACTGTTCAAGTTTTATTTCCATTTGATATAGTCAGTTCTCCGGGTTTTAGCGGGGCTAAATTTGAACTTGAAGGTAGAATAGGTAGAATAAAGAGAAAAATCAAAAGTATATGGAAGGGAAAAACCCAGTTTTAAACTGGGTTTTTTCTATTTTTCTTCTAAAATTTCTTCTTCTTTTAAAATTGTTGTAACCATTCTATCAACAATTAAGTATGGATATTGATCATATCATACCAATATCTTCTGTAAATAGTGAAAATGATGTTATAAGGTTAAATCACTATACTAACTTACAACCATTATGTAGTAAAGTAAATAGAGATATAAAGATTGATAAGTTTAATTAAAACTTTTTTATTAATTTTAATACAAAGTTTAAATATTATATTATGAATAAAGTCGTATTACAATTTTGGGAAGAATCTATTCGAGGTAAGTCTCCAATACAAGATGGTTGTTCAATACATTTAGACACACAAGAAAGAATTAAATATATAAATTCTATTTATGATGGTAGAAATGAAAATAATATACCAGATGAATATGAAAGAACGGTTGGTGATGAGCTAGTTGCTTTTATAGAAGATTCACTCTTTGAAAAACTCACAAAGGATAAATCAATTAGAATATATCAACACCAGTTTAAAAATTTGTTGAATATGTCTGAATTAATAATTAAAGAAACGATATGAATACATTGTTCTATTTAGCCTTAATTTTATTTACATTAAATGAGATTTTTTATTTTTCCAATAGAAAAAGATTAGATATATTTTTTAAGAAAAAAGATTCAAGTCAAATAAAAAAAATTGATATACTTTATTACTTGATAAAAACAACTTCAATTATTTGGCCAATAATTGGTTTATTTTCAAGTTTTAGTGTTTTATTTCTTATGATAATATTATTAGGATTTACAAAATTTTTACTTTATCATATCTCAAATAGAATTTATAAAGTTTATGTAGATCTACATCCTATATTACTAATATCAATTTATTTAACTATATTATTTTATAGATTTACTTAAACATTAAATTTCTTTAGGTGTTCTTCTGTTATGATTATAAAGTCATAACCCTTTTTGTTACACCAGTTTATCATTGTTTCCCATTTTTGTTTATTTTTATACGCCATTTTTAGGTCATACTCGAAGTTTTTTAACTTCTTACCTTTATCCTCAGGTACTTGAAGCCTACCTTCAGTTAATGCTTGTACAAATGCGTATTCTTTTTGTGGTTTAACTTCAGCTACAACTTGTTTCAAAACACCATTAATTCTCATTTCATAATAAAAATCAACATGATATACATGGTTTTTAACTCTTGTATCTCCATTTTCAAAGTGTGTCATTTGATATGGTATCTGTAAGCACTCAGCACCCCATTTAGTTATTTCCGGTTTTAAATCTAACCATGTCATTATCTTTTTCTCCCAAGAACTTCTATAAAAAAGACCTCCTTGAGTATTTAATTTTATTACCTTGTCTTTATTTTTTGGAATATAAAGACCACCGTGATATTTTGAATTATTTGGCTTGGAATTTAACATAAGTTTATTTCATTTTATTTATATATAAAAGAAAAAACTTTCTATGGGTGCTTTAGAAGAAAGAGTTAAATTAAGTTTATTGGTACATGGTAACGGATTAGAAGAAAATTTTAAAAACAATTCACTTGAGTTTTTAGATAAGTGGAGTAAGAGTGATAAGATGTTTAAAGCTATAAATGTCTCTGATATAAAACCAGGTGGTTTTTATTTTATTCATTATAAAGACCCTTCTAAATGGATGGAGTATTCACCTGTATTTGTTGTTAGTTATAAAAAATTTGATAATAAAGTTATCATATTTGGTGTTAATTTAAACTTTATACCACTACAAATAAGAAGTGCTATCTTTGATCCTTATTTCAAAGATGAGTTTTTTGACAATGATACCTTTCTGAAAGTTACTTATGATGGGATGTATAAAGAACTATTAAAATGGAAATTTGAGTATTCTTTAATGGAGTATAATGCTATACAGATTTATAGATGTCATAAAATACACATGAGTCAAATTCCAAGATTTTTATATTCACAACACCCAAAGGCCGTATATGATCCTCAAAAACTAATGCAGATATGGAATGCTAAATTAGAGACAAGAGATCAACGACATAATGAGATGGTACAAGCTCTTATTTCTGATTTTTATGATGTTGATGGTAAAATCAAAGCTCAATATGAAGCATTAAAAGGACATATACAAAGGATAAAAAATTCTTTAAGGAGATTTTAAATTAGATTAAAAAATTACTATCTTTGTATAGTTATTAAAAATCTATAAATATGAAATATTCTACTTACGTATCAGCATCTGAAAAAGTATCAGCATTTGGTCAAAATGATTTAGCTAAAAGACTTATTGAACATGCTAATTTAATTGAGCAAAAGAAAATTGAAGATCTAAAGTTTGATATTTTAGTTGGTAAAGTAAAAGCTTTTGATAATGCTATTTTTCATTCTGTTAGGGTTTTAAGAGAAAAAGAAGCAATTACGGTTATGTTCATTTTCACTTCAGGTCAAAATACTCACAGAATTAATTGTACCTTAAAACAAAATGGTGAAATTGTTTGGTGTGATGGTAACCTTTTTAAAAACAGATCATCTGTTAAAAACTTTACTAAGTTATTTTATCACTTAACTAATTATAATAAAGACATTAGAAACGTCTTGAAAGAAAGTGAGATATCAGTGAATAGTTTGAATGTTGTAAATAGAACTTTTTATATCTAAGAGTATGAAGTATGATTATGAATTAATTAAGGATTTTATTATTGAGAAAGATCCTACTGTAAAAAGAAAAAATATCATTTTTGAAAATGTTTATTTACACAATGAGTGGATAATGGCCCCTTATAGAGAACTTATTTGGTCTAATAGTTTTAGTGTAAAGTTAGAAGACTACGAACTTAGACTAAAAGAAAAGTTGAGAGATAATAAACTGAATGAATTAGGAATATAGAAAAAGAGACCTTTGGGTCTCTTTTTTCATTTTAGGGAGTTCATATTTTTATATATACCATTAAAATTTATAATTTTTAATGGCTTCATATAATTATACAAATAATAATAACTCTCAAGGTGGAATGGGTTTTGTGAATTCCGCTGTAGAAAATAAAGGTCTTTTTAGTAGAATATTAAGAAACTTATCTAACTATGGTATGAACTACGATGATATGATCATCAGAAATCAAGTTGGTGTTGGTATTAACGAAGATCCTTATGCAGCGAGAGGTAGTTCAATGTATGACTTCTTTTCTCAAAGAGCGGTTGCTTCGGTTTTAAATAGAAAATCTATACCTTATTTGGATAAGTCTTATCCTGATAAAAGAAGAATACTAAGAGAATATTCAATTAAAGATGAAATTAGAGATTTTATTAGTGCTATCGCGGATGAGTCCATTGTTTATAATGATACTAAAGACTTTTGTTCACCATCACCATTATCTTCTGACTATTCACAAGATATAAAAGATAAATATCAAGAATTTTTTGAAAAAATATATAATAAGTTTGGATTTTCAGATAGTGTTACTGCTTTTAACATGATGAGAGACTTTCTTATAGATGGTTATTTGGCAGTTGAATTAGTTTGGGATGATAAAAAGAAGAATATAATCGCATTTAATAGGTTAAAACCAGAAAGTATTGTACCAGCTTATGAACCAAACGTTGGTCACTTATGGATTCAGTTTCCTGAAGATCCGCAGTTGAGAAGAATATTTTTAGATTCTCAAATAGCATTTATTTCATATTCAACTCAAAATGATTTTTCTGAGACTTCATATGTTGAAGGTTTAATTAAACCTTATAACCAGTTAAAAATTCTTGAGCAAACAAGAATTATGTTTAATATAATGAATGCTACTGTCTATCAAAAATTTACTATTCCGATCAAAGGTTTATCTAGACAAAAGGCGGAAGAACAAATAGGTCAATTGATACAAGATTATTCAGAAGAAATTGAATTTGATGATACATTGGGTACAATTTCTATAAATGGTGCTAAACATATTCCGTATAATAAACAAGTATGGTTTCCTGATGGTGATGCTGGTACTCCTAATATGGAATTAGTTGCTCCTCAAGGACATGATATAAATGAAGATGGTATGTTGAAGTGGTTTCACATGGCACTTAAAAGAGCTTCTAAAATTCCAATTAATCGATTTGAAGCTGAAGGTGGTGGTGGTACTTTTGTTGCTGATCAAGCTGGTATGACAAATGATGAAGTTAAGTTTCATAATTTTATTGGTAGATTAAGAGCAAATTTTAAAGAAATTATAGTAAAACCTCTTAAACTACAAATGTTAGTTGAATTTCCAGAACTCAGAGAAGATGATATTATAATGAATGAGATAGATATTGATTTCAACTCAAATCAAATTTTTGAAGAGTGGAAAAAGATTAATAATTTAGCTAAAAGAGCTGAAGCAATTGGTACACTTACTGGTATTATGAATGGTGAAAAACCTTATTTCCATATTGAATGGATAATGGATCACGTATTTAAATTAACACCTGAAGAAAAAGCTGAAAACCAGAAATATTGGGCTAAAGATGCTGCTGGCGCCGGAGCCGCTCCGGGTGCTCAAGGTGGTGCTCAAGTCGGTGGTGAAATGGGTGCTCAAGGTGGTGCTCAAGTCGGTGGTGAAATGGGTGCTCAAGGTGGTGCTCAAGCCGGTGGACAAGCGGCTCCTGAGGCTCCTGCTCAAGGTGGTGGACAAGCGGCTCCCGAAGCTCCTCCAGCTCAAGGTGGTGGTGCTCAAGGTGGTAGTGAGTTTGAATTTTAATGATATAAAAAAAGTCTCAGTGAAAACTGAGACTTTTTTATGCTACATTCTTTTCTGTTTTTATATAAAAATGACTAAATTGATCCTCAAAGAAACTCATAGATATATCTACATCAATTCCAGCATCTAATAATCCAATTATTGATCTACCCAATTCTGTTTGTAATGGTCTCCATTCAATTTCTAACTCATCGACAATATCATCTTTTATAATCATTGTGATTCTTTTAACCGAAAAAACCACATCAGATAAACTCATATCATTTGATTTAACACTATCAATTTTACCCCATTCATTAATATCTTCAATATCAAATTGAACTCTTTTACCTTCTAGTAAAGAGTTCAACTTAATTTCTCTTTTAAATTGTAACCAGTTGGGCCACTTTTCTAATTTATTTTCAAATTGTGATAATTTAATTCCTTCTAAATAGAATTTTTTAATTCTATTTTTTAAATGAGAATCCTCATTATCTACTCTATATAATTGTCCCATAATTAAAATTTTAAAAAATCGATTTGTTTCTTTTCTAAATCAACTGACTTAACAACAACCTTTATTGGATCACCTAATCTAACTTTATCACCTAAATCACTAACAGCATAGTAATTATCTGGATAAGCCATCCATTTTCCTTCTAAACTACTTAGTTTTATTAAACCTTCACATTTACTTTCAAACAATTCTACATAGATTCCTCTATCTAATACACCTGAAACAATTCCATCAAAAACTTGACCAATTCTGTCTCCTAAGTATTCAGCTTGTTTATACTTAATAGAATCTCTTTGAGCTTTTGCTGATACTACTTCTTGTTTAGATATCCACTCACATTGTTTTTCTAATTCGTTTGGTTTAACATCTTTACTATATCCCTCACTTTTCAATGCCATTGATAATAATCTATGTGTCAACATATCACTATATCTTCTAATCGGACTTGTGAAGTGTGAATAGTGTTCAAATCCCAAACCATAATGACCAATGTTTCTAGTTGTATATTTAGCCTTTTGCTGAGCTCTAACTATTAAAGTTGTAATGATGTTTTCCTCACTAGTTCCTTTGCAACTTTTCATTAGTTCATTTATAACTAATTTAGTCTTCTCAGGTGTATCACCGTAATTTACTTCATATCCTAAAGTTGATATGAATGTTTTAATATGTTCTAATTTAGTTTCATCCGGTTCTTCGTGAATTCTATTAACACAAGGTAACCCTCTAGACTTAATAAACTTAGCAACTTCTCTATTCGCTAATAACATATATTCTTCTATTAAGTGATTAGCTTCTTTTTGTTCTTTTAAATAAAGTCCAATTGGTTTTTTATTATCATCAGCTAATTTGAATTTAACTTCAACACCACCAATTTCCATGGAACCTCCTAACATTCTTCTTCTTCTCATTTTTAAAGCTAATCTGTGTAATTCTAAAATAACCTCATCACAATCTTTATTTTCTTCTGATGCTGTTCCTCTGTCGATAACTTCTTGAGCCATTTCATAAGAATAGTCTTTATTTACGTTTACAATAGTTCTACCAAACCAAGTGTTTTCAATTCTACCATTTGTATCTAATTCAACTATAACAGAGTAACATAGTTTATCACTACCTGATTTTAAAGAACATATACCATTACTCAATCTTTTTGGTATCATTGGCACACATCTATCAACTAAATAAACAGAAGATGATCTTTTATAAGCTTCTTCATCTAAGGCACTTCCTGGTTTTATATAGTGTGTAACATCTGCGATATTTATAGAAACATATCTTTTACCATCTTTAAATTCTAATCCGATTGTATCATCAGCATCTTTTGAATCAAACGGATCGATACCGATTGTAGTTATATTTCTCAAATCTCTTCTTTTAGATATCTCTTTCTCAGTAATAACTTCTGATATTAACTCTGATTCATTTAAAACTTCTTGTGGGAAATCCACTGGTAAGTTATATTCATACATAATAGCGTTCATTTCGGTTTCATTCTCACCAACAGTTCCTAAAATTTTAACAATTTTAGCATTTGGTGATTTTTGACCGTTTTCCCAACTATCAAATTTAACAAGTACTTTTTGATTATCTTCTGCTGAGTGTTTACCTTTTATATAAAAGTCAACGTGTATTTTTGAGTTATCTGGTATAACAAATGTGTGATCTTTTTTAACTTGAGTAGTTCCTACAAATTCTAATTTAAATCTTTCAACTACCTCTATTACTTTTGCTTCTAATTTTTTTTCTCCTTTAAAGAGAACAAATCTTACTTTATCTAAGTGTAGTGAATTTAACGTTCTCTTTTTATGTACGAAAAATTCTTTTCCATCAACTTTGACAGTTGCATTTCCGCTAACGGAGAATTCTATTTGAGATTCAAGAATATCTCCTTCATTGTATTTAGCCATCTTTATTTATTTTATTCTTTTTTGATATATTATCTACACCGTATTTTTCAACTAAGGTATTTTTCATTTTAGATAATACTTTTTTATTTTGTATAGGATAATCAACACCAAAGTTTTTTCTTAGTGTTTCTTTTCTTTTTATTTCTGAACATTTTCTACAAAAATAGTCTCCCCAATTCTTATTGTCGTATTTAAGATAGTTTTTATATATAACCTGTTTTTCTATACCACAACTATCACATTGGCACTTTATTTTATGATGGGAACCTTTCGAAAGTAATTCTACTGGTATGGTAATAACCTCACCCAATCCTATATCATATCCTAAGTCTTCATAGTAATGAAAATTGGACTCACTAATCTTTACATCTATTTCTCTAGTTAGAATCATTTTATATAAATATACATGTATTTTATTTTTCATTTTGAAAATGTTTTAAAAATCATGATTTAAAAAGCCTTTTGGTATTTATAAAATTTAGTTACTGTAAAAAATCCATATAGAAAAAAGAGGAGTTTGATAAGGCAATATATACACTATAATTTATACAAAAAATAACTATTTTACATGAAACCAGTCTTAATTGTAGAAAATTCAACTAATTCTCTTATTGTTGAGAATAATTCGGTGAGTAAAGATAAGTATGTATTAGGTGGTATATTTACAGAATTCGGTGTTAAAAACCGTAATGAAAGAATTTATACAGCTGAAAAATTCTTACCAGCTCTACAAGAACTTAACGAAAGGATGAATGGGTTAGGTGCTGTGTATGGTGAATTTGACCATCCAGACGTATTTGACACATCTCTTTCAAGGGCTTCACACATAATTACTAAAGCTAACTATGTTAAAGAGGCTAATAATGTCACTGGTGAAATCAGATTATTAAGTACTTATTGGGGTAAAGAAGCTAAGGCATTGGTCGATGACGGATGTCCTGTTTTTGTTTCTTCTAGAGCCGCAGGTATTACTGAGTCTGACGGATCAGTTTCGTTAAAGAAATTATTTACTTATGATATAGTTGCTGATCCAGGTTTTGCTTCAGCTAAAATGAGTGTTAAAACACTTAATGAATCACTAGGTTATGATAATCCACAATCCAACTTTAGGATATATGAAATGTCCGATGAGTCAAAAATAAATGATCTATTTAACATGAACAAAAATGAGTTTGTTACTAAGCAACAATTAACTGATTACTCTAAGTATTTAGTTAATGAATTAGCTTCTACAAAGAAAGAAGTTAAGAATGCTATTTCTAAAGGTAACTTAAGCCCTAAGAAATTAGAACAACTACTTGAGTATTATGATGAATTAAACACTACTAATTCTCAAGTTGTTAAGTATTTAGATTATTTAGCTGAAAAAGTTCAAATTATGGTTAATGAGAACAAGTCGTTAAAAGAAACAACTGACAAACTTATTAAACACAATGACTATTTAGCTGAAAATCTAGAAAAAGCTGTTAATTACTCTGAGTATTTAGCTGAGAATTTAGATAAGAATATCGCTTATTCTGAATACGTTGCTGAAAACTTAGATAAAAACATCGCTTACTCTGAGTATATCGCTGAAAACTTAGATAAGAATATCTCTTATTCTGAGTATATCGCTGAAAACTTAGATAAAAACATCGCTTACTCTGAGTATATCGCTGAGAATTTAGATAAGAATATCGCTTACTCTGAATACATCGCTGAAAACTTAGATAAAAACATCGCTTACTCTGAATATATCGCTGAGCACGTTGATAATTCAATTGCTTACTCTGAGTATTTAGCTGAGCACGTAGAAGGTAATATCGCTTATTCAGAATATATCGCTGAACACTTAGATGATAATATCGCTTACTCTGAATATATCGCTGAGAACTTAGACAAATCAATCTCTTACGCTGGGATGATTGCTGAGAAATTAAACGGTGGTAAATTATTCGAATCTGCTGAAGAAGCTTTCCCAACATTAAACGCTGCTGGTTTTTCTTCTTTAGAAGATGAGGATGAAGAAGAAGCTTGGGGTTCTGAAGAAGAAAACGAAGATGAAGAAGAATACAATGGTATTTCTCACGTAGGTTCTGAAGAGGCTTATGCACACGAAGAAGATGAAGAAGATGATGAAGAATGTGGACCAATGGACTATGAAGTTTCTGGTGACAATGATTCTGAATTATCTGAATCTATTAATAAATTAATCGAAGAGGCTAAAAAACGTAAAGTTTCCGAGACATCAGATTTGAATTTCTTAAAATTCTTATCTAAATCACAAGTTGATAGTTACTATGCTTTAACTAATGAAGAACAAGAAACTGTTAAACTTCACATAAACGAAAGAAGTTACTTCACACAAAAAGAAGTTCTTTCATTAATTTCTGAAGCATTATCAACTAAAAATGAAACTCTAGAAGAAAGAGTTATCAGAATGATGCCTGAAAACACTAAGGCTATCTGGAATCAGTTAAATGAATCAGCTAAAAAATCTATGTTATCACAAGCTAGATTATACCCAGCTGAAATGTTAACAACTGAGTCACAAATTGAGCATTTCTGGGCAACTAGAAATCTTAAAACAAATGAATCTGTAACTAAAAAATTAGTTTCACATGATGCTTTAATTCAAGAAGATAAATTATCTGACAATGATGTAAATGCTATTATGGAAAGATTCAAAAACATCTAATCTATAAAAAATCCACACTTGAAAAAAACGAGTAAAATTAAGGTAATATATAGATTATAAAAAAAATAAAAAAAAATAAATTAATTATGTCACACATTAGAATAGACAAAGCGAAAGCAACTAAGAAATGGGCTCCGGTTCTTGAGAACATGGGAGTTACAGGTGATAGAGTTGAATGGATGGCGGAATACGCTGAGTTTCACTCAATCAATGAAAATGCATATGTAAATGCTTCTAACGTAGCAGGTATGGGTGCTGTTTTAAATCCAGTTATTGGTTCAAATACACCTTCAGGTGTTACAGTTGGTGCAAACTGGGGTGGTGTTGCTGGTTCAGGAGACGTTGGTCAAAACCTTTTACCAGTAGCTATGAAAATCGCTGCTCAAACAATCGGTTTAGATTTAGTAGCTGTTAAACCTTCTCCAGGTCCGAAAATTGATTTACTTTATATTGATTTCCAATATGATGATACAAGATTAGGCGCATCTGATGAGAGACCACAAGTTTTCAAATTAAACTTAGACTCTACTACATTAGGAAATGTTACTACAACATTAAACACTAAATTATCTGGATATAACATTACTCAAACAAGTGGTGGTCTTCAAGGTGGTAGAGTATGGGTTACTTTAGGTACTGCATCTAACACAGCAGGATCTGAAGCACCAGTAGGTGGTGAGTTTACTCAAACTGAGCCTTCAAACAAAGCTGCTTACGCTGAGTTCTTAGGTTTCTCTCGTATCGATGGTTACCCAATCTTCAGAGCTTACAGACAAGCTAACACATCTCACACAGGTGTAAACCAATTTACAACTGCTTGGGCTTTTGACTCTACAAGAAATACATTCTCAGCTACGGCTTCTATGTCATCTCAAATCGTTCTTGTTGGTACTCACTCTGTATCAGGTGCAAGTACAAAAACTGTTGAATTAGTATCTGCATTAGAAGATCATATCCCTGGTTTCTCTGCAAACTGGACAGGTGTTGCTACTTCTAACGCTGCTGGTTCTTACCCAATGGGTAGAGATGCTGACGATGACTCTTACGCTGGTGTTATCGGACCAAAAATTTCTTCTAAAACTATCGCAGTTGGTACTATTGAAGTATCTTCAGCTTTAAGAAGAACAGAAATTGAAGATATTAAAGCTAACACAGGTATGGATATCGTTCAAAAAATGGAATCTATCCTTGTTAACGAGTTATCTCAAACAATTTCTAAACAAATCGTTGCTAAAATCTTTGAGATGGGTGCGTTAAACAGAACATCAGCTCCATTAAATACTTCTTTATCAAGTACTTTAATTACTGGTTCTGCTTCAACAATCTTTGACTTAAACACAGCTTATGCTAGTGCTGCTGTAACAGGTGAAACTACACACGCTGTTCAAAGAAAGTTAATCACTAAGATTGCTCACGCTTCTAACTACATCGCAACTGAAGGTCGTGTAGGTCCAGCTCAATACTTAATCACAAACGGGGGATTAGCTGCAGCTTTACAAGATATCGCTGGTTACACTATTAACCCAGTTAAATCTAAATTAAACGGACAAGGTCAATTATATCCTGTTGGTTCAATTGGTGATATTTCTATCTATGTTGATCCATACATGAAATATAACGACAACAGAATCGTTTTAGGTAGAAAAAACAATCCTGATCAACCAGGTATCATCTTCGTACCTTACTTAATGGCTCAATCTATCTCAGTTATTTCTGAAGCGACTTTCGCTCCAAGAATGTTACTAAGATCTAGATACGCAGTAGCTGAAGTTGGTTGGTTCCCACAAAAACAATTTATGACTATCGTTGTAACTGATAGAAATCAATTACTTAACTAATAGTTAATAAAGATATAAAAAACTCTCCTGATGGAGAGTTTTTTTTGTTTATACATTTTTCAATTTTAATATATAAACTATGAGAATTAAAAGATTTAAAACGTTTAAAGTATATGAGACATCTACAAGCACTCCAAAAAGTGATTTAGAACAATTCAAATTGGATGGTTATGATATAAAACATAAAAAAATATCAGATTCGAATAATCCAGAAAATGTATATGATGTCTATTGGGGTAGAAATGCTAAAAGTAATGATTTTCTAACCACTATGTATTCCGGTAAATTTGCTAACCCAATCGGTGGTTCAGAGCCTAGTAAAAATGATATTTGGATGCACGCTACAAGTATAAAAAATCCTGATCACTATTATAAAACTAATGGTGAAGAAGTTACTGGTGATAGAATTATTGGAACTCATCTTATAATTAAAACATTAAAAGATGATATTATACCAGAGAATGTTATTCTACAAGCTGCTGACATAGTTAAAAAAAACAGTCATTTAGAAAAGATGGAAAGTAATGAAAAAAAGAAATATTCTTTAAATGACCTTTCAAATTGTGATATAGTTGTTTGTACAAAAGATTATGTTAGTAAAAAACAAGGATCTGTAACTGGTCAAGTGCAGGTAGATCATACAAATAGTAGGTATGTTAGATATTCTAAAGGTAGAGTTGAAATAACTCATTAATTGAATTTAATATATACAAAAAAAGAAATTTTAAAAGATGGCGGGAGAACCAACAAACTTACCAAAAATAAAATTATCAAAAGCTTTAATAGATGTATTAGAAAAGCTTAATGATATGAATGAATATATTGCTTTTGAAATATTATGTTTAGATGATGAAGATACAGAATATTTCAATGGATTGAAAATAACAAATGTTGATGTTTCTGATAAAGATTTTCATTTTAAAGTAACAACAAAAGATAAAGGAACAGTTGATATGAAATGTGGTAACTTTATTAGATATTATTTTCATAATTATTTTACATCAGAAGATATTCAAAACTTTGTTACTTTGTATAATAAAGTTAAAAAAGGAGAATCTGTTGAAGATGAAAAAATTCCAATTAAGGTTCCTACATTTGAATATAATCCATTAGATCCAAGATCTACATTCCTTTCATTAGTTACTAAAACTTATCCACATGGACATGAAGATGAAGTTCTTCAATTCCTACCTGAATTAAGTAAAGATATTGTTGGTAACTATTATAAAATAATTGGTGACAATCCAACAACTATGTTTACTTGTCACTTAGATACAGCCGATAGAAAACAAGCTGTTACAAGACTTTTTTCTGTTCAAATTGATGAACAAGAACACATCGTAACTGATGGAACAACAGTATTAGGTGCTGATGATAAAGCAGGAACAACTGTTATGTTATATATGATGGCTAAAAATGTACCAGGTCTTTATTACTTCTTTATCGGAGAAGAAAGAGGTGGTATTGGTTCTAGAGCTTTAGCTGATAAATATGATGAAGTTAGTTATTTGAAAAATATTAAAAGATGTGTTTCTTTTGATAGAAGAAAAACAATTTCTGTTATTACCGCACAAGCTGGTGGTAGATGTTGTTCTGATGAATTTGGTAACGCACTTTGTGAACAATATAACGCAAGTGGATTGAATTTGAAAATTGACCCTACTGGTGTATTCACCGATTCAGCTTCATTTATAGATGATATTCCTGAATGTACAAACGTTTCAGTTGGTTATTTAAATGAGCATACTGGTAAAGAAATTCAAAATATGGATTACTTAATAGATTTATGTAAAGCTTCTGTTAATGTAGATTGGGCTAACTTACCAGTTGTGAGAACTATTCAAGATAGAGCGGCTATTAAACAGATGATATCTAATGTTAAAACATCAAATAAAGAATTTGTCGATGCTTTAAAAGGAGTTAATTTAGATAAAACTATTTCAACTGATCACGGTAATGTTTATGTAAACTTTGATTTAGAAAATGAAGATATTGATACCATTTTAGAAAGTTTAAAAGAACTTAGAAATGTTATGAAACTTCACAAAAGACCAACTTCTTGTTTATTTGATGAGACATATTTACAAATTATATTGGGTAAAGATAGTTCATCTAAGACTAATAGAACTTATAATGATCCTTATGAGTCAAATAAATTGAAGAAATATGACCAATTCTTAAATGAAGAGTGGGATAGATGGGATGATGAAGAGGAAGAGGATTATGATCAATATGAAGATGATGACGATAATAACACTGATGATATTGATAATCTTAAATATCTTTTGAGAAAAATGATTACTCAAGCTGGTATCAAAAACTGTGAAGTAACAAATACTGGTATGAATTTAAAAGTTCAAATTATACCAACAACATACGGAATGGTTAATTATTTTTATAAACTTGATGAAGTTATTCATATCTATGAAGTTATAAAGAAAATTGATAAAGATGTCTTAATTGATTTTGATTTGGAATGTGATATATGGGAAACAAGAAAAGTAGAACCACTATTTATATTCAACTTCTACTCAATGGATGATGGTGATATGCCAGATGATACTGATGTATTCTAAAATATTAAATAACTCACTTTGGTGAGTTATTTTTTTTAATAAAATTTTCAACTTTTTTGTATATTTAAAATATTATATATACATTTGTAGAAATAATTACAAACAATATGGGGAAGTCATTAGATTCGCCTAGCAGATTGGTGGTGATTATGCAGGTATCGGGTTGTCGAATGTCCGATTTATAAATTAATCGATAACTGTCGTAAATGGCAACACAAATGAAGTAGGATCTCGTGAAGATTTAGTAGCGACCCTAAAAGCAATTGGAGTTAACACTCCAGAGTTAGTTTAAGAGAAACTAATCGAAAAAATTCTCCAACTGTATCACACAGACCAAATGTGAAACCAGAATTGTTAGAGTGATGGGTCAGTTCAACTAACTATTTTGTAAGTTTAGAAAAACTCTACTAAACCTGTGAAGATTAATTGTTGTCATCTGAGTAGTACACCCGGGGCGGTACCGGGTCTTCTCCACAAATTAAAACCCCACAACATTGTGGGGTTTTTTCATATAAAATACTATGAGTTATATAAATAGATTTGATGGTAGATGGAATTTTCTATCCAATTTCTATCCAGTTGAAATAGAACATCAAGGAATTAAATATCCAAGTGTAGAACATTTCTATGTAGCACAAAAATGTAAAAATGATCAAATGATAAATGGTATTTATTACACACCTGCTGACTTTAAAGAAATGATTGCGAAAACACCAAGTCCAGGTCACGTTAAAAAACTTGGTCAAAAGTTAAAAGTTCGTAGTGATTGGGATGAAAAGAAATTAGAGTTCATGAATTGGGGTGTTAGAGAAAAATTCAAAAATGATAATTTATCAGAACTTCTATTAAACACAGAAGATCTTCAGCTAATCGAAGGTAATTATTGGCACGACAATTTTTATGGGTCATGTTATTGTGAAAAGTGTGGAAATAAAGGTAAAAATCATCTTGGTAAAATACTTATGAAAGTTCGTGATGAACTAAGAGGAATTGAAAAGAAAACTGGTTTAGAACAATTTTTTAAATAGGTTTTGTCCAACCTTTATGCGATTTTATCTTACCACTAGCAACTAAGCACAATTTAGAATTTGATAAATTGTTTTCCTTACAAAACTTTGCCATATTTATAAATGTTATAAGTTCACCATCCGGATTTAAAAGTGTGTATTCCTTCTGATTTGCTTCTATAGCTGCATTTATAGTGTTGTCAGATGGTTTTTTACCACCAAACGCATCTCTCCATTTTTGTTTTGTTTCCTCTGATGGAACCCATCCTTTGTGTGAATCTGATAGTTTTTTTATAGTTTCCTTTGTTCTTTTTTTACCTTTATTCGAAATGCTAATTTTTAGTTTAGTCTCCTCTGATAATTTTTTATTATCACCACCATTTTTTATATTATAACCCTTTGGTGATATACAATCATAATATTTTATGTAATATTCCTCTTTCATATTTAACTCCTCTATATTTTCAGCACTATCAATTTCCTCTATCATGAAATTTTCCACACCATATTTTATAATCGCATTGGTTATAGCCATTACATTTCTTTTTATAGTTGACTTCCATGTGTGTCTTCTCCACCTCTTATCCAATGTCTCTATTGTCTGACCTATATAGATCTTATCATTTATTATATTAGATATTTTGTATATAATCATATATTTTATTATTTTTATTTATATATAAATAAACTTATCATCCCAGTGATTACCTTAAACTTTTTAATAAAAATGATTATAAATCATAACTAAAAAAATAGAAAAGTAATATGTGTGCGATGATATCATATTTCGGTGGCAAGAGTTCAAATGTTTTCCACGAATTTATAAATAAAAAAATACCTAAAGATGGTAGTATAAAAACTTATTTAGAACCATTTAGTGGATCTATGGGAACCTATTTAGATGATGATACATTAAAAGTTGATACTGTCATTTACAATGATAAAAATAGACATCAAGTTAATTTATATTATTGTTGTTCAAAACCTCAAGAGTTTCTACCTTATTTAGAAAATCTAAAAAATACTCTCTTAAAAACAAACGAAACAGAAGCTTTAAAGAAATGGGACTTCTATAAAGGCATTTATAAAGAATATCAAAAAAATGAATTCTTAGATAATATGAATTTTGAGATTGGTGATTTTGAAAAAGCTGCTATTTACGCATTCTTAATTACATCAGCTCACAATTCAGTTTATCCACGAGGTGCTGGATTCAATGGTTATAAAAAAGATAAAGATAAATTAAAGTTAGAAGTTCTTATTGATAAATTAAAGAAGAATAAATATACAGAGAAACTACAATCTATTAAAGAGTTTACTAACATTGATTTTGAAGATCTTATTACAAAATATGACTCAGATGATACTTATATCTATTTAGATCCACCATATGCGAGATTTAATGAAGGTAAAGGTGATGATGATGCTAAAAGGTTGTTTTGGTATGGTGCTGATAGTGATGGTGTATTTGGACCAGCTTCTCATAGAAGATTATTAGAGTTGATTAAAAAGTCAAAGTCTCGTTGGTCTTTATCATATTATTATTTCCCTTTATTAGAAGAATTGTTACCAAGAGATAAATATATGTGGTTTGAGAAAGAAGTATTTAGAAGTTCCGCACAAGGTGGTAATAATTCTGATACTAAAAAAGAACAAGAAAAGGGTGTTGAGATTTTAATTCTTAATTATAATCCCGAAACTGGTGAAAAGATAAATTAATTATGTATAGTGATTTAATAGAAAATATAATCAAATCTTTAAGTTTTGAAAACAAAGACTTTTTAATTTTAGATGATAAAATAACGTCTAATAAAAATAGTGTGAGTATTTCAGTTTCAGTTCCAATGACTGATGAATATATAGATAAATTTATTAGTCAGATTAAATATGAGATTTTAAGAACTTTAATTAAGTATATATTCAAAGAGATGAAATATAATAAAGGTTTTATCGATTTGAGAAATATTGGTTATTATGAAAAATTAAACATAACTAGCTTATATTTATCAAAATATAAGTATAAAAATTTAGTTAGTTGTGCTAGATTGTCAGCTGAGTTACAAGACTCATCATCTTTTCATTTTTTTAATTTCAAATTATCTAAAAACACATTGAATACAAATGGTTATATTTATCCAGTTGGTAAGTATTTAGATTTTGAAGTTTATGTTGATCCATATCTTAGGTGGGATGATGAAATGATTTATTTATTTAATGATATACGATTTAACATAAATAATTTTCAATATGAAGTTCGTAGTGAAGCAACTTTTCAACCAAAAATAATTATTAGTTATGATTTTTATTTTGAAATAAGTGATAATGAAGTAGTTTATGTTATAGATGATGAGTTTCAAAAATCATCACTAATTCTATTATCTCAAATGAGAGACGAAAAAATAGATAAACTTTTAAATGGCAATTAAACCAAATAGATTTGAAATAAACACTCCAAATGGAGATTCATCAATTTTAGTTGATCCAGATGGAAATGTAATAGTTAAGAAACTAGTTTTATTAGATGATAAAACTGGAGGTAAATGGGAGGTTAGGATTTCAGATGGTGAAATCTACTTAGAACCTCTTGAAAAATCTGATAAAAGAGATTTTAAAATTAAAAAGATTTTAAATGATTGATGAGTTAGATAGAATACATAAAATGGGTTTTATTGTAACATTAGATTGGAATATGTGTGTTACAATAAATTATCCTTTTTATCACACTAATAGTAGTTTTGGTCATGATTGTAATGTCTTAGTTTGTCAATATGATGATTTTATCACAAATATATCTTTCGCTGAAATAATTATAATGAGTTGTGATATATTTTATGAGTGGTATAACAAATATAAGACGATTTTAGACGATATGGTAGACCCAATTGGATTTTCTGATATATCACTTGGTAATATAACCAAACGTGTTTATAGAGACTTAAAATTAAACAAACTATTATAAAAAAACCTCTTATTTAATAAGAGGTTTTTATTTTATATTCTATTTAATGTTTTCTTTAATTCTTCTAAACTTTGTAGAACTTTATCTTTTTGAGCGTCATCTAATTTCTTTTTATAAGAAGCTATATCAGTGTAACCTAATCTACAAAACTCCCATCTTGTATTCTTAAATAAACTTAATATAGATTTAATTTTTTGTAAGACCAATTCAACGTCGGATAAGTCATTTAGTTTACCAAATGATTTAATTTTCTCATAAACTTCATTACTCAATTCAATCATTTTTTTCAATACTAATTTATCATTCCATTTTATTTCAGCATTATCAATAAAAGATTGTATTTGTTTATTCATAGTCTCATTTTCAGTAAAAGACTGTGTAAGTAATATCAACAATATTACCTTCATCATCTAACCATATTTTAGTTAGTTCATAACCATCTGGTAATTCTGGAGCTTCATCAACAGTAATTTTTCCCGTACCATTACATTTTGTACATTCAACACTTCTTGATCCTTCACCCCATTTTCTTTTTATTTTACCACCAGTACAAACGTCACCTGGTACAGCAACGTCACTATCTAATAATTCTTCTGATTTAGCTTTACAATCTACTGTTTTTGCTACAGAACTTATATACTTTTTAAGTGCTGATGCGTACGGTAAATACTCGAAAAAATCATCATTTAATTTTGAGAAAGGATAATCATATTTTTCACTAAATGCTTTCATTAGTTGAAAAAATCTTTCCTTACCATCTTTTGATAAATACTTTAGAGTCTTAGACATTATATTAGACTCAAATGCTTCAAATAACTTTAAATATTTCATTTAGTATATATTATTTTAAAAAACTTCTTTTCCATCATGACTTGAGAATTCAAAGTCTAATTCTGATATACTCTGTTTTTTACCTCTACACCATTTATAATATTCGTCATGAGAATTAAATGATCTTATTAATCCAAGAGAAGATTTGGCTCTTATTTTATCAAGATGATATAAATCACCTATTTCACCAATTAATTGTTTATATTTTCTATCAAAATAATCTAATTTATTAGGTAAATAAAATGGTATATTGTATATTTTTATATAGATATAATCTTTTTCATCATCAAAAGCTCTTTCATTTGGTATAACTCTAAAGTCAATACCATCATCTTCAATATCAGACATGATCATTTTAATATGATCTATATCAGATTTAAAGTCTCTACTTCCAAAACTTTCAAATAATTTAATATATTTCATAGATTATTTAAAATCTTTTCTTATTAATTCTATTATATCTTTTTTTGCGTATTCATAACCAACACCCTCTGCGATAGTTCCCATACATTTAAGTTTTTTAATCTTTTTAACCAAATCTTTATATTCACTAGATAATGACTCTTCTAAATTATCCATTGAATCCAATCTATCTTTAATTTCATCATCTGAATAATCAGTTAATTTATGAGTAACTGTATTATATTCAGTTCTTTTATTACCAATATGTTGTTGGTCTTCTGAATTAGGTTTTCTTTGTAAATCAGCTTTAGCTAATTTTTCTTTATCTTGAGCAAAGTCTTTAAAATTAGCAACTTTTCTATTTACGTTAAATACTGGTTGATTATCTTTATAAGTCATTATTAATCTTTATTTTTTAGTTTTCTGTCTAATAATTTAGCTATATTAGAACCTATGAAATAGTGTATATTATTTAAGGTATCAGTTTCAACAGTTTTAATTTCATCCATAAAACGAAACTGCATTTTATACTTATCAACATCTTCTTTATCATTAGCCTCAATTTTCCAAATAGACATTTCAATAAAGTAGTTATTATTTATATTCACTTTAAAATCAAATTTTGTTTGATCACAAGGAGTTGTTTTAAACTTAGGACTATATTCAACATCAAAAATAGAATAATCTGTTATCTTTGCTCTTTTCATGTAATAGTTTAAGAACATTGCAGGTGCTTCAATAAAGTCAGATAAAATCTGAATATCTTCACCAAAGTCATTTGAGTCAACAACATCTTCTATTTTTTCTTGAAGATCTATAACATTATCAAAATCAATTTTGTGATAAATACAGTTTATATCATAAAGATAAATAAATGAATTATCAATTAAATGTCTTTTACCAGCATCAACTTTAAATATAAATTTAGTGTGTATTATAGTGGAGTTTTCGGTATTTAATCCATGTAAAGAAATAATCAATTTAAGAAAATCTCCATCATCTGGAGTTTCATAAACTGTTTCAACTGATGAAACTTTACCATCTTCTTCACTGAAGATTTCTTTAAACATATTTTCTATTTCAGATATCTTAATATTCATCATCACCATAATTATTTTTAATAGACTCGAATTGTTTATCATATGATTTGATCTTCATATCAATAATCTTTCCGATATATCCATTCCTTCTTAACAATTTGAACAATAAATTACCTAAAGATAATTCACCACTTTCTTCTAATCCACTTTTTCTTAGGTTCTTAACTTTATTCCAAACCTTTGTTAGCTTCTCATTGAATTTATCATACTTATCTTCATTGATTTGAGATTCTAAATCATCAACCATCATCATAATAGATTTAGACTTTTCTCTTAGATACTCCTCATCTGGTTCAAATTTTACTTTCTCCGGTCTAACATTCCACTTATCTTTCAATAATGAGAATACACCTGTTGATTTGTGTGGTTCATCAATATCTTGTATATAAACCTCAACTTCATATCCCTTTATTTTTATATCATGTTCGTCATTCCAATTCTTTTTTGCTGAATCAACATACTTTTTAACTAATTCAACATTATCATCAACATCATCGAAGTCGATTAATATGTGTAAATCATAATCTGAATATTTTTCAGACCAATTGTAATTAGCTAAAGAACCAGTTAGTATTATATCTTTAACATCAACATTTAAATCTGTACTATTATAAAAATCTTCAGCTATTTTCAACAAGTTTTCTCTGATTTCTGGATCAATTTTATTATCACTCCAAACTTTAGGATTTAACTCATCTTTGATGTAAAAAGATTTAATGGGTTCAAAATCACTTTGAACAAATTCAAAATATTTCTTCATAAATTATATATTAAAAATAAAAACTTATTTATTGATTAATTGGAACAACATCAAATATTGAATCTAAACCATTATAGAAATAATACGGATACATATCTTCAGTTGCTACGTTCGTATCAAATATTATAAGAATTGTTCCTGAAAATCTACGAACTTCACCAATTCCAATATATTCTTGCTTAAGAACTAATTTTTGAGTTTCTGGATCAAAACTCGGTCTATTAACACTAAAATCTCCTACCATAATACCATCTAAAAAAGTTTTCTAATCTCATCTGTTCAGATGAATTTACCCAATAATCCAATGTTAAAAAAGCCGCCATATTTGAACCACCAGCCGTTTGTGATGAGTTATTACCTATATTGTATGAGTTACCAACAAATGTTGATGTAGATCCACCAAAGGTTGTAGTAACTGGCGCCATATTCAAATTACCATTTAACCATAGCTCCATTTCCGATCCTTGACCACCAGGTTGATATAACCTAAACTTCACTGTTAATAAATGCCAGTTATTACCCTCTAATGTCGAATCATATGTCTCATAAACAGATGATGTTGAAGTTGGATTTCCTATAAATGTTACTCTTATTTTATTACCACCAATTGATTCAACTCTTATATCTCCTACTGTTGTTGAAATTGTTGAGTCAACACTATAAAATAAAGTTGTTGTTGATGTAGTACTTAATCTAACAACCATCATCAAAGTTAATTCATTTTTACCAGAGCCCATTGTTGATAAACTTGTGTATATTAAATCGGCTCCTGAGTTAAAATCAATATAAGCTTTATTATTATAAACTCCACCGTTACCTGAATATGGTGGTTGATATGCGGGTGATGATAATATAGTAAAGGCGGTTGCTCCTGATATCAATTCTGATAAAGCGGTTATTGTAGCTCCTGCTCCGGTGGCAGTTGCGTAATCAGCCAACCAAAAAGAACTCGGTTTTTTACTACCTTGAAGTAAAGTCGGATCTTGTATTTTATTGTGCATTCCAGATTCACTTACAACACCTTTCTTTAAACCACTTTCCATTCTAGAAAAACCAAAACCAGTTTTAGCACCTTGTAGTCTACCTTGTTTTAATCCATCATTTTTACCATTTCTACCCATAAACTTCTCCAATCGTTTTTATTGTTATAACACCAGTAGTTGAACCTGATAATTTACCAGTTATACTCCAACCAGCCGGTAAATTAAAATAATAACAAGCACCCTCCGAGTCAGCAGTTCTTGTAAATAAACCCTGTATCAAAGCATCATAAAATATATCACCTGATGCTATGGTAGTCGCATTACCAGAGTTTGCTAATATAGATTCGGTATATAACAAGTAACTATTTACACCATTACTTAATTTAATAGTCATTGTTCTTGCGGTACCATCTGTACTAGTAGAACTAAGTCCATAAATTCTTCTATCATATATTGATGAACTCAACAAGTCAATTGTATTTGTACCAGTTGCACTTGAAAATGTTGCGGACTGTTCAAATCCACTTGATGTATGTCTTATATTATAACTATCATATATTTCTCCAAATGATGTAAATGTCATCTCATTACCAGTTGATAAAGTATTCGTATAAGTAAACTTCATACTCCAAGTTTTTGGTAAATTAAAATACCAAACCCCCATATTATCAGCCATAGAATTTGTTAATAAACCACCAAAAACCGATTTAGTAAATAAATCAACTGCTGAGATTGTTGATGTGTTACCTGAGTTAGCCGGAACATCTAATTTACCCATTTGATAATTTGTGGTTCCATCACTTAACCAAAGTGTACAAGTTAAGTGGTTAACCGCTGATGTATTTGCTATACTAATTCCATAAATTCTTCTATCATAACTTGAAGTAGCTGTTATTATTGCATAGGCAGTACCAGATGAACTTGACGCTGTTAATGATATACATTCTAAGTACATTGAATTTGATAATAATAATGAATCAGCCATAGTAATTAATAATTTTCTCCATAAACAAAAGTATGTACGTACTCACCAGCACCTGGTGTATTTGTCAATGACAATTGTATCTTCCAATTTGCAGGTAAATTAAAATATGGTATACCATTAGCATCTCTTGTTTTACAAAAAACAGATTCACCCATTGTACTAATAAAGACATTAGTTAATCCAACAGATGTACTATTACCAGAGTTGGCAGCTAAGTTGACATTACTAACTTGGTATCTATTAATCCCATCGTTTAAATAGACTTTTACCGGGTTAGCTGCATTATCAGCATTGACAACACTTATCCCATATACTCTTCTATTTGAAGAAGTTGCTCCCAAAATATCATAAATAGTACCTCCTGTTCTAGAAGCTGTCGCTACTGTACATTCCATAAAACTACTAGATGTGTATGTTAATTTATTTCCCATTATGCGTAACTTTCACCAAAAACAAAAACATTTAAAACCTCAGCACTCGCCAATGTCGTGTTGTATTCCATTTGAACTTTCCAGTTAGCTGGTAGATTAAAATATGGAACGCCATTAGCATCTCTTTGTTTTTGAAAAATTGAAGCTCCATATACACTACCCATAATATCAACTGATGCGACAGAAGTAGAGTTACCAGAATTCAAAGGAACGTTTAATGTAAAAGCTTGATATGATGTCGATCCATTATTCAAGTGAATTTTAACGGTTTGTGCACCTGCATCAGTTGATGTTATAGCCATTCCATATATTCTTCTATCATTAGCATCCGAATCTAAAACATCATATTTAGTGTTATTTGATGAGTTACTAGCAGTTGATGCTATAAATCCTTGTAGAAAAGGTGTACTTGTAAATGTTAAAGTATTTGCCATTTTTATATACTTTTTTAGAGTATATATTTTAAATACTCTTCTCTATTAAGTATTATTTGAAAGATAAAGTAAAACTGTTTGTGTTATAAAATCAGCAGTGACATAATTAGAAGTTGTTCCTGAGAATGTTCCACTTATTCTAGTAGATCCTGTTACATTTAATTGACTACCATCAAATGTTAAATTTGTTTCAACATTTCCATTTGGCTGAGATCCATTTAGAGTTATTACTCCATTATCTGTTGTTCCAGTTAATGTTAGTAAACCAGAAGTTCCTGTTGTTCCGGATGTTCCATTAACACCGGAAGTTCCAGATGAACCATCATTACCGTTAGCACCACTTACACCGGAAGTTCCAGATGAACCAAAAGTTCCAGAAGATCCATCGTTACCGTTAGCACCACTTACACCTGAAGTTCCAGATGAGCCGTTAGCACCATTAACACCATTAACACCGGATGTTCCAGATGAACCATTACCACCATTAACACCGGATGTTCCAGAAGATCCGTTAGCACCATTAACACCAGAAGTTCCGGAAGATCCGTTAGCACCATTTACACCGGAAGTTCCGGAAGATCCGTTAGCACCATTTACACCAGAAGTTCCGGAAGATCCGTTAGCACCATTTATACCTGAAGTTCCACTCGATCCATTTGGACCAGAAACATTGAAACTTACAAAGCATAAGTCATTATTTGTAAAGTTTGCATCTGATATAACATTAGACAGTGTTATTGTCCACCACCCTGTATTATCTTGTGTAGTGCTAAATTCATATGTTTGAAACCAAGTTAAGTCATTTTGTTTTGTTATCTTAATAAAACCTCTTCTAGATGTAGATCCATAGTTAGATAAAGAATTTAAGAAACCTTGTAAATTGTTATTACCTCCTTTATCAAACTGGTCTATATATAGTAGAGTAGCGCTACCCATAGTTAGGTTATTTAACCTAAAATAGCCTGAACCAGGATCTGATCCTGTTGTGGATGTACTATAATAATATTCAAAACTTGCAGAATCTATACCATTTGAACCAGATACACCACTTGTTCCTGATGAGCCATTAACACCTGAAGTTCCAGAAGATCCGTTAGCACCACTTACACCAGAAGTCCCAGAAGATCCATCATTTCCGTTAGCACCATTTACACCGGAAGTTCCAGAAGATCCGTTAGCACCACTTACACCAGAAGTTCCAGATGAGCCGTTAGCACCACTTACACCGGAAGTTCCGGATGAGCCGTTAGCACCACTTACACCGGAAGTTCCAGATGAACCGTTAACACCATTAACACCGGAAGTTCCAGAAGATCCATCATTACCATTAGCACCACTTACACCGGAAGTTCCAGATGAGCCGTTAGCACCACTTACGCCGGAAGTTCCTGATGAACCATTAGCGCCATTAACACCGGAAGTTCCAGATGAACCATTAACACCTGATGTTCCACTTGTACCGGATCCACCAACTCCACTAAGTAGATTTGTTCCAACACCAGCAGAACACTCCGTCAAATCAATATATGCTCCTCTTGCTGAACCACCTTGTTCAAAAAACCTTATTTTATTTCGATAAGAGTCTATTGTTATACCCACACCATCAAGTGTATTATTAGTAACTGATTTATTTAATAATATTTCACCTCCTTCATCACCAGATTGATATAATAAACTTAATTTAGCACCATCAAAAGTTATCAAAGATTCTGAAACAATACCACCAGAACCATCTGATGTCAAAAGTTCATTATTAGATCCGGATACACTCATTGATGTTCCACTTGTGCCGGATGTACCATTAGATCCGATACCAGATGTTCCACTTGTTCCTTGACTACCTGATGTTCCTGAGCTTCCACTAGTTGCACTTGTTCCGGAAGTTCCTGCACTACCGCTTGTTCCTGTAATTCCACTAGTTCCAGAAGATCCGGATGTTCCAGAAGATCCGTCACCACCATTTATTCCAGAAGTTCCTGCGCTACCTGATGTACCTTGACTACCTGATGTACCTGATGAGCCATTAAAACCCGAAGTTCCTGATGAACCCGAAGTTCCATTTTCTCCACTTGTTCCTGATGTCCCTGATGAGCCATTAAAACCCGAAGTTCCTGATGAACCATTAACGCCATTTATTCCGGAAGTTCCAGATGTCCCGTTAGATCCATTTATTCCGGAAGTTCCAGAAGATCCAGAAGTTCCTGATGAACCATTTACACCGGAAGTCCCAGATGTACCATTAACGCCATTTATTCCGGAAGTTCCTGATGAACCATTTACACCGGAAGTTCCAGATGTACCATTAACGCCATTTATTCCAGAAGTTCCAGCTGTCCCGTTAGATCCATTTATTCCGGAAGTTCCGTTCTCACCACTTGTTCCTGATGTACCAATCGCCGATGTTCCTGATGTACCATTAGATCCAATACCAGATGTACCACTCGTGCCTGATGTTCCATTCTCGCCACTTGTTCCTGAAGATCCATTTAAACCACTCGTGCCTGATGTACCAATCGCTGATGTTCCTGATGTACCATTAGATCCAATACCAGATGTTCCACTCGTTCCAGCAGAACCACCACCGCTAGTTCCGGATGTTCCCTTTTCACCACTTGTTCCTGAAGTTCCTTTTTCACCACTTGTTCCAGATGTACCAATCGCCGATGTTCCTGATGTACCATTAGATCCAATACCAGAAGTTCCGCTTGTTCCATTTTCTCCTGCTGGACCGGAAGTTCCTGAAGATCCACGGGTTCCTGATGTACCATTAGATCCATTAGCACCACTAGCTCCAGATGGACCACTTGTTCCCGATGATCCGGATGTGCTACCACCACCAGAAAATGTTACCCATTGTGTATTATAGTTTGTTGAATCAACTTTAACAAGAACTTGACCGGTAGAACCACCAGATGGTACTCCATAACCAGAAGATCCATTTAAACCATTATTACCATTAACACCTGATGTCCCTGAGGTTCCTGTTCCACCACCACCTTGAAAAATTAATTGATTTCCAAAACCATCATAAAGAATACCATCAATAATTTGAACCAACTTACCATAACCATCTGTATCTAAATTATGTATTTGATATCTAGGATTTCTTGCCAAAACTATAATATATTTTTCTTATATATTAATTTTTATATTATTCTTATAAATTATTTGATAGATATAATAGTCCAGCTTGTATTAAATTTTGAGTTAAAATTGAATTTGAATTACTACTAAATGTTCCGCTTATTTCAGTATTACCAGTTACATTTAAATTTGTACCATCAAATGTTAGATTATTTTCAACCGTGCCATTTGGTATAGTTCCATTTAAAGTTATTAGTCCATTGTCAGTTGAACCACTCAATAGTAATAAACCAGAAGTTCCTGATGATCCGGATGTACCTGATGAACCAGAAGTTCCGAATGATCCGGATGTACCTGATGAACCAGAAGTTCCGAATGATCCGGATGTACCTGATGAACCAGAAGTTCCTGATGAACCGCTTGTTCCGGATGTTCCTTGATTTCCACTCGTACCAGATGTTCCATCATTTCCATTTAATCCAGAAATTCCGGAAGTACCATCAACACCATTAACACCAGAAGTTCCGGAAGTACCTTGACTCCCACTTGTACCAGATGTTCCATCATTTCCATTTAATCCAGAAATTCCGGAAGTACCATCAACACCATTAACACCAGAAGTTCCGGAAGTACCTTGACTCCCACTTGTACCAGATGTTCCATCATTTCCATTTA